TTGCGGGTAACACTACACTTGTATCATTTGTAGATTTACAGTTCTTCGGCACCCGTGAGCAGGGTCAATCCGTCCTCCACGATGGCCAACTGACCCTCACGAAATCGTTAACTGTTCCCCGAATTGGGCCGGCTCTCGACGCGGACGATACACCCCGTCGGGACCGACTCGTGGTGGAATACAATACCTCGACGAACCCCACGTTCGAGGGGGGTGTCAGGGACACGAGTGGGAGGGGGAATGATGGGGTGTTCTACGGTGGGGCGTCGTATGATGCTACGGAGAAGGCGTTGGTGTTTGATGGGACGGATGATTATGTTTTTACTGGTAATCTCCAAAATTCTGGTGGTGATATAGATTTCACGATTTCGATGTGGATAAAACCAAATGCGGTTACCTCAAGCGCCCAGTCTCCATTTCTACTTGGTAAAGAGGTAACAAACAAAGCGGTTGGATTGAATTTTATCAGTACCGATGTAGATTTCTTTGTTGTCGGAGGTGTTGCTTATACACTGGCACCTACAAGTGGTATATTTGATACTGGGTCATGGAAGCATTTTATATTATATCGTAGAGGTGGTTTAATGGGAGTTTATGTAAATGGTGTATATATAACACCAAGCGTGACAGGTTCTGGTTCCTTAGACTTACCCCAAACCACTCAATTTACATTGGGAAATAGAGATGGCACCAATTATTTTAACGGCTCCATCTCCAACTTCAAACTCTACGACACGGCCCTCACCGCCGAAGAGGTCAAGACCCTCTACGATATGGGTCGCACGGGGAGTGTGGCGAACCCCCAACCCCTTCATATCGCGACACCTTTGTATGCTCCGGGGACGATCGTTCAGGTTGAGCAGTCTATAAAGCGAGATGATTCGAGTACTGCGAGTACTTCTGTGAGCGATATACCCGGTCTCAGTGTGACTATACACCCTAAATTTGCTACCAGTAAAATTTTGGTATCGTATCAAGTAAATATGGGTGGAAACTATCATATGTTTCTTAGAACAAAACGAACTCAAAACGGTACAACTACGTATGTGGGGAACGGAAATGCAAGTGGTAATAGACCCCTTGCCTCGAGTTATCAAAGTCACCTCCACGCTGCTCACGTAAATTCTATGAACATGGAGATTTTAGATCCAGCAAACGGAACGGATCCGATTACATACCAGTTACAGTTTTGGGTTTCGCATACCAATTATACAGCGTATATAAATAGATCATTTGACAATTATAACAATATTTATGGACCGGCTGCTCAGTCAAGTTCCATAACTGTTAAAGAAGTGTGTCAATAATATTCTAAAGTAAAAGTAAATGGATATAGCGTTGATCTTATCCGAATATTATAAAGGTCAGGAGTGGACTATACACGGTAATACATACGAAGCCTTAATTTGGTACGATGACAAGAACTCTCTCCCAAAACCAACCCTCGAAGAAATAACTGAAAAATGGAATGAATATGTAGCGGCCCAACCCCTAAAGGAACTCCGCCAAGAACGCGACGTTCTCCTCACTAAAACGGATAAGTACGCCCTCCCTGATTGGCCCCACGCATCTCTCGCGAAACAAACGGAGTGGATTGAGTACCGCCAGGCTCTCCGCGACCTTCCCAATGCGACAGAGGACCCAGCGAACCCTGTTTGGCCCACTGTTCCAACTGCATAGCAGTTGTCCCACACCTAATAACACGTAAATCATTTCTTACGCTATATTAGATGTCGATCAATAATCAGAACACGTACCTGAATATTGAAGACGCACATTTACGTCTCCGAACGGGTAACGTGTATGCGCAGGGGATAACCATTGGTGGGATCACGGTCGACCCCTCCCACGGTCTCCAGCGTGTATCGGATACGGGAAATGTCACGGCAACCACACTTCAATTCGACAATGCGACGACGGCTTTCACGACAACCGCGAATGTCACGGTAGGACGCGATCTCACGGTCTCCGGGAACGCCCTCGTTTCCTCGAATTTAACCGTTACGGGGAACGCCGTTATTTCAGATGACCTCACAGTTACGGAGAACCTTCTCGTCTCCAATAACCTCACGGTCACCGGGAACACCTTCTACACGAACCCCGCCGCAGTCCTCGTGGACTCCAACGTGGTCACCGAATACACGGGACCCCACGATCGACCCCTGCGGAAGTACCCGGAGGTGGCTATTATAAACGGAACTCTAGGACCTACAGGTGGTATTGTGCAGACACCGGGAGTATCAGAATCTCAAAAAGGATATACAGTAACTTCAAGTAGTAGTTGGGGTAATGGTGGTACAGATACACGCGCCGGTTGGTGTGCATTTGATGAAGGTAAAAGTACTACGACATATAAAATATGGCAATCTGGAAATTACTACACAACCGCCACACCCGGACTATATAACCGTAGTCCAGCTCAATCACATACAGCAGATGGAGTAAATTACGAGGGAGAATGGATAAAATTAGAACTTCCTCGTAAAATAAACATTTCCGCGATTGAAATAAACGCAGCTGCGTACAGTAGTTTGACGGGACACGTTGGTGGGAGACCTTATGAAGGTGCCATTCTAGGAAGTAACGATGATTCTACCTGGAGTTTACTAAAATCGTTTTCAGGTGGTTTATCTTGGGCGACGACAACTGTAGCTGAAGGTGGAGGTAGGGTAACTTTAACACCTGACACAAATACTACGAATAAATACAGGTACATTATGCTCGTAGTTAACAAAATTCAAGGAAGTCGCTCCTCGGTCGATATCAATGAAATCAAATACTACGGCCACGAAGAAGGCAGTGGCTCCCTAGACACCACCCTAAAGTCCGTGTACAACGTGCCGGCGACCACGGGGACCCAGTTGGAGGTCTACTATGATGGGCGGGACTACACACAGACTTCGGATTTCACTGGAACTGGTGGGGTCGTCGATAAGGCGGGTGGAGACCAAGATGGGACAGCCGGAACTGGTGTGTCTTTTGATTCTACCTATAAAGCATTTGTCTTTGATGGGACAGCAAATGGTAATATTACAAGTAGTGTCTTACCATCGGATTTTATAGGTGATATACAACACACCGTATCGTTGTGGTTCAAAATTGATTCTTCATCTACGGTTACTAATCCGTGTTTATTTGACGTTCACAAACCTGGAGCTGCTGTAGGTCATCAACGTATTGATATTAGGTTACAAACAGGTAGTTCTTATCAGTTTCATTATGATTTCTGGAATAACTATACACGCTGGAAATCACCTTTTGGGTCTGATCTCCCCAAGGATGAGTGGATACATGTGACAGCTACATACAGTGGAGGGTTAGGGAGTGGGCCTAGAAACGTGTATATGAACGGGCGGTTATGTGAACTTGTTAGTCAAGCCACAGTTGTAAATACAACCCCATTAGCTGTTCAGGCAGGTTCGATATTATTGTTGGGGAAAAGACCAGACGATACTTCCTTGTTTGACGGCTCCATCGCGAACTTCCGTCTCTACTCCAAGGCCCTGAACGCTGGGCAGGTCCAGGAACTCTACGAGTATCAAAAGGATTACTTTTTGGGGTCCAAGTCCCAAGTGACCCTGTACAAGGGACACTTGGGCGTGGGGGTCACCGAACCCTCGGGCCAATTGGAACTCGCGGGAGATGAGCGGATTCAAGAATATCCTCCTAGGGCGTTGACGGGCTACGAAACTCTGATGGAGGGTCACGGTGTGTTTTGTGCGTATGCGAGTAGTGGATATACAAGCGGGTCTACCCAAAATCGTCTTGCGTATAAGGCGTTCGATAAGGCGTCTGGTTCAGGTGGTTTAAATGATATATGGCAATCGGTAGATAGCCTGTATAATGGAGGTTCAGGGACAAACCAGCCATACACAGGAAGTGTCAGATTAGCCGAAAACTTACCAAAAGGTCATTATCTAGGTCTTAAAATGCCCTACCCTGTTAAAATTACAAGCTTCGTCATGGGGGCATATTTTAATAGTGGATACAGAGCCGTTGGAGACGGTTTAATTGTGGGGCGAAACACAAATAATCCTACATGGGAAGTTGTCCATACCCTCACCAATAGTTTCATGGCAGGTGTAAATGGATTTAATATAGCGACCAATGCACCGGCAATTCTCATAACTACACCATCTATTCCAATTGATAATACTAAATACTATGATGAATATGCTTTGGTGGTGACAGGTACACTAGGTTCCACCCTGGTTACTGTATCTGAATGGCGTCTCTTCGGCACCCCCGGCCCCACGACCCTCGATAAGGGTTCGCTGTCTCTAGGAAGGTCCCTCGATGTTCCCCGCGTTTCGCGGTACGACGTGGATACGGAAACCCCGAGACCCGAGAAGTTGCTGGTAGATTTCGATACCACCGTCAATTCCTCACCCACAGATATCTCGGGGCGGGGGAATCACGGGGTGTTTAGAGAAAGTGCCTCCTACTCCCCAGCGGATAAGGCGTTTAATTTGGATGGGACGAATAAGAACATTCGAGCGGAGTTAAATAATACCGAAACAGGTAATCAGTATCATAGTGTATCCTTATGGTTTAAAATTTTGTCGGGACGGAGCTCAAATTGGAGAAATATATTTGAATGTGGTGAAAATCCAAGATCGGGGACTTCTGATATTAGTTTATACATTCCGGGTGGTCAAGATAAACTATCATTTACAAACGGTGTTGTACATATGTATAGTGATACACTCACAAATCTTTACTTTCAATGGCATCACATCGTGTTAACATATGATGGTGCGAATCGAAATATGTATTTAGATGGTGCGTTAATTAAAACACTCGCAACTACATCATGGGCTGGAGTAGCAAATATGTCGCTGACATTGGGAAAAAATAACGCATCCAGTGCTGGGGGTGAAGGTTGTGATTGTCACGTTTCTAACTTTAAGTTATATTGGCAGACAGCTCTCGAACCCTCGGAGGTCAAGAAACTCTACAACCTCGGCCGAACCGGGCGGTCCATGGTCATCAGCGACACGGCCGTCGGCATCGGGAAAGTCCCTGAAGCCCAGTTGGATGTGAGGGGTGTGGCGCGACTGGAACGATTGCTCATAAATGGAACACTCGGTCACATTTTACTCGAAGAAGCTGAAATATATTACGATCCATCGCGTGCGGATTGTCAAGATCGATCGGAATTTATGAATAATACGGTCAGGGATATAAAGGGTAATTACAACGGAACAAAGACCGGTATATCTGAGTATAATCAGTTTTGGGATCAAGACGTCGAGAATAGTGGTATAGCGACCAATAATAATGTTGATTTGCGTCGCGATTGGACAGCTATGGTTTGGTTGAAACCGAACACCAACGATAATTTATCCGGGTGGAGAATTCTGGGACACGGAACGACGACAACGAACGGGGGACTTCATTTTCAAGGTGCAGATACCACGAAGATCCGCGCCGGTATGTATGGTAACGATATTGATGTGGGGACAGTCACGGGGATGAGTCGTAGAAGAGAATGGAACTGTATGACATTTGCATATTACCACAATAACGGTGTAGCGGGTGGTTGCGATAAAATGATATACCAAAACGAGCGTTTAGTTGGACATCAACAAGGGGGTGTTGGTGATGGAACTCATTTTAGTAACAACGTCGGTGGGTCTGCTGCACAGAACGGGCATCAACCGTACTCGGCGTCACCAAATAAACTCAGGTTTGGTGCAGGGTTTTCCTCCGGGTCAAGTGGTAAGCAATATCAACATATAGGACCGTGTATATTTATTCCCCGATTTTTATCAATTCAAGAAGTTCGATCACTGTATAGATTTTTCGAGATGCGGTACTCACTTGCGGGTTCGAGTAGCGGTTAATTTATATGTATGACAATAGTATATGAATAGTCGTGTAGACATAATCAGACGACTTTTATTCGAAAACACGAATCTTATTCATACATGCGAAAGTGGTGACGACATTGCAGAGTATTACGATTCTTTTCCGGAACCAAAAAAGGTATCAACTACAGAATTTATCGCATTGGTAAATCAGGAATTACGAACCGAAGGTTTAAAACAACTCCGCCAAGAACGCAACAGACGGCTCGCCGAGGTAGATTGGGTTTTCTCGACAGATTACCAGATTGAGGATACACTCTATAAAGAATGGCTCGCGTACCGCAGGGCTTTACGTGACCTTCCCTCGGCGACAGAGGATCCAGCGAACCCCGTATGGCCGGAAAAACCGGAAACGCCTACGGGTAAAACGGAGGGGATCCAGACCCCACACTTCGTGGCCACGTTAATGACCGAAAACAGCCAATTACGGTCAAAGGTAACAGCGCTCGAGCGTAAATCGACAAAATTCGAGCTCGATATCATCGACATGAAACGACGTATTCAAAAGGTAGAAACTTAGAGAAATGAAACACTGTTTCCGTAAGTATGGATAGTTTCGTCGAGGGTATAGGTCTTGTGAGTTCCATTTTAATCACGATTATGTTCGTACCCCAGATCGTTCACGTATACAGGACAAAGGATACAGACGCACTTAATTATGCGTTCCTGAGTATAAATATTGTCGCGAGTATTCTCGGTCTCGTATACTCGATTTATTATACGGTCATTCCCATGATTGTCGCAAACACATCAGCTGGTTTATTTTCCATATCGCTCATCACTATGAAACGATTAAACGGGCTTAAAGACCAGTCACCAGTATAAGATGGGAAGGAGCTTTCCCCGTCTCTCATAGCTCAGTTGGTTAGAGCGTGCGACTGTTAATCGCGAGGTCATCGGTTCGATCCCGGTTGAGAGAGACACCCACCTTTTACGAGTGTATCCCACCCGTAAAAGATGTTTACTAATTATAGATGAACCAACATATCCTGACAGGCCAGGTTGATGTCACGAGTAATCTACTCGTAGGGTCATCACACTTGTTTGTTGATACGACGAATAACCGGGTCGGTCTTGTCACGAATGATCCACATGCCGGTTTACACGTAAACAGTAACGCGTACGTGGATACCGATTTACGTGTAGGTTCGCAAATTGAAATAAACGAAACACCCGGACGCATCAAGGCTGCGTCGTTCGAAGGCGACGGGTCACTTTTAGTGAATGCCCCCGTCGGGTCACTCGCTGTCCACAGTACAGATACGGGTCTACCCGGAACGAACGCGATTGTCACGAATGAGGGAACACCCACGGCCGCAGAGTTTAAATTCGTGATTCCACGAGGTGATGTCGGTGCAACGGGTGCAGATGCGACCATTGCCGTCGGTACGACGACAACCGGAGCTGCCGGATCATCCGCGAGTGTTACGAATACGGGATCTTCAACTGCTGCGGTTTTCGATTTTACAGTTCCGAAGGGTGACCAGGGTATTCAAGGTATTCAAGGTATTCAGGGTGATTCGGGAACAGCCGCGACTGTCACTGCCGGTACGACGACAACTGGAGCTGCTGGAACCAATGCGAGTGTCACAAACACGGGGTCTTCGTCGGCTGCGTCGTTTGATTTTACCATACCGAGAGGTGATACAGGTGCTACAGGTCCCGCTGGAACAGTCGCGATAGGTACCACGACAACCGGAGCCGCGGGGTCATCTGCGAGTGTTACGAATACTGGAACTTCAACGGCTGCGAACCTCGAGTTTACTATTCCAAAAGGTGACCAGGGTATTCAGGGTGTTCAAGGTATTCAAGGTATTCAAGGTGATATCGGTCCCGCTGGAACGGTCGCGATAGGTACCACGACAACCGGAGCCGCGGGGTCATCTGCGAGTGTCGCGAATACGGGAACTTCGACAGCTGCGAACCTCGAGTTTACGATTCCAAAAGGTGACCAGGGAATTCAGGGACCTGCCGCAACGGTTGCGATCGGTACTACGACAACTGGGGTGGCTGGTTCGAGTGGTTCCGTTACGAATAGTGGATCTTCTTCTGCCGCGATTTTAGATTTTACAGTTCCGAGGGGGGCTGACGGAACGAATTATTTCACTTTAAGTGGAAGTGATATTTACAGGTCTACGGGGAACGTCGGTATCGGGACGACGAGTCCAGATAAAAAATTACATATTTACACCACCTCATCCGAATCAAATTCACAGCTCTTCTTACAGTCGGCGGACCGTTATGCCACTATGCAGATGTCAGATGATAGTGGGGGTGTTATGGTACAAAATGATCGAGGTGATTTACGTTTACTTACTGGCTTTGATGCGTCTATGGGAAATGGTTCAGAAACTATGAGGATTAAAGATAACGGCAACGTCGGTATTGGGAGTGATCCGACCGAGGCTTTACATATCTATAGAGATGGTACAGACCCTACATACATATGGGCAATCGGCAACACATCTAGGCGAGCTGGTATAGCGTTTAGTGAGGACACGTCGTCTAAACATGCTATCATCGAATACGACGGGACGGGGTCTGATACAGGAAACTATCTCGCCGTTTACTCCGGTGTTTCAACTTGGACAAGTAAGGGTGATGGGCTTAACTTTGTACCTGCGAACGGTAGGGTGGGTATCGGGACGTCTAATCCTGATGGAAAGCTCCACATTTATGAATCCACTGGAACATCTCACGGCATCCAAGTCGGAACTCTCATACTGGAACATGGAAATAGTGGTGGTTCATCGAGTATTGTTTTTCCGAGTAAAGTGAACATTACGTCCGATTATGCTTACATAACGTATAACGAAAATTATGGCGAAGCTGGTGTGAGCTCTTCTGAAAACGGTGTTCTATTACTGGGATCTGAAAATGATGGAACGGGGAGTAGTGATCACGTGCGCGTGAAGACGCGCCTTGTGGTTGAGGCTGATATGACGAGTACTGACCCAACATACGCATTCCAGGTAAAATCATCGAATACGACATCCGATTTATTTGCCGTGCATCGAGGTGGGTCGATTGGTATAAATGGTAACGATAGCAATGTTCCTTTCACGATACGAACGAATAAAAACATCTCTGTAGATGGAACTTCGTATAATTCATATTGCAGGTGGTATAGAGGTTCTGGTAATTGGTATATTGGTTCCGATAATTCGACCGACTGGAATCAAAATTTATACTGGTTTGCGAACATAAATGCGTCAGGAAACCCCTTGAGAAAGGTCATTATGTTTGAAAACGATCAATCAAAGGGAACAAACCTTAATGCGAATACTTTTACCGGACAACATAGAAATATTGTGAAAGGTGTGAATCCCACAAATATTGGGACACGTGTAGGACTCATCGTATCGGCGGATAATAACGAAAATATAAAAGTGAATGGGGGTGTTGAACGTGGGTTAGATGCTATAACCATTAACGAGACAATCCCATACGTTTCTGTGACAACAAAGGCATATGATAAACAGGTTTTTGGTGTCATTTCTGGATCTGAAGACTCGGAATCCAGAGAAGATAAGTTTGGACGTGTCACATCAACATTCATCAAAGAAGAGGGTGACGATAGAATATTCATCAATTCGTTGGGTGAAGGTGCCATGTGGATATCTAACCAAAATGGACCACTCACTTCCGGTGATTACGTAACATCTTCTCATATACCCGGATACGGAATGAAACAAGATTCAGAGTTCTTAGCGAATTACACGGTGGCTAAGATAACCATGGATTGTGATTTTCAAGTGATACCACGAGTGAAGTATCGTATTAAAACCGAACGGAAAACCGTTAATTATTATAGACACGAGGAGAGTTTTCTAAAAGAATCTGATTATAACAAATTAGAACCAGACATTCAATCAGATTATACACTCGAACAATATGACGAAAATGTTAACATTCTTGACGAATACGGTCAGCTCCAGTGGGAAGATTCTAGTGAAACTGAAGCACCATATAAAGTCCGATACCTCCTACCCGATGGTACCCAAATATCAGAAGAAGAATATACCACCAAGGCACTCGCAAACGAAGAAGTGTACATAGCGGCGTTCGTTGGGTGTACGTATCATTGTGGATAATTTGTGACGATATAGTAATATGATCGTCCCGGATATTGTTAAAGATAAGTGGAAATCTCAACCGACAATGGCGGAACTGTTGAAAACAGATCTCCAAGCCGAAAAGGTCAAAACGAAAAACCTCGAAGCACTCGTCCTATCTTTGATTACACGTGTACAAAAACTAGAAGCGCGTTGAACATAAAGATTTGCCACGTATAGAAAGTACAATGTCCTGCATTGCTGCCCTCAAGCCTATCGTTACCGTAAAGCCCGCGCCTCGGTCCAGGAGGTCCATCAAGACCCGTGCGTCCAGAGGAACACCTCTCACGAAGATCGATCGCCCGAATGATTACCTTTCCATGGCGGAGCGTGTTAATGGTCGCGCGGCTATGATCGGGTTTACGTCTGCGCTCGTCGATGAACTTGTGACGGGTCACTCCCTCAGTACGCAGTTCCAGGAACACATCGGTCTTACCGTTGCCGTAACTGCGCTCACCTTTCTCGGTACCGCCGCGAACCCCGGTGATGAGGGCTATGTTCAGGGTCCCTGGAAGCCCGAGACCGAACTGCTCAACGGACGTCTCGCGATGATCGGAATTCTATCGCTTCTTCTGACCGAATCGATCAATCCCGGAACGCCTCTATTCTGATACTTAAAAATAAAAACATAGTATAATATAAATGTCTGGTGGTATCGCCCAACTCGTTGCCGTGGGTGCTCAGGATGCCCACATCGTTGGTAATCCCGAAGTATCTTTTTTCCGTTCGACGTACAAGCGTCACACAAACTTTGCCCAAACTGTCGAAAAGCAGGTTATCCAGGGTAACCCCTCTACGAATGGTATGTCCACTGTGCGTTTCGAGCGCAAGGGTGATATGCTCGGTTACGTGTACATCTCTAACCGATCCCCCCGTAACACGTTGACACGGGCCAACTGGAAGAATGAGATTAAGAAGGTTGAGCTACTGATCGGTGGTCAGGTCATCGACACACAAACGTCTGAGTTCTCTCAGGAAATTGCTCCCGTGACACTTTGTCAGTCGTATTCCAAGTCTCTCTCGGCCGCCACGGCTGATGATGCTGGGTTCTACCCCCTGCGCTTCTCGTTCTGTGAGAATGCTCAGTCGGCGCTTCCTCTCGTGGCGCTTCAGTACCACGATGTCGAGATCCGTATTTCGTGGGGTACACTCCCCGTGACCGATTACGAGGTACACGCACAGTTTCTTTACCTGGATACCGATGAGCGCACAGCGCTTTCGTCGGCCCCCCAGAACATGCTGATCACACAGACACAGCAGTCGATCGCTTCTGGTGGTTTGATGCAAGAGCTTAACTACAACCACCCTATCAAGTTCATCGCGACGTACAAGTCAGGTGGTGTAGGCGTAGCCAGTGGCAGCGTCAAGCTCCAGATCAACGGTACGGATGTTGGCGATGCGAAGAAGGCGCAGCCTCACTACACATCCGCCTCACTGTATTACCACACATCGTTCACGACCATGGATAGCAGTGCCGCGAACCATTTCATGTACCCGTTCTGCCTTGACACATGCAAGCTCCAGCCCACTGGTACACTCAACTTCAGTCGTGTTGACTCGGCTCGTCTCGTAACTGATGCTGGTTCGTTCAACACTGACATGTACGGTGTTAACTACAACATCCTCCGCATTGAAAATGGTATGGCTGGTCTTATGTACTCTAATTAAATCCCTTATAATAACAAATGTGGGGGCTTCTCTTTCTCCTCTTTTTCGTTTTTATGATCACCTACGATCCTAAATCCGGAACGCTCAATAAATATATTCCCATTCAGAACGCAGAATGTAAGGATGGTCACTACCAGGAAATACAATTTGCACAACCAGGGTATCAGTGCCCAGAAGGTGAAAGATCTAAAATGGGTGTAATTGTATCTACTTAAAAACAAAACGTGTAAGTAAACCACAATGTTTTCTTTTGATCGCGAAACTGCTTTTTTGGCTGCAGTCGTCGTTTGCGTCGCGGCGTCTCTTTACATGTATAACGAATTGCGTCAGTCGAAAGACGACATCACCAAAATCAAGACTTTTCTGGACCGGGTTCAGGAAGAGGCGCACGATGTCCAAATGCCTCAGATGGTATATGCACCTGTAACAGAAGAAATGCCTGAACCCGAGCCTGAACCTGAACCTGAACCCGAGCCCGTTGTTGTACAAGAGCCTCCCAAACCCAAACGCACTACACGAGGTAAATCTCCCGTGAACATTTCTTCGGAATAAACTTATCAGGGGATTATAGAAGCTAATGAGCAATGAAAAAACATAAAGCCATAGCAATACCAGTGACTTTCGTTGGTGATACTCCACGGTTTCTTACCGTGCGAGATAAACGTTTTAAAGAGTGGATTTTTGTGACAGGGGGGTGTAGAAGAAGGGAAATATTTACACCTATACGCACAGCGTTGAGGGAGTTGGAAGAAGAAACACGTGGTGTTGTTTCACTTAAAAATGGGGAGTATACGAGTTTTACATTTAACGTAAAAGAAAGTCCTACTATAGAACTCGAGTACACGGTGTTTATATTTTTCGTAAATTATTCGAGTAATGAACAGCACGAACTTGTGAGAAGGTTTAACGATGAGAAATACAAAATGTATACGAAAAAAATTCATGTGAAACGTACATACGATGAAAATGATTTCATGAGTTTCGATACGTTACCAGAATTTAATTCTCGAAGACGATGGGAACGAATCATACATAATGTGGTCGAGAACCCAGAGTTTTACGCATGCATCACTTCTCTCAATAGAAAAACATTTTCTATAAAATAATGAAGTCCAAGAACTACATTCTCCGTCAGATTAAAGATATTTTAATGGATCACAAGTCATACAGTGAAACACGGGCAGATACATACATCGAAGATGTAAAGGTTAAAACCGTATATGAACTTTTAGTTCTTAAAAAAGAATTGTCGAATAGTGAAGAAGAGTTTAGAGACGTATCATGCAGGACCTCAATTTGGCATGAAGAAGAGTATTAAAAAAATAACACGATGTACGAATAAGTATGTTTAGATCATGGTGCCGAAAGCAGGGGTTTTCGAATAGCTCCAATCTATCACATGTGCTCATGGACGGTGGCCGTCTATCTGTTCCTTATGATAGATTGAATGAATTTTATGACGAATATGTCAAGGCTGTAAAATCGGGTGAGAAGGTGTGTGTCGTCGAACAAAAGTCGGATACGTACAACTTTTTTGTCGATTTGGATTACAAAGATGTCGAAGACATTCCATTTGACCGATTGAAGGAGTATACACAGACGATATGCGACCGTGTAACACATTTCGGTGGAAAAGATGTTCTTGTTTCGGTCGCAGAGCCAAAACCATGTGGTGATATGATCAAATATGGAATTCATATGAACTGGCCAGGGTTCGTAGTTGATCATGGGTCTGCTATGGCATTGCATTCTCATATAGTATCGTCACTGTCGCTGATGTTCCCGGGAAAACCATGGGACGAAATCGTCGATACCGCTGTGTATGGGGGTGGAAAACGGAACGTGAAGGGAAGTGGTTTTAGAATGCCGTGGGCGCATAAATACGTGAAGGGTGAATATCAGGGAGCGTACATACCTGTACTCAAATATACACATGAAAATGGTAAACTTATTAATGTTTTCGAGCGGGAGCCGAATGTGGAGATTATGCATATGGCGACACTCAGAACTGAGAATACGGAAGTCGTGGTCGTCGAAGGATCAAAACGTGACGAGGGATCGTTTACACCGAGCGAGACAAAGAATATTTTTCAGAATGAAGTAGTGACTAGAGATATTGAAACGTTTATTCAAAAAAACATGGATGGTCAAGGACGTGCACTCGTCACAAAAATATTCAGTAACAAAAATTCGTATCTCGTATCAACGACATCCAAATATTGTGAAAATCTTCAGAGAGATCACGGGTCTAATCATATATGGTTTCGTATAGAAGGGCGTACTATTATACAGAGGTGTTTTTGTACATGTGAAACGATGAAAGGGCGTAGATATGGGTTTTGCAGAGATTTCTATGGTCGAAAACACGCACTACCGGATAAGATATTCGAAAAACTCTACCCAAATGGATATACACCATCCACATTTTCAACACCTCAAAATACATGCATGCCGTGTCCAGTAGAAAAAAAATCAGATCCAGTTGAAACAAGTACACTCTTACAAATCTTCATAAGCAAACACATGGTAAGAGATGCCGAAATCGCTGTGAAAAGTATTTCTAAGAAGGGTAAAAACGTACACTGGGTAAACACGGATTTGAAATGTAAAACGTGTAACAAACCAAATGTTCAATTTAAAATTTCACGTGACAAGATTGTACAAACATGTGCATGTAAATCTCGTGAGCATAAACTGTCAGATAAAATAGTTAGACTATTATAGATGATGATCATTGTACTCATTGGAGTGTTCGCGTATATTTTATCGAAGATTACACGTCTGGATACATCTTTAAATCAAATAGACGCCATTATCAAAGAAACACATAAATATTCTGGTATACATGAAGTTACATATAATACATTCATGGCGTTAATACAGATAGCGAAGGAATACAGGACAAGTGTTGAAATGTCTCAGGTGTATCTTGAGAAAGCTTTACGGGTTCTGAATGATATACCCCTTTACCTGTCTACGATGGACGGTGAAGTAATGAACGATATAGGCGATATTTCATACCGTTTAGGTTACGAATTTGAACAATTACTGATGAGAGAAGCGCTTAATCAAGGGATCAAGTTCACACCTAAATATATTTAAAAAGAAATCACTTAAACCTTCTATATGAGTACAATTACTGTGAAAACTCGGTCCGGACGAGTATCTAAAGCACCCACGCGTATGAAGCCCACAGAAGAAGCTTGTGATGATGATTTCGATGATGACGAATATGACACGGATTATGAAATTTCTGATGATGACCTGTGTGAGACCGAGAGTGAAGATGAATGTGATGACAGTGATGAGGATGAGAATGGAAATTTAAAGGATTTCATAGTAGATGATACTGATGAAGAAAGTGGTGAGGAAAACGAAGCTTAAAAGATAGAATTAATACTATGTATATGGAAACAGAACTTGGAAATCCTATTGAATACAATTCGCAAGTACTGGATAAAGAACCTGAACGAGATGACAGTGAACCCATACAAAATCATTTACAGCAGCCAGATGAAGATCAACCGTATTATTTTCAACCCCCTCTCCATCCACAATATATACCACCCCCTCCACACATGAACGAAACGTTCAAACCCAATGACATACTAGCGTCTCTCGATAAAGTCGCGTACATCGTGATATTCGTAGCTTTCATATTAGGTTTCTTTATGGGAAAAACTATGCAACCAGTTATCCTTCGCCACGGGTGAAAATGGAGCATAATCATTAACAGGATCTTTAGAATCGACGATCGTTCTACTGGTAATTACTGGACGGATAACCCCTTCATTAATTATTTCAGATGCCAAATTATTTTTATCATCTATCTCATCTATGTCCGTAATAGGTAAATTATGATTCGTCTTCTTAAAGACAGAAATATACTCGACATTCATCGTATTATTAAAAGGGTAGATTTTAATAATATGAAATGTGTGGTTATTTTTTGATTTTTAAGTGTTTTTCTCTTCGACCTCCTCAGTCTCGTCTCCTTCGGCGATAGCCATATCCGCCTCCCTCTGCTTGCGTCGCTCTTCAATCTCTACGGCGACAATCGCGTCAGCTTCCTTTACCAGGTCCTCCATCGCCGCATCAGGCTTCTCGCGCTTCAGACGCTCGATGATTTCACCTGGATGGCTAATGGGAGGCTCATCAGGTTTGTTGTAATACTGAGAATTTTCGTCTCCAGCCTTGAAGTATCCATCGGTACCCGACTTAGCAGTCATCATATCACGCTTACGCTCTGAAAACATCTTCGCCGCCATAGCCTGGTTTTCCTTATAACCAGACATCAACTCCTCTAGCTTTTCGTTTGTGTAATGGGCATCTTCGATCTTGGAAGGGTCGGGTGGGATGAGAAGCCACTTGTACATATCAACGACATAGATATCAAACGTCGCATCCTCCTTTTGAAGGCGCTTGGCGTGGCTCGCGGCCTCATCGCGGGTAGCAAAAGCACCCCTGAACTTAACCCCGAACTTGTCATTCTTCTGAGGCGCTTCAGGGCCAACCACAGACATGCATGCAAAAGTCTGACCGGGCACGGTCGTATAATCCTGCTCTAGAGACATTATGTTCTATATAAAACTCTATACTTTAAGCTAGTAAACCTAAGTTAAAGTTTTCACGATCTTTATTATCATGGAAGAGTTACGCCGACTTCACAATGACGAGAAGCGTTCACTGATTGAAAGTGTAACGCGAACAGGTGACAGCATTCTCGATGTCGGGTGTGGTTTCGGTGGTGACCTTCAAAAATGGTCTAAAGTCCGTGCGAATATAAGTATGTGTGAACCAAGCTTAGATGCATTGAATGAAGCGCGTGACCGCGCTAAAAATATGAAAATGCGTGTAAATTTTTATCACGGAGACATTCGTGCATGTCCCAATAGAAAATATGATATCGTGTGTTACAATTTTGCACTCCATTATATCTTTCAAACACGTGAGTTATTTTCGGATACACTCAGAGAAATTAAAAAACGAATGAAACCCGGTGGAGTATTTGTGGGTATCATTCCAGATTCTGAACAGATAATGTTTAAAACCCCATTTTCGGATTCACATGGGAACTTTTTCAAACTGAAGAGTACGAGTAATGGTGATTTCGGTGAAAAATTATTTGTACATTTAGCGGATACGCCATATTATGCAGATGGTCCGAAATCGGAACCTTTAGCACACAAGGACATGTTGATTACACATCTGGAAAATACAGGATTTACCATGAAATTATGGAAGCCGTTATGTGGAAACCCCATCTCCGAACTCTACAGTAAATTTATATTTGTATATAGAAATGATAGCAGTGATCGTGTTGCTGTTAATTAATTTGGCCATTTTTTATAATTTCAAAGAAGATCCGGTATTGATTGAAGTTAGGGAAAAATACAGAACACTCAGGGAGCATCTGAAAACCAATAGCGATGACAAATATAAGAGGTTACGCAAAGAGATACCTATCGTCGCATATAGAGGGTCGTTCTTGTCAGGGGTTGGCTACAATTCTAATAAAGGAGATGAAATTGGAATATGTATAGACGGGACATCTAATCACGTGTTTCACGTACTCTTACACGAACTCGCACATTGCACTGTTAGTGAATACTCTCATAGCAAAGATTACTGGGATAATTATGCTGAACTCAAAAATGAAGCGATTCGTATAGGTATATACGAAAACATAGATCAATCGACCCCGTTTTGTGGTAAAAGGATCGTCGATAAATAATGTTACGTAATTATAAATGACTGAATTCAATCTCAGGCAGCCAGCTGCGTCCAGGATACTGACATCGTTACTCTTATGGTTTGCGGTGATGGCCAGTGCTTTTACAACTCGCATTAAAATGCCTTATTACGTGAATATGTTGAATTTGACTGTCGTAATACCTGTACTTATTTGGTATCTGGGGAATACAAGCTTAATCGTCAGTTTAACGACTGGGAGTGTCATCATAACAGTCGTAGTGGCTTCGTTATTTCTCGTTACATTAACTGAGGGCATTAAATGGTCAAAGTTAAAGCAGGGATATGAGAAATATGGTGAAGATATGAAGACCGCTTGGTTACCCATGGTCATGACAATGATCGCGTTAATCTTAGGATTAGGGTCGGCGTATGTGTTGTCGGGTGGACGTGTACTCGACATGTATTAAAAGTATTTACGGGCGACATAGAACACTACAGCGGCGACTAGACCCGTGGATCCCAAGCCAACCAGGCTCCGGTTTCCCTGGGCATTCAAAAACCTAGGGACAGAACCCGCGAGCTTTTCCTGAATCGGTTTACTGATAGATATACCAGTGGCTACGATGACAATCAATGCATCGAGTTGCTCATCTGTAAGGTCGAATGGGTTCTTTTTCTTCTTATCCGAACTGACACTTTCCTTGACAGCTGTAGCAGCCTGTGCGGGTTGGGGTGCCATCATAACCTGCTGATGCGCCATCTGGACAGCGCGAGGATCAGCACCCATTAAGGGTGAATCAAAAGATTGCTCCTGGGATTGCATCATAACGTCAGATATGGGAGTGGAATCCATATCGTCTTTATAATCACTCACATTTTTTTTAGGATCTTCTGCCACGAATGCAGTAGATCGAGAATTAGAATCAATTGGAACCATTCCATCCGCCTCCTCTGATAAATTCAAAGTGTATACAGGTTCGGCCATTTATATAAATACAGCTTTTTTAGAACTTTAAATGTCGCATTTTTTAGATACAGGATATCTATCTAAAAAATGTTCCAAACGGGGCTCGAACCCGTGACCTTGGCGTTATAAGCACCACGCTCTAACCAACTGAGCTATAGGAACGGTGCATTTGGCTGAATGACTAGCCTCATGTATAACATGTGTGGGTGAGGGATCACCCATTCTATATACGTGTGTACTCTTTAAGTGTATAAAGACGAGTGTGTAGTATATGTATATGATACACGAATACGTAACTGAAATATACAACACCTTGGGGCCTGGTTTCAGTGAGCGTGTCTATCATAATGCCATAGAGGTACTTCTACGTGAGAATGGTATTTCATACGAGACCGAGCGTATAATACCGATCACATTCAAAGGACACACAATTGGAAATTTACGGGCGGATATCATCATCAATCGAACGACTGTCGTCGAATTGAAGACAGTAAAAAATATAACAGATGTGATGGTTTCACAAGCACGGAATTACCTAAAGCTATTAAACTTACAGGAAGCGTATCTTGTGAATTTTCCACCGGCGGCTGGAGCTCATTCAGAGGTAATCCGTGTTACGATCGATTAAATCGTGGGTATAAATTCCCAATGCAATTCTGTACATATCTTTTTCCATATCATATCCTGTTGATGTAGCTTTTCTTTTGATTTTAGAAGGGGGAAGTATTGAAGATACGTATCCTCACTCAATAATTCACAGAATTTATAGAGTACGAAAGAATAACTCAGAAAGTTTTTACGTTCCGCTGGACAGTTATTATCAAATGGTTTTTGAATATCTTTAAACATCATGCGTAATTGTTCTTCGAGTTCCACGGGCATGTTGGGTGGTTTTATACCACTCAAAATATTTGAGATATATGGTACGTGTTCATAATATTTATTGAGTTTCAATTTTTTCAACAATCCCCTCACTTTAGCGTGTGTAATTTCGTTCACACTTTTTATTTTGATCTTTTTGAATTCGTTTCTCAATTGCTCTATTACTTCCTTAGGTATCGTTGTCATTTCTTGAGCCTGAAATTGTGACAACCATTCATTGAAATGATTATCACGTTTATATGAATAATTAATCACCTTTTCCGACGTCTCCTGTTCTTCCCTGTACGTGAGTTCTTGACTTATCAACGTGTCCACGATTATACCACACGAGTCACATACCATGTCACTCGTGTCATGGTAATACACGACGTTACTATCAGGACAGTTCGAACATATATCTGTCACCACTCTTTCTGTGACACGTGGTAATGATTTCTTTTCGACATCTATCAAATAGTCCGTGTATATATCCTTCTTCTGCAATCCCGTGGTCACTTTACAATTAAACGCGTTGTCCGTACTAACTTCCATATTCTTATCGTCTGTCATGTACTGTTGAATATATGGCATACATCGGGCTATATAATCAGATAGTTCACCTTGGTATATATGTTTATTACATGGATCATCCTCTATTTTTGTCATCCATTCGTCTACTCGGTTATTATACCGACTTAAAAAATTACCTTCCATGTATATCAATGATTAAAGTACTCAGCTCGCTTTTAATTAACGTAATCTATGTATTTAAAAACGTTGTGAACTTTTTATTCAGTAAACCGGATTTCACTGTAGTTAGTCGATACGTAGAATATGTTGTCGATCATACAAAAGAGTATAAGACTGATGAACCTTTTTGGGAACGTGAACGTGAACAAATTGAGCCAGGTACGACAACGTATCTCGGGGAGGTAGGCGTGAATGATGAAATTCCGGAACCACCAGATGCAATCGAAAAACTCATTATACGAGTTAAATTTTGGCACAACAACAAGATTTATAAATTCCTGACATCGAAACACGAATATAAATGGCCACCCGTAAAAGCGAAAACGATGAGTTTTCATATACCATTGTCGAGTGCACAGCTATTGGACGCAAACGATAAACCAGTGAAAGATGTTCTCGAAAAAATCAGACGGTATTCCGGTCCGTATTCAGATTTTTACGGTGAGAAAATGAAAATAAGTGATATGTTTTATTATGAAGAGAGTTTTATGGCAACGATGTACCCTAAAATTAAAATTAAAAATTGTTTTGGTATGCTAAAAACTGTCGATACAGCGACGGGATATCTCACTGATCTTCAATTACCTTAGTCGACAGATAAAATTTCAAATCTCCTAAGTTCGCGACATTGTATTTCAAAATCAGAAATCGGTTCTGATCCTCTTGCATAATTTGCACAGTGGAACACATACTCGTCGCTTTCGTGAAGATGTTCATGTATCGGAGTGAATATGCACCCGACATGGTCGGACACTCGTCCACACATTGAATTTCCGTTTCCTGGTCAGCGAAATCACCCCTGCACAGTAAACGTAATACCTTTCCACTTCTAGATATTTCAATCTCGTCACCAATATTCGACATGTCTCTACAAATTCTTTGGAAATCCACTGACGGGATGGGTGTATTTATAGTCATGTGCATCTCGGGAACCTCTATCTGATTTTCGTTGATATCGAGTAACTTCAATGCAAACTTGGTAGACGTTTTCTTTTGTTCGCTATGAATTTCGATATTCATGAATTCCTTAGAATCCACGGATATCACGAGAACGTCATTAACGGTGATCGTTTTTAGGAGTTTGTACATGTTAGTCATATTGACACCACAATCAACTTCCTCTGAGCAAACGTATTCCTCGAAATTCTCCGCTGGAAGGTACATATCAATGAGAGATGCTCGTGCAGTATCCAGGGTTACGATGTATACGCCATCTGGCTTGAAATACAAATTGACATCGTTTAATATATCCTTCAATACTTCAAATGTAGATTTGATGGCTGCGGCTTGCACAGTCACCAGTTTCATACTCGATTATTCGCGTATTAATTCTTTATATCACTATAAGCTCCGTCTTCAACCTTGCGACTTATTTTTTCTTCTAGTTCGCGTGTCATAGCGGGTTGAAGCGATTTTCCATAATCATCGAGACCGAACATGTTAGTGTTGGGTTCACCGTCAAGGGTCGAAGAAAAAATTGAACCAAAATCACACGTTTCTAATTCCTGAACCGGGAGAAGTGATTCGAGCCAGTTATGTATTTCACGTCCTACTAAAATCTTACCGTTCTTCGTCAACATAGTGGGTACACGTGTTATTTTTGTCCTGAACTCTGGAGGTATTCCCGCCACAGTGACATTATGATATTGGACAATTTGTTGTAACTCTTTGTGCTTCTTGATATATTCTATGACTTCGATACTGTGTTTACACTTCGGACTGAAGACCAGAAGAGACATCTAATGTAATTTATCAAAAAAAATATGAATGATAACGCACTTTTTTTGTAACATATATTAATGTACAACCTAATACTATTACTCGTATTGGTGGTGTTATTACTCGATACCAGGAAAGAGGGTTTCAAGAATAAAAGTGCATCTATACCAATTCATCAAGTTCTCATAAACGACCCTACACCCAACATGTCTGAATATGTAGAAGTCAAAACGCTTGACGTCAACAGTGACAATATTTCAAAAATGGTCCTTGCAACCAATAAATACATACGTGAAAAGACTGGAATACCCAATTACATAATAGAAACGACGGGTATTCGTCAATATAAACATAAACATAAGAATCATATGCTGTATCGATGCATGTTCATGTGCATGAAAATGGGAGGGTTTCCATTCGGATTTTCTGTTACATCTAATATCATACTCGTATCAGGTAAGTTACGTGTGATAGGTGTTCAGTCGCAACCAATGGATATAAAACCACCGAGTAACAAGACACCGTTCGAGAGTGCCATTGAAGGGTCAGAGTATATAGAGTACGAAACTATCCAACAAGGTGAGTTAGATTTAATTAAAATTTAGTCCAAGTACTATTAATGATAAACGTCGAAGAGATTTCACAAATTGTCAACAAGAGGAACCGTATGAAAAAGGAAACATACGTTGAAATCTATAAACAAATCACACGCAAAGTCCGACGCGCGGTAGAAACTGGTCGTAAATACATCGATGCTGAAATTCCCTCATTTCTAGTGGGATACATAGCATATGATAGGTTACAGGCGACTAATTACATTAAACGACAATTGGAAAATGCTGGTTTTACCGTGGATGTATTAAGAGATTTTGAGTTGCGGATAACATGGAAAGTGACAAAAACCCACAGAACGAATGAAAATGAAATAGATGAATTTCCGACACTGATGAACTTGAAGAAGGCTGCTAATCGTTACAGGAGAAATGCGGAAAACGGCAGATAATAAAAGTTCGTATACTCATAATGGATAACCTGAACATTCTTGTTGAAGCTAAACGTGAGTACATGGAACAACTGTCTATTCTTATATGTCCAGTCATGATTGACGTGTTTGATGCAATGTATCAAGAGGCTCATACGTTATCAAAAAATCGCAAAGTTCTCATCATGTTCCAGAAATTGCTAAAAGATGTACCAGAATGGAGTGAGACGATGGCGAAGCAGCACACAGATAACATCGCAGATAGGTGTGCGTGGTTCAAGGATTTGGTCGCGGCCGTGTTTGTCAGTTCCGTAAAAATATTATCAGCTGTTCGTTTGAGCCAGGATAGCAAGAAAATGGCGGTTAAACTACCAACCAACGAAGTGTTTATTCACACATGTTACAAAAATGCCGCGAAAGATCTTTACAAAGATCCTTACGTATTCACCGAAAATCAGTCCGAACATAATCGGAATGATGCACTGTATGATAGGTTCGCCCTATGCGTTGAAAACACAGTAAAAGAGCTAATCCCCGTTCAGCAGATTTTACAAACGTACATGTCTGCGAGTGGTGAAGAATATATCAACGGTGAAGACGCTGATATGCAGCAGGATGAAATAGACGAACTCGATGATTACGGTCAACCTGACCCTGAAACTCAACCACAGGTGCCAATGGAGGAAGGAGATATGCCTCCTCAAATGGAGAATGAGGAGTTGCCCTCTCCTATGGACGAGACTGTCGAACCCCAGGGTGAACTCATAGAGAGCGAAGAACCATCTACACCCTTTCAAAATGAATTCAGGACTATTACTTCGAAACCAATGAACCCCCCTCCCCAGGATATGGATGAAGGTGAAGACCTATTTTCAGATGCCGCTGAAACGCGAACTAAAAAACTTGGCTATTAAATATGGACGAGTACCTTAGAGATCCTGCGTCGGCCGCATTAATAGCCTCTGGATTAACCGCACTATACATACACGGCAAAGCTCGTCTTAATGATGAGGGAACGCTTTCGACAAGTGCGTATGCAAAACCTGCTGCATTGGTGGGTATATTAGTATATTTTATCATATCAAATGGTCTCGGTAAACGTGAAACTATCTCAACCGAACCATTCTGACTAACTTAAAGATTTATCTCATGTATTGTATATAATGACTTCCGTTACTGCCTTCAACGACATGATGGGACAATTTCTTACGGAATTGCATTCGGCCTTTCCAGAAGAAAAGGGATTAAAAAAATACATGGCTGCATTCGAACTCATGCGCGGTGCGAATGGGAGGATGATCGTAGAGGGATTTATGGCGAACATCTCGCCTCATGTAGAGAAGATTAATGCGAGGGATGAGACGTTCTTTCTCGAACAGGCTGGTACGATTGATTTCCTGAAGGATATCAACCTGGCGCAGTGCTGGCCAAAGGCATCCGAAGGTACACGCGGTGCGATCTGGCAGTACATCCAGACGCTTTACATGCTCGGAACGACTATCACCGCCATTCCACCAGAGACGCTCAGTATGATCGAGACGGTAGCCAAGCAGTGCGCTGATAAGATGCAGGATGAAGATGGTGAAATGAATATTGATGAGGCTCAGCTCATGAAATCCATGCAGGGGCTTCTCGGTGGTATGATGAAAAAATAAACCTGTATAATATAAATGGTATCGCTATTCGATGATCCAAAACAAATTGTCAGAGCTGATAAGGTAATTGAATTCTGGCCAACTAGAGTTCATACATCAGCGGAACGAGTGAATGCTACAGCTCGTTTCATTATTTACGCGACGTGTATTTTATACCTTATCAGGCGTGACGTACGTGTTTTCATTTTGGGTTCTACATGTCTAGGTGTGTTGTACGTTATGGAGATGAACAACATGATAAAGGAAGGTACGGCGCGGCCGTTAGCTATGAAGGAAGGATATGAGACTGCATGCCAATTACCCACATACGATAATCCAATGGCGAACGTGTTGATGTCAGATTATGACGGTCGTCCGGATCGCCCATCGGCGTGTGATTATAACACGGTGCGAGGTGATGTTAATCAGATGTTATCTGGTACTATTCCATACGGTCCCCAGAAATCTCGGTCCCCTGTGCCTGAATTTCAGCGAAACGCTTACGCCCGCCAATTCGTTTCAGGGCCCGTGACATCTATTCCCGGTGACCAAACCGCGTTTGCGGAATGGTTATATGGCGAAAAGAATGGTTCGATTTGTAGGAGTGATAGCCGTTCATGTGACCCTAATGCGCGGGGTGTGCAATTGGAAGCGTTCGGGGGATTAGATTCCAGCGGAGATATGAGGAGCGGTATGTTTGGCGGTGGAAATGGTCCAGCTTAGATAGATAAATATTCTCATGTAATAGTAAATGGCGTACCAACTCCAACCCGGTATGAATTTGGTTGAAACTCCCACTCGACCCCCCGTATGCGCGACTGAGGAGGTATTCGTTTATCCCCAGCCCAGCACTCTTAATTACAGTTCGGGTCGCCCTAACACAATGTTGTATGGGACATCTCCTTATATGGCTGGTAAGGGTTCGCCAGCTCAGTATATCGAGACAAGCGATCAACTGCGACCCCAATCCACCAGTCAGTTTAACAAGATCCTGGCTAAAACATACGAACAAAACCTATTCCCTCTTCAAGATATGAAGTGTAAGCTTCCACTTCGTGCGATGTCATACGAACCTGAGAGCACGCGCGCGGATACACAAAATCATATGTTTATGAAGAGATATCCCACTCAATAAAAATATTTATAACAAATAAGAATGGCAGACCCTATCTCAATTATAGCTATTGCCGGATTAGCCTACATGGGTAAAAAATTAAGCGACCCTAAACCAGAAATGTACCAACCTGAATCTAAACCTTCAGAACGTCCTATTCTAATTCAGGAAGAGGTGCCCGATATAGCCGCACCGGGACCAATTGGTCTCGACAATCTCCCACCACAGAAGATCGAACGGGAAAACTTCGGTGATATCGCGCCACAGACACGCACTTCTGGTACTGAAGTACTTGATATGCGTAACCGTATGTTTGATAATGGTCGCATGAATAACATGTCTCCTATCGAAAAGCAGCTCATAGGTCCTGGTATCGCCGTCGGTCCCGAAGTACCTGCCGCTGGTGGTTTTCAGCAGCTCGTGCGTGTCAACCCCGAGAATGTAGGCGCCCACCGTCTTACGACTTTACCCGGTCGGAGTGGGCCAGCACACGACGTATTCGGTGGACGTCGTGGGAAGATGGGTGATATCGCTCACAACCGACCAGAAAAGACTGCATTCTTACCTGAACGCAGACCCGTCGCCGGTGGTAGGTCTCAGGGTTTTGATGGTCACGTTGTTCGGGGTGAACATGTAAACGGTAAGCGCTTAACGAATAGGTCGCAGACCGGTTCGCGTGATGACGGTCTCGGGTTTTCGGGTGCTAAAAGTGTCGTAGCTGGTATGAAGATGGCTCAGGATCCTACGCGGAATAAGAAGGATGGTAATGTTGAACAATACAGGTACAATAACCAGATTGCTCCAGGTGTTTCTACATTTTCTCATGGATACCTCGCGTCTCCAGGTGTGCAGATAGGTGAGGCGCGAACGTACGGTACCACACACACGGTTGAAGAATTAAATCGTTATGGCTTCCGCCCCGATGATCGCCGTGGTAAGGCGAATCGTATGGGTAACGCAGGTCGTATGAACGTTCGCGCGGGTGCCCTAAACCAGGGTGGTATGCCAACCGTTGTACGTGCAGACACGACGCGAGTAGATGGTCGTTATGGACCTATGAGTGGTGGTTGGACACAGCAATACAATAACAATAAGTACTACAAATTCAATGCTTACAAGGGTAATTCCAATCCTTATGCGACGAATGAGAGTTTAGGCGTTGCGAAGAGACAGCTTCAGAACAACCCAGTCGCTCAGCACATGATGTAAATAAATAGTCGAGTAACAACACCCATTAAAATATTATCCATATATTTTAATGAGCGTATACACGTTAGATATAGATAGTGGTGAACGCGACCCTACTGTATACCCAAATCCTGGTGATTATGTGATAGAACTTAAAAACCCTATTTACGATGTTAATAAAATTTCCATCGCATCTGCTCGAATTCACGCGAGTCAATTACTGATCAATGATCGTAACAAAACGTTTGATTTTGTCGTTCATACTACACCAGAAACAGTGGTACCTGTTACGTTAGCACCTGGCAATTATAACGGAAAAACGTTAGCGACTGAATTACAAACGAAGGTTAATGATGCACTAGGTGGTGCGTACGTGAATTCTCCTATATCATTTACGTATAACAAGGATAAGAATGAAATATCTATAGAGTCTCTATCATCGGCTGCTGCAGGTAGTGAATTTTCGTTTAAGTTTTATGACGGTACGAATGGGTATACACCCGCCACGGGTGGGTATACAACCCCGCATGATATTATCGGGTTGCCACCCGATAACGCGAGATCAAATACATCAGCTACAGGAGGGGTTTCCGGTCTTTTGATTACGGGTAGTATTAATTTACAGGGACCCGACGCTCTTATCATAAAAATCAGTAGTGGTGCAGAGGAATTAAATAAGACGATCTATTCGGATACACCCTTTTACACTGGTCGTATATTGATGTGCGGTGATGTCATTAATTACTCTGGACAGGATGACGTTGTCGAACATAATTTCGATACTGGTTCACAAAACATAACAAAGTTACGTATACAGTTCTTTTACAGTAGTAATAACAGGTTAATTCCATATGATTTTAGGAATGCCAATCATATTTTAAAGCTAAATGTAACGTGTACGACGGATAAGTTAAAAACCATTCCGAACGTGAAAAAGGATTTTTCGCTTCCCACACCTATGCGCATACCGGAGTTTGAGGATCCGAATAGGTGGAACGCGTTTATCTATATATTTATGATAGTCGTGACAGGTGTATTTTTCTTAATATTCACGAGACCACGAAGATTTAGCGAGTGACAGCGTATGCGGGAGCCACGGGCTTCTTGACACGCTTCGAGAGACGGGAGATCACCATGTACACGATCACGGAGAGGAGGGTGGTGAAAAGCGCCGTGAGGGCGTAGTTCATACCACCGTTCTTCTGAACCTTGACGACCTGGTGGATGGACCACCTGACAAGATCCATCCACGACAGGGCAGCGGCGAAGGAGAACCCAGCAACGACAGAGTTAAGGGATTGTGTTTCGAGCTCACGGGAGATCGCGATGAGTGTATCGGTAGCGACTTCGGCGGACATTTTTATAATATATAGAGATTTTATTCTGGTAACAACTCTTCGATAAATAAGATTTTCTTGTATTTATCAGTACTATACCCCCTGACAACGCCATCCTCCTGATCATCATCTCCATCAGTTTCGTCATCACACTCAAATTCTTTGTATTCAGAATCTGTCCACCCTTCCAAGTCAGGGCATGTTTCCATTACTATCAATTGCATTTTTTATCATTGTTTCTGACGGATTGGTCGGATTCCACCCATCCCATGCGTCATATGCATCGTTTATCTTCAAGAACGTTTCATCTTCACCTGAGTATGGTTCGAATAAACTTTCATCCACTTCCTCGTCAATCTCCATATCACTTTCACTAGAGCTCACATCGTCGTAAATTTCGGGGAAGTATGTCCCAATTTGCTCACCTACTGTGTGCATGGCGCAGTATTTCATACAATATTCCATGTCTTTTGCCATGATTGTGTCGCGACCACACGCCCTGGCGTAATGTCCTGAAAGCACTACCGCACTTTCCAATACAGGTGTAATAATCTCAATCGCCGATTGAGCCATTTGGGAAGACAAGTCGTCCAATTCCATCTTGTATTCTTAGTATATTGTTACTGAGTGCGTAAACTCTAAGTTCTCTTTCATTAAGTATGTTATTGTTCAAAGTCATCCTTACATTTTGGTCTTTGATCATACTGAAATTTTTCTGACCGGTCGGATACCAACGTTCAGGTTCGAGTGCGAAACTATACGAGTAAAACCTTCTGAACAATTGTGTTCTCGAGTGATGAATGCCACTCTGTACGGCACGCATATTTACGACATTCCCTGTGATTTTGTCGAGGATGACTTCGTTATCGAGTGTCATTTCTAAGCTTATAAGATTTTCATAATTCGTATACCGTACATCAGGCTCCCCTGGAGGAGGGTATATTTGATCAGGGTGATCGTAGTCGAATGGATGAAATGATCTAGAGGGTGTACTCTTTCTCGCTATGACGAAATAGAGTTCCTTGACCGGATTTGTAAAACTAAGACGAAAGTTTTCTTCATCACGCCCCTCTGCAGTTGACACTGGAATTTGGAACGTGTTCCGCTGCAATTGTGTGATGATGTAATCTTGCTTAATCGATTGAAGTTTAATTCGTTCAGGTTCGTCCAATTGCACAAGTTCCGTATGTATGGATATATCATCAATTTTAAGAGTAGATTTATCTAACGTCGGATCGATAATGTTCAATTGACCTCCCATCCCACTGTGCTGCTCACAATAATAATATAAGTAGTCTGGAGCATCTATCGGTACGGTGAACGAATATACGTATGGGTTTGCGAATATATCTGTCAGAGTGGGTTGAGTGGTGTACTCAACCCCTCCTATATGTGTTCCATCATTCGTCGTAGAAATTTTGAAAGGGTGAACAGATGCCGTACCCTGATTCATAGAGAAATAGTATGTACTTCCTCGTTTCATTCGAATAGTAGGTCTATCAAATCCATTAATGTGGTACTTGTTCAGTCCATTAACTTGTTGCACTGTGACACTGTACGTTGTTCCGTCTGGGTTATATGCGTCATCGAATGCGAGGTGACCAGTATAAATACAATCTGTAACGTCACTCAGTTTGATTTCAATTTCACATTCTTGTTTTGTCAATGCGCACAAGGGTATGGCTAATTCTGGGTTGTTGTGAAAATAGAATGGTATATCAACAATATACTTCGTGGGGGTCGTCGCATTACCCAGGTATCCGTTTATAGGATTGGCACCGTATTCTACAGCCATACCAGATACATCATCATCCGGATATTTACCGATTAGTTTTGATAACGCTGATTGTTTTGTCTGTGTGATATAATGCTCACTGTAGATCTGCAACCAGTCGCGGGGGATACGTTGTATGAGCTGTCCTCCTATCACTAAATCCACATACTGGATTATGGCGTGTCCAATCGATTCATTATACCCTCTATAGGCACTCACAGCTGGAAGATTGATATGCACACGCACACCTTTCAGCAAGTCGCCCGAACCAGCCGGTATCGTACATTTTAGTGTACCTCCGTATGCGATTTCACCCCTTACATCATGTTTTACATCGTACATCGCAAAATTTGAATGCTTCCTGAATTGTTTTATGAAATGCGTATACTCAGGATTTTCTGTAAAAAAAACATCCTGGGTACCCGTTGTGGCGAGCTGGACCCGACCCGCCATTTCTATTATTAGATGTTAAAATTTTAAACCAGCTAAGCCGCTTTCAATGTGTAATACATTATAACTACGTGCGTACACACCTACATTTATATTACGTGTCTTATCGACTACTGTCGATCCTGATGTAGCAGTCGGTACAGTATCGAGTTCTATATCTAGTTTTTTGTGAATGATTCGGCTCATGTTCAACTGTCCCGTGGGGTAATACACCTCTGGGTTAAGTGCGAACGAATACGTATAGAATTCATACGCGGGATCTGGGCATCCGGTATGATGACGAAGTGCCTGTTGATAGGCAAGGTACTGACCACTGTGATCGAAGACAGTCGCACCGTTACACTGAAAGTCTATATTCTTAATCGTTCGATGATCCGATCGTTTCGTGTTTGTGGATGAACCTATGGTAAATCCTTTCAAAACACTCGAAAATGACTGATCAGATGCTGAGGTGTTAAGTAGACGGTCTTCTGTATTGAAGTTGTTCCCAGTCTCTTCCTTCGCAAGGAACATGAGTTCTTTCACTGGATTTGTGAATTTCAACAACACAGATTTTTTGAGTTCCCCTTGTTTGAATTGTATGGTCGATTTTTGTAATTGTGTAATTACGTATTCCATCGGACGCGTGAGTAAAAAGTTCTTCTCATCCTCCGTGATGAAGTAAAAATCAGTTATGAGCGAGGCGCTTTTAATAGAACCTTCAGTTGTTTTCTCCCTTGTTACAAGTCCACTTGATGGTATTGTGTACTTAAATGATACGTCGTCATCTATGTCCCTGAATGTTATACGAACTTCTACAAGTTGTTTCGTGAGTGCACATATAGGAACCGCCAAACTCGGGTTCCTGTGAAAATAGAAGGGGAGATTGACGTAGAACGTATTATAACTATCAGAGACCGACAACGTCTCATTGTGGCCATTCATGAAATAGAGTGACCCACCCGAATCTGCATCATCCTTGTTACTGTGTAACTGATCATACATGTATATATAGTCTCCAGTAAGCCTCTCGATGATTTGTCCACCTATTACCAGGTCCGCGTACTTTATTATACTCTTGCCCACTGGTATATTGTAATAATACCTATGTGATGGGACACTTCCTGTTTCATGAGGGGTGAGGTTTCCAAGTTTAACTTTCAAGATCATTCCCCGTATGAGATCACCGATGTTAGTTGGTATCCGACATTCTACAGAACTCCCAAACGAATTATCACCAGTGAATGGCATTTCTACCGACTCTGTAGAGAAGCGTGTATGTCTCTTGAACAATGTTACGAAATATGAGAACTGCGGTTCCCCAGTAAGCCATTGATCCTGGATACCCGTGACAGCAAGTTGGACACGACCTGCCATTCTTATTACACGTGAGTAAAATTTTATGAAATAAAACGGGGCGGTATTATAGATGGATTTGCGGTTAAGAAAATTTAATCCCGCGACAATGGCTGATGACAAAGTCCTTGTGTTTATCGGTAAACGTAATACAGGTAAGTCCACACTCGTGACAGACATCCTGTGGCATAAAAAACATTTACCAGCAGGGATCGTACTGTCAGCGACTGAGGAAGGTAATCATTATTATCAGCAATATATTCCAGATCTATTCATCTACGGTGATTATGACAGGGAAGCTATAGAACGTGTTATGGATCGTCAGAGGAGACTAGTAGGTGCGGGTAAAACGAACTGTGGTGCATTTTTGCTTTTAGATGATTGTATGTATGACAATAAATTTATGCGTGACACGTGTATTCGTCAATGTTTCATGAATGGTCGTCACTGGAAGATCTTTTTCATGCTTACGATGCAGTATTGCATGGATTTACCACCAGCTCTTCGCGCAAACGTTGACTATGTGTTTATTCTCAGGGAAAACATCATTCAAAACCGCGAAAAATTATATAAATCGTTTTTCGGGATCTTCCCCACGTTTGATATGTTCAATAAGGTAATGGATTCGTGTACTGAAAATTACGAATGTTTAGTATTAGATAACACGTCTAAATCGAATAGAATAGAGGACTGTGTTTTTTGGTACAAAGCGAAAATGCATAAAAATTTCAAAGTCGGTGCCCCAGAATATTGGGCTGAACATAAGAAATCATTTAATCCTAAACGAAATGGGAACAAGATCGACCCCAAGAACGTGAAGGGGCGTTCTACTCAGTTGAAAATTACCAAAACGAGATAATTTCTGGGTATAAATTATGATGTCACAGGGGACACGAAAGCGTAACAAACCCAATAGGTCTACGAATATCAACTTCAGTCCAGGGCCGATGAAAGTTGTAAAAACTTCCAAGGTTGTAAGATCAATACCCAAATTACCGCAAAATTTGGGTATGTCTTGTACGAGACCAGGGTATATTAGGTATCTCGACGAATTGAGATCGCGTCTAGACAGCGTTCGTTATAAGGGTAAGAGAATAAATGTAAGGTTTTTAGAATATGACGATAGTATAAATGAAGGTATTGTTGTGAATACATCCGAACAGTTGTTAAATATGAAGCCTAAAATACAATTCAAGAATAACGGAACAACGGTTCCCACTCTCAATGCGTCATCAGGAAGTATTCATTATTTTCTAATCAGCGTTACCAAACGGAACAATCCGAATATGGGTCATGCGATTAATGTCCTAATGGATACTGGTAATCCGGAACCGCGTATATGGGTGTTTGATCCACATGGACGAAGTGCGATGAATAGAAATGGGTTCGGTAGTATATTACGAAACCGTATATTACCAAATATGAAAAAGTTCTTTGGAAATGTATTTGATAACACCGTTGCGAGATATTATACTGGTCCCAATTTACAGGCTAATAATACCCGTGGTGTGTGTACAACATTTCACCTAGATTTCGCACGAGCAATTCCAGCACTGTTAAACGAAACTGTGAATATACGAACATTTGGTGGTCAAAATATCAATATAGCCGGTCGTGTATCATTTTTAAATAACCCCACATTGTTTTCAACTGTAACCGGTAAACGTGTCACTAAAAAGAATACAAAAACACCACCGAAACTTACGATGACGATGGGTGTGGCGACAAAGAAAAAAATAAGGAAAAAACGGTAATACTTAAAAATAGTTGTATAATATATCAAAGGTAGTGTATGAAGTTTAAGGTCGTGACGCCATCCATGGCTATAAAAAGGACGCGTGTGAAATTATCTCGGCGAGTTGTCCAGGATTTAAAAGAAGTTAGTAAATTATCTTCAGTTAAACAATGGGAATATGCTGGAAACGTGAAATACATGGGCGATGGTTTATTCAGTAAACCAAGTAAAGTGACTTCTGAAAAACGGAACCGTGTCGACACTGACGACATTGCAAAAGTGTGGTACTCTGAAATTTCGTATCATACACACCCCGGAATAGGGTATAATGAAGATGTCACATGTCAGAGTACACCTATTTTCGCTACACTTCCCAGTAATTCAGATTTTGAAGCGTATATAAAGGGGTTTCCGGAAATGCAGGTTAATATCATATGCGATTCACATGGGTATTATGTAATCGACATTCTACAATCCTCCTATGAATTTGCACTACCTTTACCCACATCCGTTAACGTGTACATGAGAAATCTTCGTTCCACACCTTTCATGCGTATATGTGCATTCTCCGATGACGGTCTCGAGTATTTTCATACGACTGTAAAAAATTGGAAACGACAGATCAATGAAAATGTCAATAAAGACCTCATGGAATTATACGGGGTATCGATTATGTACTACACGTACGAAGAAGAACCGCCAGAAATTACTTTATATCAGGGTATAGACGTAGCATAGAATCTTCCAACTCATCAACCTCATCCCACGCGAGATAACACGCGTTAGATGTTTTATCTTCATTACATATTTCATGGGCTTCTTGTACCGCTTCTTTAAAGCGTAGACGAAGTCTTGTATTATCCGGTATTTTTGGTGTTGTCGGTGTAGATGTATTTTTGTAAATGTGATTGAGCACGTTTTCACGTGTCTTAGCTAACCGCTGTTTATAATAATCCTGTGGAGTATGACAAATGCATAACATCTTCGTATACTATATAAAGAGAATAATATCTTTAAACAATATACGAACATGTTTTCATGTTTCTCAAAACGGGTATTGTCGGGAATTGACGATTCGTTTCCTGTTTTCAGTTTGAATAGGTACGAAGGGTATGCAAAAATTACAAGTGTTTACGACGGAGACACGTTTCGAGCCGCTATCATCAAACATGGGCGCGTGCTTAAATTTACTTTTCGCACACTCGGTTACGACTCACCAGAGATGAAACCTGTACTATCCACGTCACGTCGAAATGACCATATATACGTGGCGAAACTCGCTCGCGACATATTCAAACAAGAGTGTGGATTTGATGATCGTGCACCCTTTGAACGATGGAATCCGTTTTTGTGTAAGAGTAAGGTAAATGGATTGGTTTGGATAAAATGTGATAAGAATGATAAATATGGACGAACCCTGGTTACTGTATATAGGTATAAAGGAGATACAACGTCGGTAAACGAAAAGATGCTCTCATCTGGACTTGTAAATGCTTATGATGGTCGCACAAAACCTAAATTTCATATCCGAATATAAAGAATTGTGTATATACAACTGTATAAGATGTCTACCTACAACGTCGAACCTTGTACTTTCATTTACCGTGTATCTTCCCTGGCTAAGGTTGTCGACGGTGATACGATTGATGTCAACATCGATCTTGGTTTCGATGTAGGTACAAAGCAACGCGTTCGTCTCTTGGGTATTGATACACCCGAGTCGCGTACATCGGATAAGGAGGAGAAGAGGTTTGGTCTCCTCTCAAAGAAGAAGTTGAAGGAATGGTGTTTGAAGGCTGTCGCGTCCGAGAAGGATGATATTGAAATCGAGCTCAGATGTCCAGAGGCGGACTCGAGAGGTAAGTTTGGTCGTGTCCTTGGAGAAGTTTGGGTCTCTGAGGACGGTGTATGGACGAATGTAAACAAATGGTTGTGTGATGAAGGGTACGCCGTACCATACAGTGCGCAGAATAAGGCTGAAGTGGAGGGTCTTCACATGATCAATCGTAAGAAGCTGATTGATCGAGGTGAGATTGAAGCGTAACTTTTTTCTAATAATATATAAATGATAGGCAAACTGTTGATACTACTCATCATGAGTATATTCATGGCTGCAGCCGTATTATTTTTTACAGAACCGAAAAGTGAATTCCACGCGAAAGCTAAATTTTTCATGTCTGTTAAGTTATTTGAACTTCAGAAGATGATCAATCCCGATGCGAAGATAGATTAGTATATTAAAGAATTACAACATAATAAATACACTAGACAGTTAAGCTAAGATGCCCGAGTTGGTCTAAGGGGTGCGACTTAAGATCGCCTGTGCTTTGCACGCGTGGGTTCGAACCCCACTCTTAGCAGCCGCTCCTATAGTGTAGTTGGTTAACACTGCGGACTTTGAATCCGCCACCCCAAGTTCAAGTCTTGGTGGGAGCTTACCCTTCCTTAGCTCAGTTGGTAGAGCAGTGGACTGTAGTTCCATTTGTCACCTGTTCGAATCAGGTAGGAAGGACCCCGCCCCTGTAGCTCAGTTGGTAGAGCGCTAGCTTTGTAAGCTAGTGGTCGCAGGTTCGAATCCTGTCGGGGGCATCATCTTTGTATTATACGACACACCTCGTATACTACGCAGATATGAAATCAGGTACCTTTGTCTTATACCGTGCGAATGCACTCTTTTCGGCCACATAATATTTACGGTACGCCTCGGTCACGTCAGGTGTTCTATACATATCTGGCATACATTCAGGGATACCTTGAATTGAATAATACGCCGTTTCACTCACATGTTGATCAAAGTGAGAAGGGATATTATCGTGTAGCCAGTTGAGGTGATGTTCGCACGTATGTACTTTACCAAAGCGTCTCGTGTATTCTTTCGCGAGTTCGATACCGATTTCACATGCATACATATAGTTTTGAAGACTGGATGAAATCCACATCGTCATGGGGTGTTTTTTATGCGCGGCTTTATACCCGCGTTGTGAACCATTCTTCGTGTACGGTGCATTTTCTCGTACATAATCTTCTTGGTCTGCATAGAACCACGCCGTGTATAGCATCTGGCATATTTCGAGTTGGATCTTGATTACATGTTGATCGCAGGAGAGTTCCGCAATTTCTCTTGGGATCAGGGATAGAAAAAAGATGTTCATTTTAAAAATAGTGACGTCATCATCCGACTTAAGCCTCTTCTGAAGTGAGCGAGAGTAAATTGATGATATCTGTAAAGTAATCCAAGGACGCATTTACAAAATCACCACTGTAATTTCTCTGTAATATCTTGTTCGTGTCGTATACTACGAATAACGCGAAAATAAGAGTAGTGATCTTTGTGTATTTTTTCTTACCGGGAGAAAGTAATCGCGCAAAAATAAGTGCAATCAACGAGAAAATCAGAACAATGCCGAGTATCGACAAATCGTATCCAAGCTTAACCGTGGCGATACCAGCAAACAACATAGCTACAAAAATGGCGATCGTTTCGAGTAAAGCTTCTTTCATATCCTCAATCTTGTGCATGAGCATACCCGTAGTAAATGACACGAGAGTAAACAAGGCAACCTTATAAGGTAACCCCATCTTTATAAAAATCAATGCCATGAAAAGCCCCAGGTTCCCGAGTGTGAGAAATAGGTTATTGTTCGTCGCGAATTCATTTAACGAGGCGTTGTTAACTGTCGCTTCAAGTGCCCTGAACATGATAAACATCTGAAATATAAGATGTCCGAACACACTCGACATGAAAGGTACTTTATTCTGAATATCCATTTATATAAACATATATAAAAGTTCTATCGGTGTTTATATAAATGTTGAGTTGCTTGTATAGTCCTATACTTGCAATTACAGCTAGACGTCGCAGGATGAGGAAAAATGCATATGTAGCAGACTCGCCTCCACCTATCGATACACCTAATAGATGGGAATTTGGTAGTTACTGCTGGAAAGTCACGGTTGAAGCCACGAACAAAAAGGAGGGTGATGTAGACCGCACGTTTATTGGTTATAGTCAGAATATGAATATCGCGAAGAGGACTGAAATTGCATGCGATAGGTATAAGAAATCTGGAACGGTGTGTGGAGAAGTGACAATGTCCATGAAAGGGGGTGAGTGTGATGATGTCATATTCATGAAATTGAAAAATGCGACCGAACTGATCAAACTCTAATTACGAGAGTTCGTATGGATATCTATGTATCCATAGATTACATATCCATTTTTCACCTGATATCACAGGTTTTCCACCGTGGATTGCTTTATTTGTCATAATACCCCAATCATTAAGTGTATTGAACAATAGAACATCTCCCTTTTTGAGTTTATATTCCTTACCTAAAACTGGAAAAGATGTCTCACCACCTTCGTAATCATCATTGAGTCCTATTATACATGTGTATAGACGTGGGTTTTTACCATCTCTGAATGCATCTTGATGCGGTTCATAAAACCCACCCGGTTTATACTTGAGTACCTGTAAATACTCAGCATTGTCGAATTGTCTATCGGTAAATGAGACGCATTTTCCCATCACATCTTCAACAACTTCTGATTTATTTGGGTCTAACCATGCTGTCTCACTCTTACGTTTCGTAGTATCGACCGATTTACCTAACGCTATCGTTGACGGTTTCAGGTTATTGGATGCGAGTTCGATAATGTGATCACATGTCTTATCTGTAAAAACATTACGTATTACATACGGTTCCTGATATTTAGGTCGGATAAAAATACACAAAAGTACAAATGAAATTAGTATAAATATAACCATATATATTCATAAGATTATATTAGGGGGTGTTCGTGATCTATATCTCGCACGTATCCGCTCTATGACTGTATTCGTATACATGGTTAATTCGATTAACTCGTCTATTATAGCGTCTTCAACTGATACATCTAATACATACTGTCTCAATAAATCTCCCGCTGTATCGGTATACATGGTGTAGATATCTCTTACATCACGCGTTTTTGAATTATATTTATCTCTGAACTGTAGTTCACGTTTCAACTCGGTTTCAGACATCTCGTTAAGAAGGAATTTCATCCGTAGATATCTGTTATCTTCATATAGGAAACCAAACCTATACGTATTATCATAATCTAATCGAAGCATTTCCAACGAAATCAACAGTATCATGTCTGGTGCATTCATTTCTACCAATTCGCGATGCGATGGTCGACCTCCGCATGGAATGTCGCCATGTTCTCGACTGCGTTTCTTGAACTCGAAATAGTGAGGATTATGTATTCGACCAGTCTCGACCCGTCCCGTCTTCCAGTCGAATGCTGTTTGACATTGTGTACACCATATCTGAGCGCACCCTTCGATTTTATGAATTAACACGCCACACTTTGGACACGGTCGTGTATCTTTTTTTATGAGTTTCACAGTTTTGACCGTATCTTTATTACACTTATGTGTCGGTGTCATTTTTTCATGACACTTACTACAAAAAGACGTCGTGCAGATCCCACATACGAAATTTTCATCTAAGAAACCGTTACATTCATCATTGAAACACGTTTGCGTATACACGTGATCATTGTTTATGACAGGGTTTACATCAGCCATACCATGAAGTTCTTCGTATATATTCATAATAGCAATCTTTATTTCATCTTTTAAAGCCGATTTCGCGTATTCTGATAGGTCAGGTTCATAGTCTATCTGTCCGAGTATAAAATACATGTACACATAAGACGATCGTAGGCTACGTTTTTTCAATTCCCGGATTACATATGGCTGTGTTTCCGGTAAACGGGCCTTTTCACGCTCGAATAAAACATTTTCACGATGTTTTCTATAATGTACGTTCCTGAATACAGCTGAACAATATGTATCTACAAGTTCTCTATTATGTTCATGTTTACATCCCATGCAATGGGGGTCTTCCATAGTCGATAACAGATATTTTTGGCTACATGAACGACAGGACTTTAAATCACAAAAAGGGCACTCGACCTTTTTGTGATTTGAATTGTTAATCTTTTCACAACAGACTTGACAACATTCCATTACTTAAAAATGAACAGTGTCTTTAAATGTTTCTATTACGTAAGTTTGTTTTAGGTCGAGCCATATTTTTCATAAATGATTTCACGAATGACGATGACACTTTACCCATTGTTGAAGGTTTGGCACGGGTTTTTGTAAGGCGTTTTTTCATGTTCGCGAGTGTTTCATTATCACTCTCGGGGGTTTTAGCCGCAGCCTTAGGTGGCGTTGCTTTTTTGGCGACAATACCCGGTCGCTTTTTCTGAGTAGTTTGTTTAGACTTTGCATATGCCTCTTTAGCTTTCCGTAATTTCGCAGACATACTCTCCGATGAGGGTGATTTATTTTTTTTCTTGATAATGATCGGAGTAGTTTTTTGAGACATTTTCGGTATTGTTTTGAGTATACCGGAAAGTGTAGATCCCTTGATGTAAGGGTGGTTAAACAGTCTAGTATATGTCGGTATATTCAGTAAAGTACTCCCAGCCTTGCGTGGCTTTAAACGAGCAGCATAAATATGGGTACCATTCACACCCAAGTATTTAGCTGGTATGATATCTTCTATAAATTTCCGTGTGCTATCGTCCAAATGTTTTTTATGATTAAATAGACTGTTTAAAAAGAAATGTACATCGTACATTTTAGGATTACCCCTGTATATACCATATGGTACGAGGTAACTGCCACTATTATTGACCTCTGGATTTTTTATGGAATTGCTAAAACCTAAACCAAAATCAATAATACGAACCTTGCCACCGGCTGTTATGAAAATGTTTTCAAGGTGAAGGTCATTGTGTCTGAAAGAGGAATTTTTTTCATGTAACGTCTTGAGTATTTTTAAAACTTGCATGACGATTGACCTGATTTTCCTGGGATCTTTATTTAATTTAGGTAGCAGTTTCCCAAATGGCTGCCCTTCTAAAAACTCGGAGTACAAGCGAGTATCATTCTTACATTTCTCGAGGGCGTATACATCAGCGGCTGTATTTTTACCAACCATGTTTATGAATTTTTTAGTAAGATTATGTTCCGCAGTCAAATTTTCGTTCGATACCTTTACAGCGAATTTCATTTTACACGCGTCGTTTAGACATGCATGATACACTGTCCCATGTTCACCCTTACCTATCACACGAACATTCTTAAATTTGTTCATCTTAGTTGAACAAGGTGAATTAATCATCACGCGCTGGACGGCCGATTTTGTATCGGTCATTCTTATATTTTATACATATTAAAATCTCTGCCTGTATTATAAACATGCTCGCACTCATCACACTACTGATCATAAACACGCGAATTTTCATGACAATGGAAAATAAAAACGCGCTTAAGGTATCTGTAGATGCCATGCCGGAGAAGTCTGACTCAGGGGAATGGACTATCTACGGGTCCATGGGCTGTGGATGGACTCGTAAACAGCTCGATTATATGAAGAGTAAGGATAAACCCTTCACATTCGTTGACTGTGATAACGGTGAGTGTGACGGCATCGAAGGGTTTCCCACGATGATTCACACTTCCGGTGAGAAGGTCGTAGGTTTCAAAGAGGTTTAAATACCGCGGACAACCTGAATGGAAATAGAAAGAAGAAGCGCGTCGAGGAACGTGTTCAGGGGTTTCAGGACCGATATGTGCTTACTAAGAGAATTGTTCCACGTGAAGCGGAGTACGAACGTAGTCACAAGAATGGAAAGAACGATCATCAGTATTTCGGTGATTGCATCCTTATTCGTCTTGGCCTTTACAATATCCTTAATCATTTACTATGTATATAGATTTTTTTCTGCTATATATATAATGAGTAAGACTCCCCCAACGAATGGATCCGAACACACATTCACAACCAAAAAGTGGGGTGGAAAGGTTGGCAAAAATAATAATAATTGTTACGCTTATGCCATGAATGACTACCAGAGATATCGCGGGTGGAAAAGTCAGCCTGGAGAACGCGCGAAATTGACAAGTTCGGGCAAATACGTTAACTGCGGGAAAATACCGAAACTCGTGGTGTCCGACAACCCTAAAAAGGTATACATGGTTAAAGGTGGTACGAAGTGTAAACCTTCGTATTACAAAGTGATGCTTTTCGTAGCTACGTGCAAGAAGAGTAATTATCTATGCCAAGGAGACTTTCATTTTTATAAGCAGCATAGTAAGACTGAATATAAAGTGAAAAAAGGTGACACACATGAAAGTATCGCTACATTTTTCAAAGTACCCACATCACGTGTCAAGCGGTCGGCACCCGCGTTGAAACCAGGTAAAGTGATTACATTTAAAGCTGATTTTTTCAGTCATAAACGTGGGTGGGCTACAGGTCCTCTTGTGGTAGGAGCCTCAGGTAAACTAATTACCGATCCGAGAAAGATATCCAGGAATTACAATGGATTGAACTATAACAAGTATTGTAGCTCATTCTGTGTCAAAAATAATGGGATTAAGGTTGGACATACTCACCCCAAAATCAGAAAGTAAGCTTTCCAATTCATCTACATGGTCAACATCAAAAAATGCGTCTAGTGTATCAAATATGTATGCATCATCCACCTGCCTGATAACATCCGTATCATGAATTAAATTTTGTATGGTCACAGTAACCCTGAAGTTACTTCCATCGAAAATCTTTCTACATACTGGACATGTTTGCTTACCTCTAGATTTCCAATCCTCTATACAGTGAGAGTGAAATACATGACCACACCGAAGTGCTGGGTTTTGTCTTGTTTCTCTCACTGGATTGAGACATATTGCACATGTCGTGCATTCTGATGAAACGCCCATACAGTTATTATGACTTTATTTTTCAACTTTTTACTCAGTTGATTTCGGACAGATCCATTGTAGAGTCGCACAATCCACAAGGACTTCCATCGTTTAAGGGTTTAGGGGTTTCATGGAGTTCGGGTCCCTTCTGTTGGAGTAGTTTACGGAAAGAATAATTATCTTCGGGGGCGATCCCATGCTTAGCCTTCAAGTAGTTATCGTAGAGCATTGTCGAGTTGTTGATCGTATGACACCTGCCATCGGCCATACCAAGTCGCTGAGACATTTATATTACAACTAGAAATTAATTTGTCGGTTCGTGATAGTATTTGTCCAACTCTTGAACCCAAGTTTCCGAACCCTCTCAATAACCTTATCTATTTTATACCCAAAGTATTCGTCAAATTTGTCATATACCTGTGCTTCGGATACCCTGATACCCGGACATTCATTGATGTGCTGATTAATAATGTTGTATGCGAACGCGATTTCTTTGAGGGTTTCCGCCCCTGTGATGATGATTTTACCAGTTCCAAAAATACTCGTCGTGATTTCTTTCATGTCTTCAGCTGGTTTAAATTTTATTTTAACGGCTGAATATCGATCGGGTTCAAATGAAACCTTAAAAACGTCTGAATAGTTTTCAAAGTGTTGTGTCGTTTTCATAAGATTGATGTTATGATTCAAACTGAAGTTCGAATTTATCATGACAACACGGAACGTTTCGGCTGGAGGTATGATATCCTTGTCGAACGATTGTAGAATATAGACGAGACCTGAAATGATATACTTACAGTTGAAGATATCTTCACACCCGGCAACCTGAATACTCCCGTTTGGAAAAATCTTGATGGATTTCGTACTATGCCCGTCATCATATGTCAACGTAATCTGATTGTAGAACGTCGTAGGTTTAACACTCCAAATGATAGGGGTGTTGTTTACATTTTCCCTATGAAGTTTGATATCTTTGATTTCTTCGAACACTGCACGAATATCACCAACGTCGACTGGTTTTGAAAATGAAGAGATCATTGTGATCGTCGTGAGCTTGATACGCGAAGGTCTTATGCGTTCCGGTAGCGCATTTCTAAACTCATCCTGTGTGAGGATGTAAGAAAACGTATTATTCGCGATTGATGAAAACATTTACTTTCCAAAGTATTAAAGAACGACTTAAGTCAAAAAACGTGATTAAACCATTTAGAGAAACAAATAGATTTTTACACAATGCCTTCATTCGTCAAAAGTGCCTCAGTTTTTACGAATAAACGGGGTATAAAGTGTGTGGAAGTGAAATATTCGAGATATATTGAAGGAAAGGGTTATGTACTAATACCCGGACACTTTGAGACGGACTCGGTAGGTGATTGGTCTGATATTCAGTATAAGGACGGTGATCATCGTTACGATGACTTTCTGAATACGATGGTAGAGAAGACGATCACAACCAGGAGGCAGTTGGCACTGATCGAATTAGATAATGTGTTATGTTCGAACTACAATGTACATTCACTCATACGTATAATGAACACATTACGAGTTATAGATCCAACATTTATACCCCCATATATTAACATCACATGTGCATGGCAGAAGGCGTATATACGCGAATTTTGTCTCAAAACGTTTCCAGAAGTTATTCAAAATTGTCGCAGTGAACGACGCCTTGATAATTTATTCAGCGTCTTACAGAAGATAGAGCTAGAATTATGAGAACTATCAATACAATTGTGAATATATCAAGTGTTTTCATACTCTTCGCAACCTTCTTCACATCCTGTACAATGCTAGATACTGTTTCAAAACTCACTAATTTCTTCTCGTCCACACCCATATCTATATTTCTTCCTGGAATGAGAGGTCTAGATAATCGGCACTCAACTTTAGACGGGCGACATGTCTCAACCACCTTGTCACCGGAAGTTATACCCGTTTCACATATATGTGTATTATCATTCAGTAGTTCAGGCTCAGGCTCGAGTGGCTCTTCATATTCTTCGAATGGGTGAGGTTTACCTATCGCCCCTGGTAATGAAAATGTATGCTGGACATATGGATTTATTTTATCAATACTATCCTCATCGCTAAGCATATACTTGCTCATTTATAGTATCATGAGATATATTTTTTGTGTGTCATCTTCTTACCATGTTCCATCCACATCTTATCTAGGTCAATATCTAACATGTGTGCCAGCTGGAACAAATAACTGAACACATCACCCATTTCCATCATAATATCAATACCCCTCTCCTTTTTGATATTGGTTTTTTTGAACATCTTCTTAGATTGTCGTATAGCAGACGCAAGTTCGCCAAATTCTTCCGTGAGTAAGAGCCATACCGTATTAATTTCAGCGCGGTCCCACCCTTTAGATTTACAAATCTTCTCTGTCTCACTTTTATAGTAATTCAATGACGCCATCTTATATCATATACAATTCATACCTTTATACACCTATCTTATCACTTTTATCAATTTTAAGACCGAATGTACTCGTGTTAGCCGGGGCGATAGGTGGCACAGCAAGTGTATCTATATCACGGATATAACCCAGGTACTGTGCAACTCCAGACTGAACCTGGGAAAGAGCTGTCTTGATGACTATACCGTTCATGAACTTGACCTGTTCGTTGACCTTGGTTGTATGATTACTCGCATTGTTTATGAAAACGTTGCGCATGATCGCGTACAAATCGTCTGGGTTTTGGTAATCTATAGAAACACCGGTCTTATTCTTGAACGTCTGACGGATAGCTTTCTGGAGTAAGTTACGATTGAATTCCGAAAAAAATAACGTGTTGAGTGGGGTCGTCGTCTGCTTCATGGAATTTAAATGAAGAGCGTCACACATTTAATATAATCCAGGAAAAAAAGTATGTGTAAAGTATAAATGATAGCCGCAGCTGACTTCGACGAAGCCTATGCCACTCAGGCGTGTGAATACAAAAAACCTGAATGTACTGCCCCGGGTTGTTTTGTAGGTTCCTACCCACCCATCTCTAAAGCGGGTGAGAATGGTCCCTTTTTTGTGAATACAAGTTTTCTTCAGCCCAATCGTTATGCTGAGACGGTGGGTCCCGTGCCAGTTCGAAGTGAAGACTTCAAATGTAATTAAAAAGTAGGACAGTATTATTCTTAGTATGAAAGTTATTAAACGTTCCGGTCATGTTGAAGACGTAAAGTTCGATAAGGTCACCAACAGGATCACAAAACTCATGAACGACCCATGTGAACTATCTAGTGGTGTCGATGCATCCATGATTGCTCAGCAGGTATTTTCTTCGATGCACGAGGGTATAACTACCCAGGAAATAGACACTCTCTCCGCTGAAATTTGTATCGGCATGATCACGAAGGATACTGATTACGAGGTACTCGCGACCCGTATTATCGCGAGTAACATTCAGAAGATCGCCCCCAACAATTTCCATATCGCGATGAAAAAATTGAACAAAGCTGGTATTATCACAGACGAAGTAGTCGACGTTGCTAGTCGAGTAAAGGATAAGATTGATCCAAAGCGAGATTTCGACTTTGGATATTTTGGTCTGAAAACCCTGGAAAAATCATACCTGCAAAGACATGACGGAAAGTTGATGGAAACGCCACAGTACATGTTCATGCGTGTCGCGATAGGAATTCACGGAACTGATGAAGAAAGTGTACTGGAGACATACGAACACATGTCTAAAGGAAATTTCATTCATGCCACACCTACACTGTTTAACTCTGGAACGCCACGGCCTCAAATGTCATCCTGTTTCCTGATTGCTAACAAGGGTGATTCCATCGACGGTATCTATGGTACACTCACTGAATGTGCACAGATTTCCAAGTGGGCAGGAGGTATTGGTCTACACATTCACGATGTTCGCGCGAATAAATCCAAGATCCGGGGCACAAATGGTCAGTCGGATGGCATTATTCCCATGCTAAGGGTTTTTAACGCGACTGCTCGATATGTCAACCAGGCGGGTAGAAGGAAGGGTTCGATCGCTATATACATTGAACCATGGCACGCTGATATCATGGAATTTCTGGAATTGCGTCTCAATCAGGGTGACGAAGAGTCTCGCTGTCGTGACCTGTTCTCAGGTATGTGGATCCCGGATCTTTTTATGAAGCGTGTTGAAGAGAATGCTCAGTGGTCTCTTTTCTGCCCGGATACGACCCGTGGCCTCTCCGATGTATACGGGGATGCGTTTGAAGAATTGTATCTGAAGTATGAACGTGAAGGGTTGGCGGTGAAGACTATTCCGGCTCTAGATGTATGGAAGTCTATAATTAAATCACAGAGTGAGACTGGAACACCCTATATGCTGTATAAGGATGCCTGTAACTCTAAGTCCAATCAGAAAAATTTGGGAACTATCAAGTCGTCCAATTTGTGTACCGAAATTATCGAACACACGAATCCTGATGAAACGGCTGTATGCAACCTCGCCTCTATCGCACTTCCCAAGTACGTGAAAGAGGGTAAATATGATTACGAAGAGCTTCACAGGGTGACTAAAATCGTAACGAGAAATTTGAACCGAGTTATTGACCGCACGTATTACCCTGTTAATACAGCGAGAACGTCTAATATGCGTCACCGACCCATTGGGTTGGGTGTTCAGGGACTGGCAGATGTATTTTCCATGTTACGCATTCCATTCGAAAGTGAGGAAGCGAAGGTGATCAATGCCAACATTTTCGAGACTATTTATCATGCATCACTGGAGGCGAGTTGCGAACTTGCTGTGAAGCACGGGTCTTATGAAACATTCAAGGGAAGTCCCATTTCTGAGGGTATTCTTCAGTTTGATATGTGGGACACCAACGATACGACACGACCTCATTCCGGTATGTATGACTGGGATATTATGCGCGAACGTGTTAAAAATGGTGTGTATAATTCTCTTCTCGTCGCACCAATGCCTACCGCGAGTACTGCTCAGATCCTCGGTAATAACGAGTGCTTCGAACCATGGACTACAAACATCTACCTTCGCAGGACACTCGCGGGTGAATTTGTCGTCGTAAACAAGCATCTCATTGAGGATCTCAAGAAGGTAAACTTGTGGTCGAAAGACATGAAAGACCTCATGGTAAAAGCGGGTGGTTCAATCCAGACCATCACCGATATACCAGATGATATCAAGGCGCTGTACAAGACTGTATGGGAAATCAGTCAGAAGACCATTATTGACATGGCACGTGATCGAGGTCGATACATCGATCAGTCTCAGAGTATGAACCTGTTTATCGAAAATCCTACACTTTCCAAATTGTCGTCGATGCACATGTACGCCTGGAAATCTGGTCTCAAAACTGGGATGTACTACCTGCGTAGTAAAGCGAAAGCCCGACCTATCCAGTACAGCCTGGAAGCTGAATGTACAGCTTGTTCGGCTTAAAGTTTTGGGTATATATAGGATTAGATGGCTAAATTTCACACCTTTTTGGATGATCTAGATATCCTAGAATATGACGGGCGTAAGATATCTCTATGCACGGTCGAGGGAAAGCCTGCACGTATTCAACTACCGAGGATGTATATGCCGTTCGGTATGTCCGGTTTTACACCGGCCGTTGGCAATACTAAATGGAATGTAGATTTTTCGATGAAGGGGTATGATGAAGATGGAAACTATGTGAAATCGTTTTATGAAACAATGCTCAAAATCGAGACGCATATCATAGAGAATGTGGCTAAGCAGAGTATTGAAATATTTGGTAAGGAGATGAGTGTTGATGAACTTCGCCCGATTTTTAATTCAAACCTTAAATATTCGGAGGGTAGGGAGCCCAAATTCAGGGTTAAAGTTGACGTGAGTGGTGCAGGTGTGATTAAGACAGGTGTGTTTAATAGTGAAAAGCAACACATGAAAGATGAGATTGTCGACAAATTGTACGCGAGAAATTCTGGTGTTGGTATCGCCGAGATGTGCAGTGTCTATTTCCTAAACAGACAGTTTGGTGTTACATGGAAGTTGCATCAACTTGTTGTGCATGAGCCACAACAACTTAAGGGGTTTCAATTCGTATTGTGATTATTTACCTTCTAATAAAATTTTGAAAATCATCTGAGCCTCTTTTAACAATTTACCTTTTACTATACCATAATCATTTGGATCCATTTTCAACTTGATCTTTGCTACGCGGACCGCTTCGTCCCACTTAGCAAGTGTCATTGTATTCTAGTATATCACTTCATTTTTTTTATGAGTGTCTTATACTTCTTAGTACCCTTCTTAGGCGCCAGCTTGAAATCACCCTTCTTCACAGGCTTGAACACCTTGACCATAGCCTTCTTACCTTCATCCTTCATCCTCTTCTTAGCCGCGGCGACGGCAGCCTTACTTTTGATATTTCCGTACCTGTCCTGTACGAGATCCTTTTTCGCGAGACCACCGGATGTGTGCGCGGCGGCGCCATGGAAAACTTCCGCACGGGAGCCCTCCGTCGTGAGATACATGTTGTTATACTATATCATCGGAAAATTTTCCTGATGGCATCAATTGATTTTTCCTGTTTACTGGGAATTTGACACTCTATACGCTTATCGTTAAGTACATCTGCACATAAAACGGATTTATGCCCTTGAAGTGAAATCATCGCCAAATCGACGCTCCGAAAACGCTGTGTGTCATTATAAGTAAACTTCTTCACGTATACTTCATTCTTTTGTCCAGACCTATGACAACGCCCAATAGCTTGCAATTCTGTAGATGGGTTCCAAGATGGCGCCATTATATACACACGAGTGGCACACTGAACATTTAGACCAACCCCACCACATTTAATTTGGATCACGAGTATACTACCCTGATGCGCACGCTTGAACTCTTCCAAACGCGCGTGTCTTTCGTCTTTGTTGAGTGTTCCGTCTATCCGAAACGTTTTCCCGTCAAATAAACTACACACTTTATCCATTTCACCCTTGTACTGACAAAACACCACGGTTTTTTCATCGGGGTGCATGTTTACATACTTGTATAAAGTGTCCATCTTGTTGGAACTCATTTGCCATACCGTCCTTTCACATTCTTCCTTTTTCGCGACACCGTCAAGGTACAGTTGAGGCCAAATCATAACCTGTCGAACGCGCAACAAACACTCCAAAATGTGCATGTTCCTCGATACCTGACTTATCGATGACCGCATAATGTCACGAATTCGTTCTTGTGCACCCAAAAAGGCTTCTTCGTATAAGATTTTTTCTTCTTCGTACATATCCAGTTCGATATTTTCAAAGTGACAGTACGGTATTTCGAGTATTCCATCAGCCTTCGTTCTTCGAAGAATGTAAATATCCTTGATATCCTTGTGCATCGCTTGAACCGTGGATTTAGAAAACCCAATAAACATACACAGGGAGACGAAATCTTCCATAGAATTAAACACAGGTGTACCAGTTACTGCCCAGTGAATTTCCGATTTGAGTTTGATAGCCGCTTTAAATGTTCTCGTCTGTCGGTTACGAATTTCATGAGCTTCATCCAGAACGACGCGGTTCCACTTTACATGATGGATAAGTGTCGTCTTACTGTAGAGCATGCTGTAAGGGCATATCACAATATCAGCTTTCGTAAAATCATTGATATCCCTGGTTCTGTCGGGACCGTCGTACACTAGAACAGAGAGACCGGGTGCGAATTTTGCGATCTCTATACTCCACTGAGTGACGATTGTTTTGGGTGCAACTACCAGTGTTAATGGTTTGGGATTGTGTAACACTGTTGCGATGATCTGAATAGTTTTACCCAACCCCATCTCATCACATAAAAATCCACCTTTTGGTCCCGTCTTTTGTTTTTCCATAGCGAGCATCCATTTGACGCCATCTTCTTGATACGGTGCGTGTAATTTTCCGTTTAACGTGTATTTGTTCATATTTCGATGAAAAATTACAAAACTCTTCTCGACTTAAGCTACTAATCACTGCAATATTTATCGTCTGGGTCTGATACCACCTCACACGTATGTACCTTTTCTTTCACGACACGTGGTTTTCTTTCTTTAGGTTTAGGAAGTTCATCTATATGTTCCCTGTAATACAAAACCTTGTCCCAAAATGCTCGCATTACGGGGAGATATGTTTTCCACCATTCACGATCTCGTTTGACATTTACAACATCAAATTCTTCAGGTTTAGGCCAGTTTGTTTCAGCAGGTTTATACTGAATAAAATCCGCTTCTTCGAGATCTAGAATTTCCATGCATAGTTGTAGCTGAGGCATGTAATGTTCTGGCACTTCACCCGGTATAATCTGGCGCTGTGGTGGACACTTGATTTCGACCAGTTTACCTGATTCAGAAACACCGTCAGGACTTCCACCTAACCACGTTTCGATGGGATGGCCTACGAGACCGATTTCATGAACTACTTCCCCGTGACGTTCTTCGTATAAAATACGAGCTTCGTCCTCATATTTTTCACCGTGACGCGTGGCTTCATTCCCAAAGAATGGAACACCCAACCCACATTTTTTTAGTAGTAGACCATCGGGGGTTTCGTATTTATTTTTTCCAATCGCGGTTGCGGCATCACTTGCGGTGAGCATGGTTTTTCTTTGGTTTAGCCATTCCTCCGATTTTTGTGGGGCATACTCCCTCTCTATCAATACCTTCACTTTCTCGTCCATTAATTGATTGTTGCTCTAAACGTTTAAGTGTCAAACGAATATGTTTACTTGAATAAATTGACCCCTTTTCCTTCTTATCGTTCTTGGTAACCCGTTTTTTAGGTGAATAATTATCGTAATTCATCTTATAATAATTAGGATCTGTGTATTGACTTAGGCGGGTAAAAAAACGCTCTCGCAGCGTTCTGCTCTGCCTGCTTTTTACTTTTCGCATATCCACTTCCCAGACACACACCACCGACAAGAACGTTTATGTAAAAAATACCATTCTCATGGTGACCGATCGAGTACACGGGTAAATCTAATGCATTCGTTTGACAATATCTCATGAGGTGATCTTTGAAATTGTCGTCGATCATAATAGACTGAAGATTTACATATTCGGGGTTGTTATAGATACGTAGAATAAACTCCTTTGCGTGTAACAATCCCATGTCCATATAAATAGCTCCGATGAGTGATTCAAATACATCTTCTAAAATTTTAGGGTTGTGAAACCATTTATTACGCATACCCTTTTCATCCATCCTAATCCATTTGTACAGTTCAAGTTTAGAAGCAATACCTGCAAGTGTTTCACCTCGCACGAGTTTAGTACGAGCTTTGGTTAAGAAACCCTCCTGTCTCGTTTCATACTTATCGTATAAGAATTTGGTAATAACAAAACCCAGAACAGAATCGCCAATGAATTCAAGTGTCTCAAATGACCCTGTTAACTGTTCATCTTCCTTTAGTGCTGATTTATGGGTAAATGCTTTTTGGTACAAATCTATGTTTGATATTTTTGTACCAACAAGGGTCTCGATAGATGTTCGATCTATAATAGTCATGTTTTTATATGGTCTTATTTTTTTAAGCCTCAACCTTTGTGTAATGGGGGCTCAGGAACTTCTGAAGGTTCAGGAACGTCACCTGGGTATCAGCGGGGGGATCCAAGAGATCGCGGAGCTTCTGGTCGAGTACGAGAATGCGCCCGTTGTCAGGATGCTTGAGATCGTTCGCCTTTACGTACTCGTTGATGGAACGGGTGACGGTGCTGCGCGAGACGAGCTTACCCTCAGGGAGGTTCAAAAAGACGCGAAGCTTCTCAGAAATCTTCTGCTCACGGTTGAACCCGTTGTTCTTGGCGCGGTTGGCAGACTTTTCACCAGTAGGATCGTCCTGCTTAGCCTTGATCTTTCGTACAATCTTAGTGAGCGACTTAAGTTCGTTACGGAGCGCGGTCATTTCAGTGAGGACGGTTTCAATGGACATTGTACATTGTATAAGTACCACATCTTTAAGTGGGTGTTTGTTAGGTAAAAAATGTTGATCTATAATAATGGATGTTAAACTCTATTCGAAACCCGTGATAGAGAAATACATGAATGACAATTTCTTTTTCGGTGATGAGAAATTGAAAAAATATTTCATGAGAGATGAGGCTCGGGATCTTGGAAAATTTAGAAAGCGGATGAAGGATAAGTTTCCAACCAAGACGTTCGATAAATTCGTGTACGTGTGTGTTACGGACATCACGCGTGATATAATACTCACGACGATAGGAGAGTTGAGTGAATTCATGAAAAATATGGGAGATCTAGTTGTGAGTGGTGGTGAGGCTTTCAATATGTACATGCCATATGACAAGAGAATTGCAACTACGGATATTGATGCCAAATTTGTACCCAGAATAGCATATGACACCAAATATTTCGGTAAACTTCAGGCTATCAAGTTGATCATGTGGGACAAGCTCGGACAAATGGCACAAAAGTTAAATATGCGCATCAAATCACGTATCCTAACTATGGATAAAAAGATTTTGAAATATCTGGGTATAGGTTTTAAACAGAGTGGGCCGTATGTCACTCGTCGTTACACACTCATCAAGAAGAAGAAAACTCGTACTAATAATAAACCGGGTAAGGGTGATGTATTCATCGATGTCGAATTGTTTGCTCTAGATTTGAATATTCGGTTTTTTTCACCGGAGAAAAACAAAATAGACAACGTCGTGTTAGGTGGGTTATTGGACATACCTTACATGCGCCCCAATGAATTTGGGTACGATGTCATTCGAACATTGAAAAAGGGTATCACGTATAGAAATGTTCAGACAAATAGGATGATCATCAATAAAAAGATATACGTCGCGAGTAAGGAATTTTTGATAGATGACATTTACCTGATGCATACATTGAAACTCCGACCAGAGAAAAAGGAAAAAGATCGTCAACGCCTTTTACGTCTTGCTCAATTGTTCGATAAAAATGTGAAATCTTCCGATTCGATCGAATCTATATTTAAACGTGTCAAATCTAAGTTAAAACGTGTATATACTTCAAAGGTTACGAAGCGTCGTGATGTTTCGATGAGGAATGCACTGAAAGTAAACCCACGAAAGTATTCAAAATACACATCGGAACCATCTAAGGAAAAGCTATCCAAACAGATTGTTCATGGTATTAACCCAGTATTGAAAAACACAGTCGTTGAGGGGTATCAACGTTCGAATGGTAACCAGCGATTTAATTTAAACACTTTGAAATGGAAGCGTAACAACACGAACGCATATACACGTAATGAATTTGCTCTACGTCCAACTGAACAACAGAGTTTGCCAAATAATATAAATGTACAGGCTACGTTATATGGATTTAAACCAAGGAGAGATGGATGGGTACCAAAACCACTGCTCCAACGTTCAGCCGCTATACCTTTTATCGGTTTAAAGAAATGACATGTATATCATACATAAATGATCTACGACACAATCTCTAAAGGTGATGACGGGCTTTACCATGTACAGGCGTTCAACGACGAGCATAAACGTTGCTTCGTTCGAGTTGATGACATTATCATCACTGACGTGACAGGTGACATTACGTTCGATGTCAACGCGTCTTCCGCGATTGATGACATTCACGAGGCTAACATCCAGAACGCGATCGAGAATGGTGAAGCATGGTTCGGTAAGAAAGTATCTGAAAAGACGATCAGGTCTGCGTATATCCGCGACGAAGCACTCACAGCAGAGTGCATTGAACAGACTAAGATTTTTGGTTCGGACAGGGAACTGTTGGATAAGGATGCTCTCGTAAGTGATACGAAGTGTTCGGTAATTCTGGAATTCAATGGAATGTGGTTTGCTAAAAGGGCATTTGGTCCAGCGTGGAATGTGGTACAGGTGAAGATTGAAAAGTCTGAGCCCGAACCCGTTCAGGAAGTTTTCGACAGGTCGTACCCAGAAGAATATATGTTTGGTGATGATCAATAAAAAAAATTTGTTAACATTATATAAAGATGTCTCTTACAAAGCGTATGAACAAGATCCCATATGGTCGCATGTTGTTCGCTGTTGTCGTCGGTGTCACTATTATCGTTCTCCTCAAAACATATGGTAAAACTTCGACCTATGCGGTGAAGGAAAAATCCTATGCGCCCATTGTCGCGCCTATCGGGCCATCTCCTCAGGGTATGGCCCCCGCTTCGTCGGAGTCCAATTGCGAGATGAAGGCTGGCACGGGTCTTGCGTCTTCTCTCCTCCCCCGCGAGGTTGCCTCCCAGGAGGAGTTCGGTGAGTTTGCCCCCGAAGATGTTCTTGCCGGTCAAAATTTCCTTGAGCCCCGCAGCCAGATCGGTATCCCTGAGACCACTGGCGGCGCTCTCCGCAACGCCAATCAATCTATCCGCGCGGAGCCTCCTAATCCCAAGGAAGCTTTCATGTGGAACAACTCCACGATCAGCACAGACAGCATGCAGCGTCCCCTTGTTTAAAGGACTTAAAGGTATTTCCCTATTTAAAAACACATGTCTAGCGTAACAGCTGACGATCTCACAACCAGCGTCTCTAAACTAGTTGAACTTAACCAGCAGATTAAAGAAGCCAGATCAGATATTAAAGTCCTTTCACAAGCAGAAAAGGCACTTAAGTTGCACATCAAGAAGTTAATGATAGATAACGGTCTCGACGTAATCAACACCAGGACGGGTAAAATCACAGTAAAGAAGAACGTCAGGAAAGTCGGTCTTAACAAGGATACTATCAGGGAAGGTCTCAGTGTGTTTTTCGAAGGAAACGATACTCAGGCTGAAAGCGTCTTAAAGGTTATACTCGAAACCTTACCAACTAAGGAAACCTCCACTATATCTATCACAACCGCAAAATCCAAAAAGTCTGAATAATGGTTTGGAATCAATACGTATACGAAGCTACGTCTGGAAATGACGTTGATATTGACAGTGACGTCGAACTATATGAAGACGATATCGAACTCACGGTGGAAGACTGGGAGATTGAATATTCAGGAGAGCTTACGATGATGTGGGATACGATCAGGACGTTGATGTATGATGCACATATCGAACATTCTGGCAGATTTTGTGATTTTGTAGAATTTTGCTACATTGAACACTATACATATGCTGACGAAGTCGTGTGGGAGCATGACGAGTACCTTGTGCATATCTGGAAAAGTATCAGACGCATCGTTAATAACAATGGTCTACATGAAGTGATGATGCGTGGTGCAACATTCAATCATTTCATTGGCTACGTTAAAAATTATATGTGTATACATTAAATGCTCCCCCTTGTCACTTCCCAGAAAGTGGCGATTCCTTCGATGTTGTTCCTTGCGCTCAGCCCTGGTATGCTCCTAAGGACAAATGGTGTGAAGTTTTCGGTTGGTAAGGTTGGTACCGATCGCGTGTCTGTACTCTTCCACGGTCTCGTGTTTTTCCTGGCCTATTCGCTGATTGCGAAGGCTATGGGTCTCGTTCTCACACAGAACGATTTACTTGTGACGACCGCGCTCTTCATGGCACTCAGCCCTGGTATGCTTCTCACCATCCCCCCAGGTCAGGTGATGTCGGGTAAGACGTCTCAGGTGGCCATTTTGACGCACACGGTTGTTTACGCGCTTGTGTTCGCTCTTTTACGAAAGCAATTTCCTAAGTTCTATTAAGTGATAGATGGAATATCTTGTTATAGGTCCATCTTCTATGGGTTTGTTTGGGTTCGTGGGTTCCCTGAAACGACATGAAGAAAAATTAAAAAACATAAAAGAAATTTCGGGCTCATCAGCCGGTGCCGTATTGGGTGCATGTTTAGCACTCGAGATACCACTTGACGATGTACTTGACAAGTTCATGAACCTTGATATAGCACATTTAGCGAAATATAAATTAAGGACATTTTTCAGAAATTTCGGGCTCGTGGATATGGAACCCGTTCGTAAAGCGATTGTTGATATATTGGGACGCGATGTAACATTTAGGGAGTTGAAGAAAAAGTTGCACGTGTCTGTATATAATTTAAATCGCGGGTGTACGGAATATTTCTCAAGTGACACACACCCCGATATGTATGTCGTAGACGCAGTTTGTATGAGCATGTCTATACCATTTGTAGCATCTACAGTACCATATAATGGTAATATATACCTTGACGGAGGTACTAAAGAAGATATACCCTTAACACCATTTATTGGAAAACCTTATCACAAGGTTCTCTCCTTCAAGTTAAAAGTAAAGGATACTTATATCAGTGAAATAAACTCATTTAGTGTGTTTATTAATGCGTTATTGGGACGTGTTTTGAGTTTACGCAGAGAAATAGACACGACTAGACTATGTAAGACAATATTAGTGTCAACGGGTGAATACAATTTATTCAAATTTGATATGTCACACGATGATAAATTGCGTATGTTCTTTCTAGGATATAACACCTAACAACCCGATTGCTATATTTATTTTATCTAGATATAACAAGATGGACGTGTGTGATCCAGATGCCAAGACAAAAAATATCAGGAAACTGATAAAACTTCACACGGGCAAAACCATAAAGATATCGCGAGATAGGATATGTGATATCATGAAAGATGTAGACCGTGGAAATTTACCACTTCCACCTTTAGTACTTACTCGAGATAAGCGTTATTTGTTAGACCCTAAATCCCCTCTCACGCGGAAAGATTTCGAAAATTTGTTTAAATCGAACGTAACTTTGAAAGTAGTTAAGAGGTTAGCGAAGAAAGTGGGTTTGATTGAAACTGATAAGACTATTTCAGATTTGAAACGCGTTATAGGTCGAAAGCTGGCGAGTATGAATGTCCGTGAACCTATTTTATTACCCGGATCCCGTGTTTACTCGAAAATAAAGAGTGAGGAATTTGAGAATGAAATGACGCCCATTCGAAATGATGAAAATCGAGAAGAGAACCGGAACCAGAACCGTGAGGAGAATCAGAACCGGAACCGGAACCGGAACCAGAACCAGAACCAGAACCAGAACCAGAACCAGAACCAGAACCAGAACCAGAACCAGAACCAGAACCAGAATCGGAACCGGAACCGGAACCGGAACCGTGATGTCAATATAAATTCATCTGGTAGGTCTCTACGAAATACATTAGCACGCAAGCGTCACATTGATCGTATCAAACAAATGACGGGTAGTAGTGTACCGAGTGTTCCCACTGGTAATAATACACGGAATAGAAACTCGAAAATGCAGATGGAAAAAATCAAACTCAACGCTGAACGCCGCATACAGGAACAGAAGCGGAATTTCAATCGACGTTTCTCTGAAAAACAAGTGATCGAGGAACGTCGTAAGAGACGTGAAGCACGAATAATTGAGACCCAGGTGCAAAATGGGAGGCGCGCGCAAATCAATGCGGACAATAGAGCTAAGAAAGCTGAAGCTGCTAGAAACCGTGAATATGAAAATAAAAAGCGTGCCCAATTAAAAGCGAATACAAATTCTCAACGCGTAAAGAGATTGGAAAAAAATTACGCAAATCTTAGAAATAAGGCAAAGCGTACGTTGAATAGGTATAATCTCAACAGAAAGCGGGCTTTTACACAGTTAAGTGAATCTCAAACGAAAATGCGATCATTGAGTGATAAATTGAGAAAGGAAATTGACCCCGCGAATTTAGAACGTGATACTAGTAAGAAACTTCAATCTGACCTGGATGTCGCAAAATCAAAGATCGAGAAGAATGAGAAGCGGATCAATGATATTGAAAAAGAACGAGACGCACTGAATGTTACTATATTGGATTTACAGTCTCGTTTGGATAGGCAGACTAAGGATGGGAGTGAAGATGAAGTTGTTAGACTGACTAAGGAATTAGACGAAGCTAAAACTAAGATAGAAAAGTTGACGAATGAAGTAACTACCCTCACGAACAATACAAAGCAGGTGGTCGCCGATGCTACAAAGGATTTGAATGCAAAGCTCGCACAAGCTGTTTTAGCTTCGAATGCGAATAAAAAGAAAGCTGCATTATCCGAGGCTAAATACAAGGCTGCTAGATCTGAGATGAATTCAAAGAATCAGGCGTTGGCTCTTCGTGAACGTGATTCTAAATCGAGAAAAAGAGTCAAATTGAACGCGTTATTAACGAATATCGGAGTGACAAACAAAACATCTCTCATGAATGAATATAACGAAGGTATAAAGAATGGTAAAAATCCTAATGACATGATAAATAGTATAGTCAAAAAGGCTCGCTTATCTAATAAGGAAGCTGCCAGGGCATCTGCCAGTATAGCTGCAACCTCGATTGCAAAGGCTTCGATGCAGAATGAATTGAATAAGATCAAAAATGAGAAAGAGAAAGCGCTCGAAAAAGCTGCGAATGAAAGGAGAAATGCAGTCGCGGCTGCAGAGAAGGCGACTAGGGAGAAAGCGTTGGCGGAAACGGCCACTGAAAAGGCGGCTGCCGAGCAAAAGCTAAAGAATGCTCAGAGCAAGATTAACATGGCGGCAGCGAATAAAGAACAAGCTCTCCAGAATGCTAAGACCGAGCGAAACGCTGCTCTCAAGAAGGCTCAAGAAAATAAAAATGTTGAAGTAGCCAGTGCTCGCATGGTTGCAACTGCAACTGCAAAAGCTTCAATGCAAAGTGAGTTGAATAAGATTAAAATCGAGAAAGAGAAAGCTCTCGAGAAGGCTGCTAACGAGAAAAGAAATGCAGTCGCATCCGCGGAAAAGGCGACAAGGGAAAAGGCGCTGGCAGAAACGGCTACTGAAAAAGCTGCCGCCGAAAAAAAGCTAAAGAATGCGCAAACTAAGATTGACGCGGCGGCAGCGAATAAGCAAAAGGCTCTCCAGAATGCTAAGACTGAGCGAAACGCTACTCTTAAGAAAGCTATGAATAATAAGCAAAAGGCTATTAATGGTCTGAGAGCCAATAGAAATCTCAAACTAAGAAATAAGAATGCCGCAACTCGAAACGCTCAAGCTAAATTGAATACGATACGTAAAGAAAAAGAAAACGCACTCGCATTAGCGAATGCCGAGAAGAAAAAGGCTGTCGCACTAGCCGAAGAAGCCTCTAAAGCTAAAGCCGCTGCGAATACACTGGCTGAAAAAACTGCAGCGGAAAAGAAGGCCGCTGAAGCGAGGCGTTTACAAGAAGAAGTCGCTGCCAAAATGAAAGCCGCGTCGAATAAGGCTAAGGCGGCGAGAGAAAAAATAGACGCGACATTAAGAGAGAAGGCGCAAAAAGCTCGTAACGCTGTTCAAAAACAAAAGAATGACAAGGCTGCCGCGAACAAGGCTGCTGCGAACAAGGCTGCCGCGAACAAGGCTGCCGCGAACAAGGCTGCTGCGAACAAGGCTGCCGCGAACAAGGCTGCCGCGAACAAGGCTGCCGCGAACGCAGAAGTGCTCAAGCGACAGCGTCAGAATGTTCAAAAACGAATGGCCAATGCTAAGTTAGTTTCGAACCGTAAATTAGCTGAAAGTAAAAAGGCGAAGATTGCAAAAGTGCGTAAAATTCTTGCTACGTACAAGACTATCAACCCATTTAGAAAGTCTACAGTCGAGAAACAAGGAGAGGATTTGATACAGAAATTTCAGAAGGGTGAGTTAGTGCAGATCGAAGCTGCGATCGTGAAGCTTGTACGTGATATGAAAAAGAAGAACAGTGACACTGCGACTGAAAAAATGATAACTGCTCAAACAACCAAGGCTGCTGAACAATTTAACGCGAGAAAGAAGAAAGAAGCAGACGATAAGGAAAAGGCCCGTCTCGCGAGGATAGAGATGCAGAAACGTGAAGGGAAAAAGGTAGCCGCTGATAGAGCTTTGGCTCAGTTTAAACTTAACGCTAAGCGGTCTAAAAATGCGATGGCCAATAAAAAAGCGATCGATGCAATGAAAAATGCTTCGAATAAGAAAGTCGTCTCTAACCTCGTCTCTGGTGCTCTCACAAAGGCTATTAAGTCCGGTCCAGTCACTACCATATACCAGTCAGCTACGAATGCAAACAGGGAAAAGGTGAAAAACAAGGTTGAAGAAAAGGTGGAGACGAAGGGATATAAGGCTGTGTGGGGCACTATGATCGATCTTGACGGGAAAGATAAGACGAGTCTTACTAAGATTGAAAACAAGTTGGATAAAAAATACACATTAAAACAGGGTATCCAGCAGTTGCCAGGTGCGGCGTTTAGAAAGGGACGAGTACCCGGGAGTGGTGTAGCTGCGAGGACATCATTACTCACACAAGTCATGAGACCGTATATTGGTGGAGATGATAAATACAGTGAGCATAAAAAGCAGTACAATAACGCATTTAAAGTGTATAAAAACCCGGCTTTCGGAAACACTAAGAGTTCAAAAGTCAATGGTATGGTCACCGCTAATAATGTGGTGATAAGTATGAAACGCGCACCCGTACCACCACCCGGTGTAAAACCACAAAATGGACGTTTCCGTGCCATCGCGCGGGCTCAGATGCCACCCGCTAAACCAAGCGCGATGGCTAGAGCTGCTCAGATAAGCCTGAATAAACGTAAGGCGGTTGGGAACCCTGCTATAGCGAGAAAAGCATACACTAATCAAGCAAAATTCAAACAAAACGCGGATGTTCGCAGAGCGGCTGAAAGAGCGGCCGTATCTGCGAAAGCGTACGTTGCTAGAAATGACAAGTTTCGCGCCACTGGGGTATCACAGGTAGCCTCAGATAAAGCCGATGCGAGAAGGGCTCAGCTCGCGGCTCGTAAGGCGGCAAAAAAGAAACTTAAGTAACTCGATTTAATTTTAAAAATCATCTAAAATGTCTCACCCAGACGACGACTGTACCGTGACTACCGACATGCCTCTCAGCGACGAGGTTGCCGATTTCATCGAAAAGGGTCTTCAACGTGATATGTCTAAGGAGGATGTTGATACATGGTGTGACAATAACCTCGATGATATCGCAGAGATATATGAGAAGTACGGACATTCGTACATGTCATATAGGGATGCTGAAATGACACTATTTTTTGCAAAAACGTTGCATGAAAACTGTTACGACGAAATGAAGGCATCGGTGTCTCAGTTTGTGGCGTGTCAAAGCTAAAAGTATTAGTATATATAAACATGTCTCTCACGGATGATAAACGTCTATTTTTAAATATACTTTTGCCTACTATCAATGAGTTATTTATATCGACGGGAAATTTATCAAGGATTTCGAATAATCCAATATGCGAGGTTGAAGTGTTTATAAGGGATCAGATTTTAATAAACAAGAAGACATTTTCGATTTCAAAATTTAAATTCGCTACTGAAAAACTACACGCGCGCGCTATAAACAGTCTCCTCCTACATCTTGATGATATAAATATACCCATATCCAGAATTTACAAGAAAGCGCAAATAAATCCACTCATGTTAAATGCATTTGAACTGGAAATGCATAAATTGATACTAGACGGTGATATAGTTTCATTTTCAGATTTTTTGTTATATTGATTACTCGTCAACCTCACATTCCTCATCGGCATCATCTACCTCATCCTCAGAGGGAGGAAGGTCAACGCCTTGGAATGCGAACGAAGGTAGCTTTTGCGACTTCTCACAGAGAGCCTGAGAAAGACGTACACTTACACCGAACTTGTTATCGATAAACCAGATCTGGTTGAAGTCGACGATACACATACACTTCTGCCCCTTCTCGAGACTGTCGATGGGAATGCTTTTCTGGTTCACGTCATATGCCTCGGCTAGGAACTCACCAGTAGGCTTTGTCATAACCTTGAGCTTGAGGGTGGATGGGTAAGATTCCTTACCTGGACGAACGAGTGGCTTGTATAGCGCTTCACGAATGACCTCGATGTTGTAAGGCTTGCCGAGCCACTCCTTGGAATTCTTGGCCACGGTCTCAATGATCATCTGATCGAGAGCCTGGAGCTTTTCCATCAGGGCGGTAGCGCCTTCGTTATCCTGGTCAAAAGAAAGATCGAGAGAATACGATGTCTTATTAGTAGCCTCATCTGTAAATGCACTGAGGCCGAATGGAGATCTCATGAAAGGAAGTTGAAGGTACAACTTCTTGTTATCTGGTGCGTTAATGTATACAGTTTTACCGCCGTTTTTGTTCTTCTTCATGGCAGAAAGAACGGTGGTAGTGGGTTCGAATTGCTCGTAACGCTGGATGATGGTAGACATGTTGGTTGCTTATATCTTATGTACGCGACGAAACTTTAAGTATATTTTTTTCTCAGAGTATAATAAAATATGGGTCTTTTCAAGGATTGTGGTTGTGGTTGTGATGGTAAGAAGCAAGAGCAGAAATTGATGAACTCTATATTAGCTGCGTTGGTATTTTTCATAATTGCCAGTCCTGACACATTCAGGCTGATGCGAAAGATATTCGGTAAATGGGTTTCGGGACCCAATGGTTGCCCCACGTCGGGTGGGTTAGCCTTACACTCGATTGTATTCATGTTTATCACCTGGGGTTTGATGAACATAAAGTCCGAGGGATATACAGCGGAATCCGGGGTTATTGGCCCTTCCCCCGAGGAAGTTGTCGACCAGTTTCCAGAGGAGACTGGAGATGAAGAACTCGAATTACAAGTATCGGATGAGGCGATTGACTTGGAAGAGAGTGATCTTGATCTTGATCTTGATACGTCTGTTTCTATGAAACCTGCGGCCCCTACCCGTATGGCGGATGCTCCTCTCCCCTTACCCGATATGGCGGAAGAAAAGATCGGAGCTTTCGACAGTGGTGCGATGTACGCACCCATGGATCTCGGGGTTGATGGTGACAAGCCCCAGCCAATGATTGGCGGTATCGCCGCCTCGTTGAACACGGGTCTCAGTGTCACATGCGCCGATGGAAGTAGGCCCATCGTAGCTTAAAATTCTTCGTCAAACGTGACTGCGGTACTTTCATCGATTTTACCGTAATCACCGACACGCTTTTCAAAAAAATTAGTCTTACCATCTAGGGAAATATTTTCCATAAAATCAAAGGGATTTTGCGTGTTCCAGATTTTATTGAACCCCGCTTGCTTGAGTAAACGGTCAGATACATACTCGATGTAATCCGACATCTTTTCAGAGTTCATACCGATCAAACTGCATGGTAACGCTTCAAGAATGAAACTCTTCTCAATCTCAACAGCTTCGCGTACAATCTGTTGAATAACTTCTTCGGATGGTTTATTCTTCAACATTTTAAACAGCTCGAGAGCGAACTCGAGATGAAGTCCCTCGTCGCGACTTATAAGCTCATTACTGAAACACAACCCTGGCATGAGACCACGCTTTTTCAACCAGAAAATCGCACAGAAACTACCCGAGAAAAATATACCTTCCACACACGCAAATGCGAGTAGACGTTCGGCGAACGGTCTATCCGTGTCAAACCACTTCAGCGCCCAATCCGCCTTTCTTTTGATGGGATCAATTGTCGTTATAGCATCAAACAAATGTTTCTTTTCTGAACTATCTCGAATATACTTATCAATCAATTTACTATACGTTTCTCCATGAACCATTTCATTATGAACTTGGTACGCGTAAAACGACCGAGCTTCGGTATATTGTACCTCATCGGCAAAGTTATTATTGATGTTTTCAAAAACAATTCCGTCAGAACCAGCGAAAAATGCGAGAATGTACTTAACAAAGTGTCTCTCGTTATCACTTAATTTCTTCCAGTCATCCATGTCAGCACTCACATCAACTTCCTCCGCCGTCCAGTTTGACATTTGAGCTTTTTTATAGAGGGACCATAAATTGTCATGTTCGATGGGAAACACTGTAAACCTGTTCATCGTGGGTAGAAGCATCGGCTCCGATTCATCGATATATTCCTGGAATGCGAAATAATCTCCAATACACTTGTTATTCACCTTGACTTGTGGATATACCACGGCACCGGGGCCACATTGCTTTTTTAGTTCATCTTTATCGACAATAATTTTTGTATATTCGAGGTTCAAATCCTTACACATAGTTTCTGCATATGTACAGTATTTACAGTCCAACTTCGAAAAAATTTCGATTCCCATCACGTGTGTTATAATCGTACAATATTTTTGTGCTAAATCTTTATACAGAAATGTTTGAATTTTCTGAAATTCAGCCTGGAGATCTCATACGGGTTCTCGTGAATTTCGACGATGTAGACGACGATGCGTATGCCATCGTAGAAGAACACTGTGAGGATTATTTGATTGTTAAATACTATTCAGAGACCTCTTGTACGTATAAGGGTGCGGAAGTCTATACGTTAGATCAAGAGACGAATATACTTCGGGAAGAAAGTGTAAGCGAACATTTCCCAGGGAAGAACACTATTTTCAGTTGTATCAGTGAAGTAGATCGAATGTATGTGATTGAGAGTGAACAAGAAACTGATATAGAGAGTGTCATATGCAACGAGAGTGATGATACTGGAAGTGATGCGGATAGTTTCGTAGTATCCGATAGTGAATTCGAAGGACGTTTACAGTTACCTCCAGACGCTGCAGCCTTGGATCGTGAGTGGAACGCATGGGTTCCCCGGAGTCCAGGCTCTTCGCGTTTCAAAGAGACTGTCGACAGGATTGAAGAGCGGGCGCGAATACAAATGGATGACATAAATTTTTAACCTAAGTGCGCCAATTGTAAAATAAAAAAAGACAACGTTATTTTACATGGATTCAATTACACTGGCTGCTATCTGGTCTCATGTCGACCAAACACAAAAGAATAAAACACCCACAATAAAGCCAGTGGATAATAGATTTTGCACGGACTGTGCAGAATATAAAACACTTACACGGGAGGGGATGGTATGCACGGGGTGTGGGAAAGTTGACTCGATTTATATCGATGATACAGCGGAATGGACGAGTGGTGTATCTGATGATGGTAGAGTTTCAGATCCATCACGTTGTATGGTACCGACGAGTAATCAAGACTTATTCTCAAATGCGTGGGGGAAGGGTACAGTCATCGCAACTAAGTACACATCGAGTTACGAAACGAAGCGGATGGCTAAAATAAATTTTCATAGTTCTATGAATCACCGGGATAGGTCATTGTTTCATGCCTACAAAGATATAGATGAGGCTTGTACCAGTCTTCCCGAGGGTGTTTTGAAAGATGCAAAAACGTTATACAAAAAATTTAACGAAAATAAATTGACACGTGGTGCTGTTAGGTCGGGAGTAAAAGCAAACTGCGTTTTATACGCGTGTAGATTGGCGAACATTCCTCGGACGACAAAGGAAGTTGCTGATATGTTTGGTATTCAGTGTAAGGATATCAGTCGTACGACGACCATGTTCACCGGAATTATAAAGGATGAGAAGACGGAAAAAAATTACGTTACGAAACCATTCAATGTCATGTCACGATTGCTCAATTCGTTTGAGATATCACGGGATGAACGTTTAAAATGTAACCAGATGTGTAACAAATTGGAAGAGTGTGTGGATTTAATGAGTAAGTCTCCTAATAGCGTCGCGACTGCTATTATATTCACAGTCTTGGGAGGGAGGATGTCAAAGTCCGAACTGTGTGAAAAGTGCGGGGTCTCTATCCCGACACTAAATAAAATAGTCGTCATATTGAAACGACACTTAGAGGATAAATTGTAATACACAATAGATATGGTAAAGCTTTTTTTAAGTACACCGTGTTATGGTGGACTATGTTTAGAAAAGTACCTGAAGAGTATCGTACAACTTCAGCTACTTCTTATTCGTGAAGGTGTTCAGTTAATGCTTGACACGACCGAAAATGAAAGTCTCGTTCACAGGGCTCGAAATGTTTCAATTGGACGTTTCATGCAAAAAACGGATGCTGATTTTTTCATGTTTATCGATGCGGATGTCGAATTTGACCCAGCCGCTGTTCTTCGACTTTTGCGATCTGGACACGATATTTCCGTCGCGTGTTATCCAAAAAAGGTTGTGATGTGGGACCAAGCTCGCTCCGCGGTAGAAAAGGGTGATGAAAGAGATATGAGTTTTCTATCTTCCAGTCTCGTCGCCAATATAGGAGCGGCGAAACGTTCAGTGGTTGATGGTTTTGTTGAAGTGTTGGACGGACCCACGGGTTTTATGATGATTTCCCGTTCCGCACTCGAAAAAATGCACGAACATTATGGACCTACGCTCACATGCAAGAATGATCACCAGAACCGTGATTTTGACGAATATTGTGCCATTTTCGATTGTATGATAGACCCCGTATCTAAACGATATTTATCGGAAGATTATGCATTTTGTAGACGCTGGCAACAAATGGATGGAAAGATATACGCGGATGTCAAGACCACTTTAGGGCACGTAGGGAATTTACCCTTTTCAGGGTGCTTAAATGATAGGCTTAAGGCTTAGCGTATTATACTAGTAAATGAAGCTTCGGACGATTGTTGTGACAAGGAGTGGTGCGTGTCACGTGAAGACATTACACACTATACTGAGATGTAACATAAAAAGTATGCAAAATGAAGGAGTTCAACACGAGATTGCATTTGTAAACGATGACCCATATGCAAAGTCTGAGTGTATAGAGAATAGTATGAAAACGCATGATCGTATATTCTTCATCGATTTTGGTATACAGGTCGATGATAAGAGTTTAGCGACTGTGTTTGAACCTAATGAAAATATGCATGTACTCGTGTTTCCCGCGGTTACGGATGGTATTGATTGGAAGATGTTCAAAGATAAAGTTGTAAATGGTTCGAATGAACCTACCCGGCAAATGGGTATGCATTTCGATACGAATGTATCATCTTGTATAAGTGAAGACTACTACAACGTGACATCTACATCCGCTAAAACATGGCTGATGATGTGTAAACCAACACTCAAACGTGTGAAATGTCGGCGTACAGGTGATGTAAAAATACACCCTAAGTCGGAGAAGATGTTCGATAAGTTCAGAGAAAACGGAGTGAAAATTGTGGCGTATACCGCTGCTAACATCGTTATCACTTACACACACGAGTGTCTCGGGAACATATTGAATTCAGCTGGTATTAAATCTAGTTAAAGATAATAGTAAAAACTTGTGTACAATGCAACGTCTATCTGTAAAACGAGACGACCCTCTTTACAAATATGCGATTTCCTTCATGGAACACTCATGGGGAACGACTGGTAAAAATATATTTCCCGGGAGCCAACCCATATCGATTGAGTATCGCCATTTCAATACTCTCGCATCTAACCCATACGTTGTATGTGAAAAGACTGATGGTGTACGGTTTATGATGCTTGCGTTCATGTATGAAAATAAGAAGCACTGTATCTTTCTGAACCGGGCTATGGAAATGTTTTCATGTCCACTTAATTTTAGAAAGCCTGTGTATGATGGGACTATCATGGAAGGTGAAATGTATGGAGACACGTTTATGATTTATGACATGCTACTTGAATGTGGAAAGGTTGTCGGGAATATGGACTTTTTGTCGAGACTGAAATCTATTGAAAATGTTAAAAAAATGCTCACGAGCTTGAAGTACGATCCGGTGAAATTCAAAATCAAAACCTTTCACCTTATGTCAGATTACAAGACGTTTATGGAAACCTATCTCCCGACAGTGACACAAGATATCGATGGACTTATATTTACACCCGTAAACGACACAATTAAAACTGGTACCCATGAAACGATGTTTAAGTGGAAACCGAGGGATAAAAATACGATTGATTTCCAGCTAAAGAGGGTTGATACTACATGGAAAATGTATGTACAAGAGCGGGGAAAGTTGATTTTCGAATCTGAAATTTACGATCATATGGTTCCGCCATATGCCGTCGAGTGGATGGAGGATGGTGCAATCGTAGAATGTCAGTATATGCACATGGATACACCCATGTGGTGGAAACCCATCCTAAGAAGGTATGACAAGACGTTCCCTAACAGTAGGCGCACGTTCTACAGAACGCTCGTCAATATAAAAGAAGATATTTCCATGTCTGATTTCATGAACTGTATACCATGAGGTAATAGCTACCATCTTCCGGTGGTGACATTTCCTTCACATGTTCGTCATTGATAAAATACCAGTTTGTTTTACGGCGTATATAGCTTACGTAATGACCACCACGCTGATTACCGACATGCATGACGCATGCAACTATTTTGTATTGATGACCATCTAGTGACATATTTTGTATCATTTTTATACGACTTTTAGTGTCAAATGAAATCATGAAGATGTGTGGGAGTTTAGAAAAAAGCATTCGCGTTGTAGCTGCGTTATATGTTGTTCCGTTGTTATCCTGAAAATTCTCCAATACATTCCAATCTGTACTATCTTTGATCATCTTAGACATATCAGGGTCACCCTTATAATTCAATAAATGAATACTGAAATTTTCCTCATTCATTGTTTTACCACCTGGCCATATAGTTTCTTGCATTTTTTTGCCATATAACCACTCCTTCACTATAGGCTGACTACGCTCCAATATATCAATTATACACAACACCGTTTCTTGAACGTCATGCTGTTCATCTGATCTAAAACGCGGAAACTCTTTTTGAAATGCAAAATGTAGACCATCTAGATTAATCGGTGTTTTGTCGGCCGTCCAATACTGCTTTAGAAGTATTTGATAGAGAGATGTAAACATACATTTTCCCGTATACGGATCTCGTAGAAAGTGATTCGTCAATATGGGTATATTGAAAAGACATTGAACAGCACTATTAAAATAGCACATCGTATCATTATTTATAAATCCACGCATGTATTACACATGAACGCTAACTTTAACCTAAGTCGTTTAAAGAATACAGGTATTATATCATTGAATATGGATGTACGTCATATAACTGACACACTTTTCCCCCTTGTCCAGAAGTACAAGGATGAAGAATATACCGAACTCGAGTTCAGACTAGGAAAGTTCAACGGTACTATGTTCGATACGAACGTAGGAAAAGCCGCATTCGATCAAATGATGGTGGGTCTATCTAAGTTCCCCGGTTGGGAAAAGATGATAGGAACCGAACATGAAGTTTTCTATCGGGATTCGGACGGTGTGCGTATTTCTACCGATCAGGCTACAGGTGATGAAGAGATTATCAAGAAAGAGCGTATCACTAATCACGACTTCAAACACATGTTGAACACCCCGTATGATATTCGTTTCAGTGTTTCGAGAGAAGTACCTATGCCGGAGGATGTTGATCGGGAGATGGATAAGAAAAAAACGAAGCAACGTTTGTCATATGTACGTAAAAATGTATCTATCGATCTCACTATAATGACTGGTGATAGTCATGATATGGATGCAGAAGAGTCGGTGACGTATCAAGTTGAATTTGAAATCATCATTCCATCAACTGTTCAGACGAGGGATGACTTATTCAAAATTATCCATAAAATTAACGATGTTTTTATTATGTTGAATAACACTAGATGATAGCACTGTTATTTTTATTTATACTGTTTATTTTATTGCAAAATGTGAGCCAAAATCAGGGAGAAGAGGTCAGTCTCCTAGGGTATAAAACTAAATACTTTCATATTTCCGACGGTGCTTCTAAGAAGATGTACGAGAATATGAAAAGCGATGGTCTTTCTATGGAGTCACTTAAAGTATTCGTGACGATGGAAGACCGTTTTCTTAAATTGGAACACATGTCTGTGTGTTCGGGTGTTTCGATGCGTAATCAGGGATATACTTTATCTGATCAGATTAAAGAAGAGTTTGTCGGGTATAACTTTTCCTATCACGTTTCACATCTAAAACAGATGTCTGAACCACATAAGCTTATAAACCGAAGTATAACATGTTGAGAATGTATAGTAAAGAACGTCTATGCTTACCAGGTGTCATGTCATATACATTATCAAATATATGAACAATTAAGCCTATATCATCCGTTTCACGGTTTTCATCAATCCATCTCTGTGCATCCACTGCGTTCATGAAATCATCCGAGCATAAATATTCGCGTTCTTGTCGACCCATTCCCCATTCCTTGTCCATACAGCGCTCTTTCCGAATGTATGAACAAATAATATAGAACGCACTATCCATCAGGGATGATGTAATGTACTTTGATACATTTTCAGGTCCTTCATCCACTCGAGGTGTACCTCTATCTCGTAGAGAATGAATAAAGGTGAGACGTACGTCGTCCATTTATAACACAACTGCCGAAGTCTTTATAACTGTTCAACCTTAGTACCCTTGGGGAATGTTGTTTTCTTAGGGGGTGAAGGTGTCTTATTTTTGTTCATGACATTTTCAAGGTTCTTGGCAAAGTTGTTATTCAGTGCGTTGAGTTTGTTATTTAATTTCTTTCGCCGTTGCATTTTCCATTCGGAAACAGTTTGACGTTTGATCGCGTTGACACCCATCTTGAATGGTACACCAGCCTTATTCTTTTTTACATTCGCTGTATTTATACGCTTCTTGAGTTCGGCAACATCTGAATTGAGTGAAGGCATTACGTTCTTATATGTGTTCAACCACTTCTTACCATATAATTTTTGTATATCTTTCTTAATTCCCGCATTAGTCAAACCCCGTGTCTCTAACACCTTGCCCTGCGCCTTGACCTTTTTATTGGCAGCTTTTGCAGCCTTTTCAACCTTTTTAACGTTTGTCGGTAAAGGTTTAGGAATGTTCAATTTTTTGCAAATAGTATCGACTGTATCAAAGTCTGAAATGGGTACACCCTTTGTTATCGCGATGGGTATGAGTTCCTCTTTTGTATACGCCTTACAGGGTCGGTTCTTAACGGTAAATTTACCATATACCTTATCCTTTATCTTTGCGCATATCTGAGGTTTAGTCGTTTTTCCCGTGATATCGACAATACCTATCTTTTCTGCAGCTGCGACTAGCTTTGGACGAGGCACGGTCGCACACTTCTTCTTACCTACACGTATACCGTTTTTGCCATTTTTAGAATTCGATTTATCGAAATAGCTAATAGCATTGCCAGTAGTATTTATTTGTTTATTTTTAACTACACGCACCTTCTTGGCAGCTGGTTTGACGTTAATATTCTTAAAGTTACTAATCAACCCCATAACATTTAATTCTTTTACGAGATCTACGCCAATGTTATAAGCGTTATTTAAGTCTCTCGTTGTTTTGGCACCCATGATTTGTATCTTACCCGATCGGAATAATTGAAACCCTTGGTTTTTATGTACCATTTTTAAAGATGGGCGTAATTCTGGTTCATACGAAGCATTTCTAGATCTAGAAAACGCCGACGCTATACCGGCCAAGTTTAGGACACCATTTGCTTGGAATGTTCCAACTAACACGACATACTTAATCGGATTGTACAGAAACTTAGCGTTCGGTATATACGTGTCAACAATATATTTCCGTATCATCTCTGGGTGTCTAATGTTATTGTTTAGAATTCCACCGGAAACCTGCATCTTTCCATTCTTGTAAACTTTAACCATGAACTTGCTTTCCAATCCATTTTCGAATATACGTCCGTTAATTTCTGCGAGGAAATGGGCATGCTTCTTTACGTTATTAGCATTAGGTTTAACTGTAAACGTGTGTTTCGCGCCTATAGCCATTCGCCCATAACGCAATATGATGCTATTGACCTCCACACCCAATGTAGATCCGGGTGATATAGGTTTTCGTTTGTGTGGTTTTTTATACAGTATTGGATTTACATCAACCGAGTAGTTACCATTTTTCGCGTCCTGATTTACCATCCCATTGAAAATTGATAGTTGTAGAGGTGATATCTTCAATTGTGTAAAATTGGTGCTACGGAATTTATCGCCCGTGATCGCACCGATCCGAGACGACACCTTGTTTATTGGTAACTGCATAGCATTCTTCATCAACGCACCACGTTCCTGGTTGGTGAGGTAGGGTGCGCGTCGTATCATGTTCTGAGACGTGAGAGGGGTGTTCGAATTCGAATTCGAATTCGAATTTTCAAATTCGTTAAATAAACCCATATATTACACAGACATTTTTAATCAGTTCCTACCGACATTACAGGTTTAGCCGACATATCTACGATATCAAGACCCATAATAAACTCAGTTCCATTCTGTTCCATGACTGGGAATGTATCGTCGCAGCTCTGATATTTTGTAGGTTCTGCGATACGTACAACCTTGATATCTCTGGATCCAAATGGCCCCGCCCAGATATCCTGATTGAGTGTTTTGTGCATGACACCGTGGAATTCGGAATATTTTTTCTTGAAAAACTTGAGCGGACACTTTTTATCGGGTTTGAACTCGATGCATGGTTCCGATAAGAACGATTCTAGGGGACTACAAGCTGTGGCGAGCTGACGTTGAACATCTACAAAGTACTTGGGTACGATGTTCCAGATGTCTTTCTCGGGCCACTTTTGTGCAAACTCTAAATACGCACGCACGCACTTCTGTAAAATGCATGGAAGTTCCCCTTCGAGTTTCCCGTCGAGAGTGGGGTCTGCTTCACGAACCTGTTTTGTAAAATCAGCAGTCAATACACGCCGCAAAATACTACCAGAGTTATCGCGCCAATTCGGAACTTCATTACCCCCGAGAATACCGGGTACCGTCCACTCAAATGATTTAGCCTTCTCGTGCTTCACTGCAATGGATACATCCTCACCGCTTACAATCGACTGGAATTCAGCCTGCTCAAGTGCTAAGTCACCTTTAATCTCTGGTGCAATGAACATAAATCCGTCCATGATAGCCGACAGTCCGAACTTCCGTTCTACATTATTCGACAGGGTCTTAACATCCTCCGTACAGTAAAACTTCCTAAACACCTTCGTAATGAGTGTAGACTTACCCGAGCGTGCAACACCTTTCAGGAAAGGAATGCATTGCCACTTGTCAATCTCGTTAACATCGAAGCACAGTCTACCACCCATAGCAAAAATCCATTCAGATACATCCTTATCGAACTTTTGGTAGTTCAAAACGGAATCGAAAAAGGGTGTCGGTATGTCGCGCCAGTTAATCTCAGAATAATCTGTGAAATCCTGGTCAAAATACTTGGAACTTACGATCGTCTGGTCCAAATTTTTGAATTCGTTCGATTCGTATGTGTAGAAACTCGCACGCCAGTATGGGTTGAGAATGTCCGATTTCTCACTATCAAATTCTTTACCGATGAAAATACCGTTTTTAAATGACCATACGTGGCGGTTCTTTTGAATTTCAGGGAATTGCATATCTTTTATGTTTTCTAAGTGACGAATGAGATCGTTATGACCGGGTGCGCGTGCAGTAAGGTTCTTCCACAGATCAAATTGAACTTCTTTCTTAGCAACACCGTATACGTAGTCCTTGATCGTTTCCACGGGTTTCCAAGCTCGAGTTCCTGCACCGTCAGGTGTCTTAATCTGAACACAACATTGCCCCTTGTATCGTCTAATCTGTCGCCTGTAGAGATCCTTGAGTGTCTGCAGGACGCCTTGTTGAAATGGGTTAAGTTCATCTATGTTGTTAATAGTGGAGATCCTGAAAATAGAGGGGTCGGTTTCTGGGTTAATTGGAACATACGTAGGATTGTTCATACGTTCACTTATGCGAGCGTGTCGAAATACAATCTGCCATGCATCGTCTACCTGATCCAGGAGACGGTTGACACGAACGGATATCTTCATATCGTTATCGTCTTCAATATCCATCATGTTAAGAGTGTCCGCTCTGTGATAAAGTTCACATAGACGTTCGTTCATACGCTTAACTTTGGATTCGACACGTGAGATGTCGATAGAAACTGGTAAACCATCTTCTGTTAGTTCATCTTTCGTAAAAAAATTTTCATAGCCGATACGATAGGATAAGTATATGTCGTCGCGATCATTGATTTTCCACATGTCTTCCAACTGGACGAGAAATTTCATGACATCGTCATGAGAAAAAGTTTGAATTTGGTTGGTCCACATTGCACTGGCGGCGTCATCCCGGTTGGATGTTTCATCGATGAAATGTGTAGCTACCTCTGCCATTTCCTAAATATAGATTTCTTTTTTTAAGCAGTGTTATTCTTCTGGAGGGATGATAAAATTTTGACAAGAATCTTATTCTGAATTTCCATCTGACGACCCATATTTACGAGGGCGGTACAAACCGTATCACCATCCTGTGTTGTCAGGATGGAACCGAGCATGGCTTCCATGGGACCCATCATATCATCTTCATCCTCATACTGTGTGAGATCTACCTGGTCAATATCACCAGGCTGAGATTCATCTTCATACTCAGACCCTGTTTCGACACTGGGTTCGGCTTCGATTTCGGAAGGTGTGTGTTGGGACATTTATGTAAGGTGAGGAAAAATGATGCTGTGTTTTTCGCGGCTCAAAAAAAATGTTGGTATATAGTACAACAACTCACAATGGCCGGTGGTCTCATGCAACTCGTCGCTTATGGTGCCCAGGATGTCTACCTGACCGGCAACCCCAAGGTTACTTTCTTCCAGGCGGTCTACCGCCGCCACACAAACTTCGCGATGGAGAACATCGAGCAGACCGTCAACGGTACTGCCTCCAACTCCGGTCGCGTGTCTGTCACCGTTGCGCGCAACGGTGACCTCGTCAACGACATGTACATCGAGCTCAAGGCTAAGTCCGGTCTCGCGACCAACACCGCGGGTGCGACCGCCGATGCCTGCTGGGTCGCTGAGCGTGCCGTCAAGGATGTTGAGCTTTCCATCGGTGGTCAGCGCATCGACAAGCACTACCAGAAGTGGTGGCGTCTGTACTCCGAGCTTTACCTCGACGAGTCCAAGAAGGCTTCGTGGGGTAAGATGACCACTGCGGTCGATTCTCAGGTGTTCCTCCCCCTGATTTTCTTCTTCAACCGCAACCCCGGTCTCGCGCTCCCCCTCATCGCGCTTCAGTACCACGAGGTCCGTCTCGACTTCGACCTCACTGATCAGTTCTCCACTCACACTGATGGCTCCACTTTCAAGGTGTGGGCTAACTACATCTACCTTGACACCGAGGAGCGTCGTCGCTTCGCCCAGAAGGGTCATGAGTACCTGATCGAGCAGGTTCAGCACACTGGTGTTGACTCTGTTACCGCTGCCGGTGGTACCAAGCAGGTCCGCCTCTCGTACAACCACCCCGTCAAGGAGCTCGTCTGGTGCCTCTCCGAGAACGATGACCAGCAGGGTCTCTGGAACTTCACCACCAAGGCTGATGACACTGAGATTGTCCTCGAGTCTGACCCCAACGCGATCGCGGCGTCTAACGCGTTCATCTCCACTTCCGCTTCCGGTGCTCCCCTCCTCAAGGTCGGCACTGACGGTGGCTCGGAGAAGTTCACTGAGGAGGCTGTCGGTACCGTCGACACCATGAAGCTTGTGCTTAACGGCCAGGACCGCTTCAAGGAGCAGTCCGGTAAGTACTTCAACCAGGTCCAGGCGTACAACCACCACTCCGGCTCCCCCTACGCCGGTGTGTACTCGTACTCCTTCGCTCTCAAGCCCGAGGAGCACCAGCCTACCGGCACGTGCAACTTCTCGCGTATCGATAACGCCCAGGTTGCGATCAAGACTACCGCCGGTAACGACAACGCGACCAACCTTAACATGTTCGCGGTCAACTACAACGTCCTCCGCATCCAGTCGGGTATGGGTGGCCTCGCCTTCTCCAACTAAGCATTCAGTCTTAGTTTTCTAAAAAATATTTGTATTTCAATTTTAAAATGCACAACCATGCTATTTAAAACTGAATTTGTTATTTGTTTATTTATTCAAAGCTGACCGAGCAGTCAAACGAATTACACCGTCCTCGTCCAATCATATCATACACGACTTCCCCATCGACGATCTCCTCTTCGATAAGTAATTCCTTGAGTTCCTCGAGTGTGTCCTTGTTCTCTACCAACATCTGGAGTGCGTACCTGTAACACTGGGATACGATGTTATCTATTTCGTTATCAACCTTAAGAGCGGCTGACGGGGAAAGGTTGCGGTAATCGTAGTTGTTCTTACCGAACCCATACGTCGTCACCATTTCACGTGCAATCTGATACACCATCGCATAATCGGAACTCGCACCAGTCGTGACACGGTTAGCACCGTAGATAACCTCCTCAGCTGCGCGACCACCTAGGGCGACTAGGATCTGAGCGAGTAGATACTCTTTCGTGTAAAAGGGTGAGTCTGCGTTATCCTCCGAAGGTTGGAAGAATGTCACACCACCCGCAGCACCGCGGGGCATGATAGAAACCTTACGAACCGTGTCGTAATCAGGTACGAGAACGCCGATGATAGCGTGTCCAGCTTCGTGATAAGCCACGAGCTCCTTCTTGCGCATAGAATATTTAACATCACCTTTAGCACCAATGACAATACGCTGATAAACGTTCTCAGTGATTTCGGTTGTGATCGTCCCGTCATTATCCTTGACGGCGCGGATAGCACACTCATTGAGAAAATTGGCTAAATCCGCACCGGAGAAACCGGTTGTCTGTTTCGCGATGTTCTTGAGACGGACACCCGATGCGAACTTCTTACCTCGTGCGTGAACTCCCAAAATCTTGAGGCGACCTTTGACACTCGGAAGGGAAACTTGGATTTTACGATCGAACCGACCTGGACGGAGTAGTGCGTCATCGAGAATATCTACGCGGTTCGTAGCAGCAATGACGACAATACCAGTCTCGTTATCGAAACCATCCATCTCGGTGAGAAGTTGATTGATAGTTTGTTCGCGCTCATCATTACCGGGTGTAGTAGTACCACCACGCTTCTTGCCTACAGCATCAATCTCATCGATGAAAATGATACACGGTTGATTTTCACGAGCCTGTTGAAACAGTTCGCGTACACGCTTAGCACCTACACCCACGAACATCTCAATGAAACTCGCCGCAGAGCATTGAAGAAAGGGAACGTTCGATTCACCTGCGATAGCACGCGCCAATAGCGTTTTACCGGTACCAGGGTCTCCGGCGAGCAGGGCACCCCGTGGAATTCGAGCACCACTCCCGTAATACTTATCAGGGTTTTTGAGAAAGTCAACAATCTCCTCGAGTTCATCCTTTGCGGAATCGATACCCTCAACATCCTTGAAACGTGTCGTCACTTCATTTTCCATATTGAAGTCTGCAGATTTCATAAAAGGATTTGGCATTCCCATTCCACCTTCACTCCTCGACGCGAATAATGTACGCGCGAGTGTAAACGCATACGCGACAAAAAAGAACATTACAAGATTCTCGGTGAGAGACATGGGCCGTGTATTATCCACTATGACCTCGGCACCACTTTCCATGAGCGTGTTCCATAGCTGTTCGGTCTGCACGATTTGTACATCACCATAATCTCCATTCTCTTCTTGAAACACAGCGATGTTCTTATTAGGACGAACGACTACAGCTGGAAGTTCCTTCTTTTTTAGACCCTGTATGAACTGTGTATACGACCGTGGACTATACTCAACCGTGCGCTCCTTTGTATCAACCTTAACACTCGGGGCTTTGAAGATATATTTCGTCAAACTATTCATTCCGCTATGTTTTACATGATCATATGTTTTAAGTTGGTTAACATGACCTAAGTCGACGTGGACTTTTTCTTTTTAAAGTAAAATGCCCAACTTTTCACGTACCCAATTGATTACTACCCTGTCTATGATGTTGAACGCCGTACAAGACAACACTGATATGGAACTTAATAGAACTATGGCACTGTCTATGTTTGAGGTTACCCTCAGATATTACAATCTTCTCACACAGGGAAACGGTGATAAGAAACTCATTCAGACCTGTTATGATAAGGCAAAAGTGCCTAAAAATGACCACAGATTTGCGAAGTATGTTCATAAATTTGAGGAACTTACTAGACCGCCACCCTTGCGTCGATCGAGGCGCTTAGCAAATAAGCGTACTTAAATATAAGCCTCTCATTCTAGATAATGTTCAAGAAAGTATTTGACCTTTTTATTAAAGTGGATAAACCAAAGCTAGGGCGCTGGTCTCTAAAATCTTGTAGTGAAATTTCGACATCTATCAATTCTATCTATCAAAACCGTGATCATTGTGGTGATACGATATGTAAAACACCTAAGAAGGCTTCGGAGTATAAGGATAAGCCACGATAAGTAACCATGTATGAGATTTACACTGACGGGAGTTGTCTCGGGAATCCTGGATGTGGTGGTTGGGGTGTTGTCAGTGATAACTTTAAACTCACTGCTGGACAGAATGATACCACAAATAACCAGATGGAGATGACTGCGATTTTAAGGGCTCTTGAAGAATGTCTCCATCGAAATATTCAAGAAGTGCGTATTTACACGGATAGTAATTATGTGAAGCAGGGAATCATGTTATGGATAGTGAATTGGAAGAGAAATGGGTGGAAAACCGCCGCGGGCACCGCTGTGAAGAATAAGGAATTGTGGATCAAAATTGACGAAGCTCGTAAAAGATTGAAGATAGTTGAATGGCGATGGGTTAAGGCTCACAACGGAAATCCCAAGAACGAAGAAGTTGATAAATTGGCGAGACTATCAGCAGAGACCATCAAGAAAAATATCGCGTCACAGTAGGATGGGTGAAAAAGATCGTAGCCCTGAACCATGTGAATGGTGTGAAAAACAAGAAAAGTTACTTATAAAATGGGCGGAGAAAGCGGCTGGATACCGCTGGTTACACAATCATGCGCGTCTATTTTATAAGAAACAAAACGATTGGCTGGCCTATCCCAGTATAATCATAGCGAGTATAACCGGTGTAGGCGGATTTGCGGTTCTTAATCCAAGTGGGAGTGAGGATGTATCTACGAATACAAAAAATAATATCATGATCATTCAGTATTTTTTTGCGTTTTTGAATGTACTCGGTGGGATTTTGTCATCCATAAGTAAATTTAGTCAAAGTCTACCTCTTTCAGAATCCCATTCAGCCATGTGTGTACAATGGTCTAAATTTTATAGGAGTATTGATATGGAACTCTCTCTCGACGTAAAACATCGCGATGATGTAGTGGATTTTATCATGAAATCGCGTGAGGACTATGATAAGTTACTAGATGATTCACCCGATATACCAGCTATTAGTATTCAAGCTTTTCTGGTACAATTTCCAGATAAAGAGAATAAACCTGACGTGTGTAACGGTCTTTCTATCGTCGTAGGTGATGACGCTGCGTCGGTTACGGGTTCTGGGCGTGCAGTCAATCGGTGGTTAAACGCTTTTAATACTGTAAAGAGAAGAAGTAGAGACGGGGGTACGCTCTCACCTATAGATAACGTTTAATAACCACCCTTTAGTACATCAGTCGTGAGATGTGGATATTGTCTAGAAAAATATCGTTTATTACCCCAGTCATGATGACCGATAGTACTTGGACCAGTTCTATCGATTTTCATATACGCTCGCAAATCTTTATAAAATACCCGAGCACCTTGTGCTATGATATCTTCATGCTTTAAGTCTACATGATTATCTATCGGGAAAAAGTATTTGTGATATTTCTTCATATTTTCCACGTTTACCAAGTAACACTTCATACTCGTGATCCATTTAACATTTTCCAATCCTTTCTCACTTCCGTCAGGTAATCTGGACAGACAATGAAAAAAGCAAATCTCAAAATTATCTCCCATTGTATCGATAACATTTTGTATCTGTTTATAGAGTTCTGGATTTTTGACGATTACGTTATCCTCGAACATGACGGCATATTTTAAACCCTGTTGGAAGCACTTTTCGTAAAATTTCATGTGACCCATATAACATCCTATAGCTCCCATGTTTATAAATGTAATGTCAGGGCGTTTATGTGAACGATTGTAATGCATTTTAAGAGCTTCCCTGTAATATTCAGGTTTGACGAGATGTTTGAATTTTTCTACATTTTCAATCTTTTTAGTGTCCTCTCCGTATATAATTTCAATAGGGACACTTTCGTCGTGATGTTTCATAAACGTATCCTGTCGCTTATTTGAAGATGGAAGTGTTAACAGAAAGCATTTATAGTCCAAACCATCGCCACGATCACCGTTTAATCTTAATGATAACGCGTACAGGATGGTACATACCAATGTAATTGTAATTACCATTTTAATATACACGTATAATAAAAATGATCGTACCCGTCAGTGTAATTTTCATAACACTCATGTACGGGTTATTGTACAGCGTGATGAAACCAGAAGAATTTGGTTTCACAGAACTTATCGACCCGTTCTACTTTTCGTTTACGACCATGTCCAGTGTTGGGTATGGTGATTTCAGCCCTAAGACTCTCAGGGCGAAACTCGTTGCAATGTCTCAACAAACACTTTTATTGATTGAGATCGCGTCACTGGTGGGCTTGCTTATCACGGCTAACAAGAATGTTCTGATTTAAAAGAATGGTGCACTTTGTATAAAATGAACGTAGTACAACGTCTAAAAAGACTGCCATGGCAGTCACTATGTCGCCGACATTATGCGGTTAAATTAAACGAAGAACTACTTCTACCTGAAAGTGAACGTATGTTTAGAGATGAAATGTGGCAGATAATCGGAGATTTACATCCTGAGCGTAACAGGGGATTTCGTATCGAACTTGAAGTACACCACGAACAGAAAAAAATCGATCTATTTACCGAGTCAATGTCGAATTATGAAAAACATGTAATTTACGCGAAGCATAGGAATAGATTGAGAAACGCCTTCCCAGATTATGTATTTGTCGAGCGTCATGTATAATTATAAACAAATTTGTGTCATGCTAATGAGACCACTTAACAACTTGTGATGTTTCTCACTTGAAACTGTATTCACATTATCGAATATGTGCATGATGAGATCGTTATCGTCCTTAGCCTCTTCATCATGGATTTTCTCTTCAGTGCGTAAATAGTCAGCTATAACGTAAATAATTGCATCCAAAAGTTCTTCGGATGCCATCTCGAGCCATGAATTTTTAACTGTACCCCATGTGACCGTATCATCCATGATACGAACTCCGTGACCATACTTCATCTTTCCCATATTCATGCGATCAATAACTGCTTCACGAAGATGCATATACATAACACACGCGAATACTTTAAATCACATATCCATTTCTTTTTCCCAATCTGTAATTTCCAACGTCTTTGAGGGTGGTACCACGAGTGTTCCCCGATTAACAACACGGCATTTATAATTCCCAATGTTACATGTATGATTTAACTCATATTTAGACACAAACTGAATGAATGGATTGAAATCGGTATCCGCTTCCAGTAATGTTTTATATCTGAAAGCTTCATCAAAAGTATGAAACGCGACGATGTGATTTACTTCAACTCCGTTTTCGTGACGTTCGGCGATGGAATAAATACCTTCTTCTCCATTCTTTTCAAATGCGAGAATATGAAATGTATGGTTCGTCTTGATCTCACTGATAGATTTACTATTTTTATCGCTTAGACTATGCATACTCGTGTAGGCGTTCTTACTCGCCCCGCACCTGGTCCTGAACCGGCGTGGCATGGGATTGTGATACACGTTTTGAGGTTGGGCAAACATTTTTAGATTTTTCCATGTACATGTCTACTTAGGCCGAATTAACCCATTTTTGCATCTTACCGACGCTCCATACGAGACTCAAGATCGCCGTAGCGTTTTTAACAGTCTCGTTTAGAGGGTTCATATTTGTTTAGTTTACATTACCCGAGAATTTACTTAAGTCCCAATTCCCTCCATATATTCGCACGGTTATTTATCAATTTTCTAGAAGCACTTGAATTATTTCGCTGCCCCTCGTCCAATACGTTTCTTATAACTCTTAATTCTTCCTTGTCCAAACTATTTTTATACGTTCTACTTAATTTTTCGACTATCTTCATAACCTCATCGACGGTACCGACCAGCTTTACAGCTGAATTTTTATAGAGACGAGATAATAAGCTCGTCATGTTTTGCCTAGTCGTCTGCAATGCAAATGCCTTCTTAAAATCTAGTTTTTTCGTGGTATTACTCTTAAACCGCAGAGCTATCAGCTTTAACACGTCAATCTCCGCAGTGCCCTCCCCGAAGATGTACCTGAAATTTTGGAAAAAGTAATTTCCATCTATGTTCTCATCGCCATCATTCTCTATCTTTTGGGGTACACCGCTGCTATCAAAATATATAGCTTCATACTTAGATTTGTCTAATAACGTATACATCTCCGAATAATCAAAAGCTGACTTATTTAACGTGTACGCTTCTATCATCGTTTCTATCATAGAGTTTGTGTTCGCTACAGCGTTCGTTCTCATCTGACCATGTTTACCCTTTTTGTTATGACCGGCGTTTTCCAGTCCACAGTGAATACCACCGTGACGCCACGCGGTGTTACATCTATTTATTTCGTAAAAATAGTTCTGAAGATCTGTCGGCGGCATGAGTAAGGCGGGTTCCTGACGTATGATGACCTTATCACCTTTACCACGAAAATTGTGTTTACCGACAGTCGGACTTCTCGCGAATGTCATGCCATTTTTACGCAGTAACATCGCATCTGCAAAATATAACACACTCGGTAACGATAAAGGTCTACCCGTGTACGTACTCGATTTAACTTCATCCGAACCTAAATAATGTGACAACATAGATTGCGGTTGCACGTGATGTCGAGGTCCTATGCCCGTCGCGTTAACCATATTTTTAGGGTAATACCGTCTGTTTCTACTCCTCATAAGTTCAAGAATTTTTAGCGAGTTATTCGTCGGCATTTTAGACGCTTCGAACATCTGTCTCAGCTGTTTATGTTCAAAATCTTTTGATTTCAACATGTTCTGTAGTTTGCCTAAGAAATCGTTCGTCTCCTTGAATGTCTCGATGAGAGATTTAAAAGTTGTGTTGAAGTTCTTCCTACGAAATTGTCCCATGAACGAAGGATTTATGGTAAACACTTCTCCACCCCGAGTCGATATGGTACTTTCGTTTTGAAATTCCGCAAAACTCGGTACTTTGAGCCAACGCGCCCCTCTTCTCCTAAGAGATTCCAATTTAGATTTGGAGTCCAACCAATCTCTACGGGATAAAATACCCTTTAAACTTCCATACGTCAAAGGAAGCTTCTCGTTTTTTAACACATATGCGTTCACTATAACCTTTTCAGTAGTAGGAGAACCTGTGAATGAGAGTAAGTACGACGTAGCACGTCCAACTCTACACACATAGTTCATCAATCGCAAAAAACTCGAAAACTTGTTTGCATTTCTAACCCCCATGAGTTGTAACTTCATTATATCCACGAAAACTTTATTCACTTGTTCGTCAGTCAAAGTCAAAGAAATATCCGAGCCCAATATGACGTGTCTCTGGTTTACGATGGCTAAGTACAATTGATATATGTCCAGTAGATCTCTTGTAGTCATCATGACTTTTTTAACAACCTGCTTTCGTCTAGAACCAGCCGGTGGTTGATTTATAGCTTTAGATACCCCTCTCGCTGCAAACGCGGTAATCGACCTAGCTGTTTTAGCAGCCGGATCAAGTTTTCGGCGCGCCGTCTTTGACTTCACCTTCGAAGGGGTGCGCGAGACGGTTTTTTTAACTGTCGAAGGGGTGCGCGAGACGGTTTTTTTAACTGTCGAAGGGGTGCGCGAGACGGTTTTTTTAACTGTCTTAGTGAAGGGTCTATTATTATTCGAGTTTGTATTACTATTTGTATTCATATTACTAAAAGGACCCGTCGGAGACCGTGTCCTTTTAGTTCCTAGTACGACAGGGGTAGCCTGGGGCGCTGTCCTATCTGACATCTATTATCAACCAATATTTTTTTTCAATTAATGTATTCATAGCTACCGTCTTCGTACGAATTATACAGTTCATTCCAACTCAATACAGTGTTTTCATACTCTGAACACCATGGATATAACACACCATCACTCCCCCCAAAATGAATAGCCGCAATTCCATTGTTTTGACACGATTCACATATTCCGTAATTGTCGTCGATGATCGTATCGAGTTTTAGACTGTTACAAATGTCCGACTTCGGAACCTCCATATCCGTGTAACTGTTCGTCAGTATAACATCATCAAAAATCCCTGGGAAATGAAACTGTAACCAGTCTTCCGTTTCTTGTCTCACACAATCTTGACGTCCCGTCACTGCGTAAATTTTACTTATACCCGGACGTAGTAGACGGAGCATAGGCTGTGAGCCGATAGTTGGTTGTAACAGCATAAATTCTTCCGTTTTGTAAAATTCTCTCACTATTTTTTGTGACTGTTTTTCGGTTATGTTGAACATGTCACGATATACATAGGCATACCTATTACTCGATGGCATATTCAACTTAGCCCATTTAGCCATTGGGCGTACCAATGGTACCAAAACTTCATCGATATCGACTGCAATGCGGTTCATTAATACATATAGAAATAATATGTCTAAGTATCTTAACGAATGTATGAGAAGTCTGAATGTCAAACGGGTATTGTCCATATAGGGTACGGAAATTTCCACAGGGCGCATCAGGCGATGTACATTGACGAATATATGAGAAAAACGGGTGATCTTAGATGGGGAATCGTCGCAGTTAATCTTAGGAATGAAGGGTTTCGTGAAATAGATGACTATATAGTTAAGACACCTACACGGTACAAAAAGGTTCGATCGCACCTCGATTATATCGATTGGACTAAGAATAGGACGGTTGCGAAACACATGCTCACACTCCCGAGTGTTCATCTCATCACAATCACGGTAACAGAAAGTGGTTACGCACCTGGATCTCCTCTTTTTGAATATCTCGCGTGCGGACTTCGAAACAGGACAAATCCCATAACCATATTATGCTGTGATAACATTCGCCAAAATGGGGTCGTACTTGAAACGCAATTTTTAGCCTATCTGTACCAAACGAACCAATATGATCTTGCAGACTGGGTCAAAGCTAATGTAAAGTTTCCCTCGTGCATGGTAGATCGTATCACCCCCCGCACAACGGATACACTTCGCCATGAGATTGAGGGAAAATTCCCTGGATTCGGTGCGACGGCTGTACAGACGGAAGAGTATACACAGTGGGTGATTGAAGATGATTTCGCGTCGGAATTCCCGGATTTATCAGAGGTCGGAGTGGTTATCACAAATGATATAGAACCGTATGAAGAGGCTAAAATTAGGATTTTAAACGGTGGACATACAACACTGGCGTATATGGGTGTTTTATCTGGATATGATACGTTCGATCAGGTCATGAATGACCCGGTACACCGTACCCATTTTAGAAATTTGCAGATGGAAGAGATTGCTCCATCTATTGATACGGATATCCCATTTGATATATACGAATATATCGACATGGTCGAAGAACGGATTTCGAGTAACGTAAATGTGGATGATCTTGATCGGATATGTATGGATGGCTTTACAAAATTTCACACATTCGTAGTTCCTTCTCTTAGAAAATGTCTTGAACAGGGAAAGAAACCTATCCACATATACAAAAGTATTGTTGCGTGGTACATTTATTCTAGGAAATTTGCGAGAGGGTGTACACGAATAAAATATAACGAGCCAAATTGGGTACTCCTAGAACCCCTATTAAAAGATGGGGCGGTGGAGGCATTTGTCATGTCCGAGAGATTATGGGGGGATATACCAAAAACATATATTACATTTACTCGAGACCTAAAGTCTATACTACTTTCACAAACGTATGAACGCGAACTTGATTTACTCGTAGACGATTAACAGAAATGAGCGCGCAACTGATCAACTCTTTCCACCGAAGTATCTTGTGTCACCCGATCTTCGTCTTCGTCTTCGTCTTCGTCTTCATCCTCTTCACATGCCTGACAGTGTGCGTCAAACATGTGACAAGTGTGTTCACCGTTTTCAACCATCTCGCGAACATCGGGGTCATTCATGATATCATCTTCGTCATCATCTTCAGTCTCCTCAATCGGTGCGAGGGTTTTGGGTTTCTGAAGTTTTTTGAGTTCTTTCACGCGTTTTTTGAGTCTTCTGATCTCATCGTCAAAATCCTTTTCAGTCCAACCATCGAACTCATTCGACATCTCAATGAAGATACCGGCGGGGAGTGAGTGTTCCATTATCACATGAAAATTATACGGTTTTGAGATGACTTAGGTTTCATCTGAACCAATATCCATTCGCAGGTGATGATGAGGGTACGTCGGCAGCACTATTCGTTCTAGAAAGGGTTGGTCGGGGGATGGTAGAGTAAAGTTTCTTTAACTCGTTGCAAAGGGTTAGGTATACGTTCTCGGGGATTTTATCAGATATACTGTCTATGATTTGCATTACATTTTGAAGTACATTCATTACTATAGTACATGGCTAATTTATTTAACGACGTCGTTCGACCCGTGCCTCCCACCCATCGGCCACCCGTCCAAACCTAGCATGTAGGGGGCTCCCAGTAATCGCGAGCAAAGACCGGGGCACCAAGTATCCTCAACTTGTTTTCCTGTTCCTGTACCCTCATCTCCCACGTTTGCATCAATTCTTCACGCTTGCGAACATTCGCACTCGCATTTTCAATGAAAGTATCGTCGATACTACGCAAACGGTTGCATTCTTCCTTGTAGTCATCGTAAATCTTCTTCTCAAAGGCGGGAAGCTTTTGGAGTGTTTCGAGTGAAAGTTCATCATAGCACACGAAATCTGCGAACTTCTCCTCGTCGGTTCCAATTTCCAACACAATTGTCCGAAGACCGTTTTCCACCAGGTTTTTCCAAGTCCAGAAGTTAGCCCCAGTGACGATGGGACCACATCCAATGAGTTCCCCAGCCTCACCACCGGGAGCCCGAGAAGCGTTCTTTTCACACCATCTCCGAATAGCCAACTTCTTCCGCGACACGGTCATACGTGTGATAAGTGGTCGAGCTCGTGCTCGCTCTTTCTTCAGCTCATTTTCCCATTTCTCAAGCTCTTTCCATGTCTGGTGCATATTCCTCACATAATCCAGAATATGACTTCTGACGATTTCAATCTCAGCCTCTCGGTGTGCTTCCCCTACATTCACCGGTGAACGTACCTCGTAATCACTGTCCGAGTCATCATCACTGTCAAGTTCAGAATCATCGTCACTGTAGTAGAAGGTGTCTTCGTGGAATGGTTTGTTTCCGTTCATGTGGTCATGAACGCGTTTCATTTTATCAGCCATCTCCAGATAGAGGCCATCAGGGATCTTACTGGAGATGTCGTCGAGGCAAGCCATGAGGCTTTGAAGGTCTTCCATTTTGATTGTTTACATGAAAATTACAATATTTTGATTCTACTTAGGTGCGATCCACTTGCGAACCCCTCTCGACCAGTCAACGATTTTCTTAAGAGACCATGTCTGATCGATGTCACTGCGCGTGCGCATCTTCTTCAACCTGAACTTGACAGTTCCCTTCGCGGGTGGAACTTGGATGAAACCCTGTCTCATAGGGAGACGCTTACCATCGGAACCCATAGTCTCCAAGATGTACGGGAAATGTTTCTCAAAATATGCCCAGTGAACCGTACCTCGACTCGATTTTGGGATATATTTATGAATTACACCCCAAATGAATTTCTTTACATACTCAAGACGTTCACGGGGATCTTGTGGTCCGGGTTTGACCATCCCGAGATTTACCATTAAGGCGAGCAACGACTCCATATAACAGAAATGGTGTTGAGAAAGTTCGTCGTATTGAGAAATAACGAACGCTTCTTCCATATGCTTCTTGGGAACACCTCCACGACCACCTGCATAGTTCTTGTTCTTGAACTCTTTGAACGACTGTGACACAAATCCACCAGTGGGTTGAGGATTTAAATCAGTGCTCGTCGCATTCCTCAAGCGAGGATAACATCCGTGAATTGTCCCACTCGATACTTTATATCCTTTACCCAATAAGGATTTCAATGGGATCTCGAAATCAGAATTTTCATTTTTCATCGAGTCATAAATCAGTGCAGTCTTATTCGCGTGATTAACCCGTGTCATGCCGTAATGACCGGATCCATCAGAGAATGAGTGCTCCATGAGAATATAGTCAGTACCATTACGACCCTTAGCAGCCATGGGTCGCTTTTTCATTGAAGATGTTTTACGAAACAGGAAACGAAAGTTCTTTCCAGATTCCTTCTTGATATCTTTGGCGATTCGCTCGAATAGACCCTTCTTGTGAAGATAATACTTGGCAATTTCAGAAGCATCTTCTACAGCCAGAAGGTTACTCGCTTTCTTATTCGTGAGAATTCGAGATTCAATATAATCACCCTTGTCAATTTCAGGGGTTTCACCTTTAATTTTGAGAAGTTTACTTCTCACTGAGACATTTTTGATTAACTTAATGGGGGTGAGAGACATGTTATATTATGATATTATAATTTCTAAGCCTGACTTAGGTATGGAACATGTACGAAAAATTATGGAAATAATGGATGACGAAATGTTCCCGACAAAGAGAGAATGGGCATATGTAAAAATATGCAATGAACTCAAACAAATACATTCACAATTACAAGAACTCACGAGACTTAAAGCACTGCATGCACCGGGTACAATTGACCCTTCGGCGTGTATAGAACCACGCACCTCAGCTAGGGTGGATCCGTCAGCACCGCCCATATAAATTTACTCATAATCCCTGACTACTACTCCAATAGGGAAACGTGGGACACCTAAAGTGGTGAGGTTTTGAAAACGTACGGTGAGCATCTTCCCCATAAATTTCTCCCTCTCACTGTATTGTTTTTCACGCTGCGCGATAGTGCCCTCGGGTCGAACTGTGAACTGGTGCCCGTCACAAGTTTCACACACCCATACAACCGAGTTGGCGTCCCGACCATGACCAGTCTTGGCACCAACAATCTCAAATTCTTCGGTTTGGAAATCCTTGAACTTGAGAAGGTAGTTGCTTCGCTGACCCACCTCATACACACTATCCTTGTCACGGATCATGGTACCTTCATGACCCTCCTCGACATGATACTTATGAATGGAGGGGACATCTTCCCGCAACATGACGAGTGTCGTCTTCACGTATTCATATTTGGGGTTCTTGAGAGACTTAACTTTTTCCCATCGTTCCTCGAATGTCATGTTAAGCTTATTGATGTCGAAGTAGTCAAAGACGTGAAACTTGAGCTTCAGGGGGTCGGTTTTGAAAGTACTCGTAAGTTCTTCAAAGTCGAGATTGGGATCAAATGCTTCACCGTCAACATATTGACCCTCTTTGAGTCCTTTACCGAGAATCTCAGTCCCGGGTACAACCTTTCCGGTCCTCGAGATACCCCCATCCTTCGATACCAAAAGACGAACACCGTCCAATTTGGGCTGAACGTAAAAGGGCTGGCTGATGTACTTTTTACGACTTTCCCATTTGTTGGCGAGCATGGGTAGGATTGTAGTAGCCTTGATATTCAAATTTTTCCACATCGTATTGGCACGTTTCACAGCACTTTCATAGCCGAGTGGAACTTCTGTCACGGATGTAGCTTCTTTGCCTCCAACCTGACCAGACGCCTTAACAATGCACCAGCATTCACCCCGCTTTTCGACCCTGATGTCGATGTAGCGCTTCTTGTTGTTTTTGTCGGTGGTAAAAATTGTGTTCATAATGTAGTAGGATGATACCCGTTGTAAATTATGAAAGAATGGAACGACTTAAGCCTCCTCCGTTAACAAATATTCCCATGAATTTGAATACGATTAGCGTTGGATTTATCATACTGGGTGTACTCGTTTTGTACAGGCGATATATCATCACTAGGAATGCCCGTGAACGATCCCGTACTTGATACATTCATCGTATCCGAGATATATGTCACGCTTCATAAATTGAGACATCTTTTCTTTGGGGATTGACGTTTCATTCTCATATAGATTCTTAATGACCGACATGATTTTTTTACACGTTTTCATTTCATCTTTTAATTCAGTATATTTACCGAAGAACCCAGATGACAGTTGATGAATGAGAACGAATGAATATTTTCCCATGAGACGCTCACTTCCACCGAGTAGCATGAAAGTTGCGGCGCTACAACATGTACCCTCTGCAATCGTGACGACGTTCACACGTGACGATTTTAGAGCATCCATCATACTCAACCCCGAAAAAACGTCACCACCATCACTGTGTATATGAACCCTGATGGTGGGTGTATATCCTGGTAGTTCGATAGCCTTTTTCAACAAGTTTACTTCGAGCTTCTTAAACTCGTCTAGGAAGTCGAGTGCATTCTCTCTATCGACTTCACCATAATAGTATATGTCACATCCATTGACGCGTACAACTTCGTGATCCTCGGTATCGGAATCGGTATCGACACTACTCATTTAACAAACTACGAAGTTTCTTTTTAACTTTTGTAACATCGGTCGGTTTTAATTTGTTACCAACTGCGAGATGATTCATCACATCAAAATCGAGTGGTTCGAGTTTATATTCTATTAAAGGGTTTAGATCCCCTGCAATCGCATATTGTCTAATTAAACTCAGTTCGTCGTGTCCCAATTTAGTAGGTTGTCTCGATTGAATGGCGCGAAGTTTATTTTGCCGCATTTTAAAATTACCATATTTGGTCCATAAACTTCCTGGTTGTATTTTAGTTGGATCGATTGGTTCACCCATATTTAGTTTCGGAACCGCCATTCCTGAGGCGATATAAAACGGCATACAATTCCAATCACCTTTGTACATCTGTGTATCGTATATATCTGATTCCGATAAAGAATCAATTATAGTACACACGTTAGCATTTTTTGAAAGTAGATAATTCCCGTGTATGACATCGCATACATGACCATGTTCGTGTATCGTTTGAGATGTATCGAACCCACCCTTGTGACACAGTATATCAATCACGATATCCTTTGATGTTTTGAAAATATCCTTTACATGGGAAAAATTTAGATAGTCGAAAAAGTTTCGTATGTTCCCGTTGCATTCAGATGCAGCGTAACTGGCATTTGGATTATCACATGCGAGAGAACATATCGCGTCAGGTGTTCTTCTAGGCACGATTATCAGTTTGAAATTGGGTATCATATGTATCGATGTAGATGTAACCACGACGGATCCATTTGTCACTTTTATTTTATTTTCGGAAACGCGGTCTATAATCTGCTTATGTCCGTGAATAGATGCATCATATCCATCTATAAAAATATGAGAAGATGTACGACCGATTAAATCCATGAATGAACTTTTTTTCTGAAAAAGCTCAGAGTGTAATTCGATTGTGTTAGATGAATCTAGAACCGTTTCCGCGATGAAAGTTTTACCACAGCCAATTTGACCACATATGAAAACGTTGTGACCCTCCTTGATATATTTTTCAAGTAAGTTAATTTCATTTTGGTGGAGCGTTGGTGGACGTGGTTTTTTTTGTGGTATAATTTTAATGAAGGAGTCCATGACCGATGAACTTACTGATCAAGCTTTAGATATTTTTTTAGAGAGTGATACAATTCAGACAAGGATACTCGAACCTGTGAAAAAGAGGGTTCTTCCTTATTTGATTTGCATTGGTATCTTTAATGTAATGTTATTCATGATGGTTGCATATCTCACACGTCGTCTTTCTAAGATTTTATAACGACATCTTCTAAATCGGAACCGTCACTTCCACCGCGGATGGCAGTCAAGTCCTTCTTTAATTCATTGGTCATTTCGTCTTCACTTATGAACATGTCTATCGGTTGAATGTGCATTATTTCTGGTTTGAAAATTCCGTTATCATCCGGGAATTGCTTTTCGAATGCCTGAATGACGAAATATGGTATTGGTGGGGACTGTTCGATGAGTTTGTCATATTCAGCACGACATGTATCTATCATAGTGGATCCATCACACGATCGTTCTTCTATCGGGAGTGTTAATTCTAAACGAATCGTTCGCGATAGTTTACCATATTGAAGCGAAGCGACGCGATTTCCTTCCATCATTTCACTTATTTTAAGAAACTGCATAATAGTCGCGATTATACCTGCGATCAAATTCAATCCACCAATCATCGCAGGCGCTGCACCTCTTATACTCGCAGGTAGTGAACTCTGTGCAAAATTTGCAGTACCGGTGATCGTAGACAAAACAATTACAGGAAGTGAAAACTGCATGTTCTGTTTCTTATAGATTAAGAAGGCGTGGTTATGCATGTACCTGTAACACGCGGAAGCTTCACCCCACGTTTTCAATATTTGCTCTTGCTGGGGAGACCACGCAAATTTATTTTTTGAACGCACTTTCTTTTCTTTGTCCATATTAAGATATGAATATTATTTTTATTGTTCATACGTTAATCTTTGTCACTTCACTCGTAGTTCCGTTTACGAGAAATGTCAAATGGCTGAAGATGTACTCGGTGATAATACCATTCATTTTCTTTCATTGGGCAATCAATGATGATACATGTGCTCTCACAATTTTAGAATCTCAGGTAACTGGTAAGGAGCAGAAAGACACATTCTTCGGGAGATTGATGAGACCTATATATAACATTGATAATGAAACATCTGATCAGGTAGTAAAATCTATATTATTCTCCCTTTGGTTTATGGTACAATTCAAACTTGGAATTATACCACGTCCCAAAATATTTTCCTAGAATATATAAATGAAGCGTAAAACCGGTGATAAGTTGATAACTGCGGCTAACGCTGCGGGGCGGTGGCTGGCATTTTTTAATTTTTCGATCGCCATGATTGTTGCGACGATCCTTTTCCTTTTGAGTATGTATTTTATATTCAGACCAAAGGAGTTTTCTAAAGACACTAAGGGTAAGATACTTAATGCAACGTGTTCTAAAGATGAGGATGATAAATGGATGTGCGATTTAGTGTATACGTACACGGTCGACGGAAAATCATTTAATGGTAATAAGAATGTAAATACGAATGAAAAGTATCGCATTGGTGAACATATACCAGTTTCATACAATCCACAAGACCCTGGTAAACATGATATTAACGTTGTCGGGACTTTTTGGGCGGGTTTATTTTTATTAATAGTGTCCATTCTCATACCCGGTATATATGGTATTATATGGTTATTCACAAGATCAGCAAGGGGTGCGGGAACTGCGTTTCTCGGATTTTCGCTCATATAGAAAAAAAATATACATCTATATAAATGAAACGTAAGAACGCGAACGCGACGGGATTGATTATTATTATCGCTCTCGTGGGTGTGATTGCATATCTCGTAACACGACCCCATGAAGTTGTTCGGGTACCTGTTCAAGTACCAATGCGTCCACCAATGCGTCAGAGAGAGCCAGTCCGCAGACGCCAACCCGAATTTAGAGACCCACCTATAAAGGACTATAAACCGGGGCACGTTCAGCAGATGGGTGTACTGTTAGGCGAGAATGACGAGACACTCCCATTATACGGAAAGGAAGTACGTGGGCGACGTGACCAGTATCATTACTATACGTCTACACCCGGACAGCAGATCTATTCGATACCTATAACACATGATGGTCGTGACTGTATGGATGATTTAGGGTGTAGGGAGTTATACGGTAATGAGAATGTTAATGTACTCGGTAAAGCTGCTTCTTATGAAGCCAAACTTTATAGAACAGATCATTTCTTTTAGAGAAATGTGATACCATACCGTGTTGTCATGAGTTTTTTAGCTCCCGGCATCGAAGGTTTACTCCACAAAAGCCACCTAGACCAAAATCCAGCCGTCTTAATTCCACTTTTAGTCCAGGTTTCACCCATACGTCCGTGGCGTGCCAGATATCTTTTCATACGCGCCGGGTCTCCGTGAATCGTATAATCCGAATACCCCTTACCTCCGAAGTCGACACGTGAACCGTCTTCGAAAGTGACCCTGTACTTTTTTTTAGGATTGGGGCTTTTCTTGAGAATAACTTTCATATATAAATACCGAATATTTAATTCTATGTTTCTACTATAGATATGGATCTCCGCAAGCCGACGATTATTCGTATCATATTTATTTCCACGATCGTGTCTATCTGTGTAGCTTTTATAATTGCAAAGATTTCTAAGTCCAGAGAAGAGAAGAGTTATAAATTCCCCGCCATGGCCAAGGAGACGTGGGATGCATTGGGTGTACCACCCAGTGAAGAAGATGGCGATGAAGATGTTCAGGAAGAAGCGCCACCACCCACAGACGATGCATTAGAAGGATATACCACTTTATAACTCCGAATCGGAAAATTCTTCATCGCTTGTAATTTCAAGTTGCACGTGATCAAGATCGGGACAGCATTGCGCAAACCCGTCATATGTAATTTTACACGATCGACAATAATACCAGATCATAGTATTTAGATAGTTGTTCACATACTTAAGTGTTTCCCGTGTACACTTATAAATGGATACTGATTTTGACAAAGTGATTTCGGACTTGCGTAACCTCCGTGAAGATGTCAGGGAAGTGAAACAGGATTACGATCTTGAATTGGAAATGTGTCGTTCAGACTTACGACAACAGTTCGGTTTTAAAATCTTGATGATGCTTTCATTCTTTCTCAACGGACTATTCATCGCATACCATGTAAAACACACATTTGTATCAGACGAACCCACAACCATCACTCCACGTCTTTTGTAAATGATATAAAGAGTTTCACCTTATCAAATGTATATGAAGCTTCTCATCAAGCGACTTTCTAATAATGCTATCATTCCTACGCGGGCTTCCCCTGGGTCCGTCGGTTATGATTTGTATAGTACTATCGATATGTATATCCCGCCAATGGAACGTGGTATCGTGAATACTGGCATTGCTGCTACTATCCCGATTGGTGTTTATGGACGCATCGCGCCTCGTTCTGGACTTGCTGTAAAGCATGGAATTCAGACCGGGGCTGGTGTCATTGACCCTGATTATACAGGTGAGTTGAAGGTGATTTTGTTTAATCAGGGAGGAGAACGTTTCGAGATTAAACAAGGGGATCGTATCGCCCAACTTATTTTGGAAAAATGTGAGACACCCCCCATTGAGGAGGTTGCAACTATTGAAGATACTGAACGCGGTACACGCGGATTTGGATCTTCTGGATAAATTTAATTCGCAAACGCTACACCGCCCATACCATCCTTAATTCTCAGGATGTTATAGTTGACAGCGTATGTTCGAACAATCGCACCGAGCCTGTTCGTGGTTCCATTGAGAACTAACTTAGCATTATCAATGCGCGAGAAGTTGAGCGAACCTGTAGGTTGCGACTTGTTCATCGTCAGACAGAATGGCCATGTAAACGTGGACGTAGTGTTCAACACGTCAGGGGCGAGTACCGAGCAGTGCATTTCGGGAACGACGTTATGGTGGTACGTCGCGCTTGTGTTTTCGAAAAGTGGTGTGCCGTTGATATACAGTGTCGAGTCGTCAAACGACCAGTTTGTAGACCACGTGGTACCGTCAGCTATAGACGAAACAACGTGCAGGGCCTTCACAGGGTGGTTGAAATACGTAAGATCCACGTCAACATCGGATGCGGACATGGGTTGATACTGGGTCTGTGTGATGAGAAGTTCATGTTCATGGTTTACGACCATTTCCCTCTCTTCTGTATCCAGGTACACATACGTACCGTATACCTTGGGTGTGCTACCGGGTGTAAACGGAACAGTCTGTCCAGCGCGACATTTAATGCGTAACTCCACCTGATGGAATTGGAGAGCGGTAAGTGGGAGAGATTTTGTCCAATCCTCGCTGAAGAAGAATGGGATCATGTAATGATCGGCGTATTGAGAAACACCTACCGCATTTTCAGGAACTTCGTCAAGTGTCACCGCACAAGAAGCCTTAGCCTGATCCTGTTTGTACAGTACGTTATGTACACCCTGGATGAAAAGAGAGTCAAGCTTGGTGACTTCCTGACCACCGATCCATAAGGAAAATTCGGTCGTAGTAGGGTCGTTCGTACTAAAGAAACCTGTAGGGCTGTCATCGGTAGCTCCGATATCGACTGCCTCTATCCAGATGTAACTGAGTAAGTCACCCTTCGTGCGTAGAGGGACAACAACTTCATTACCCCCACCAAATGTACCTACGTAATCGAGGCGTTCGGGCTTGATAGAAAAGTTGGTGTGACGTTTATAGTTCTGATGGAAAAAAGAAACCTGGGGTTCTCCGGTGATGTATACATCCTGAGCACCCTTCGATACGAGATCGATCAACGCAGCAGACATTTATTAATAAACGATATTAAAATTTTAGCTCTATAACTTACTAAGCATATGGTACAATTTCAAGTTCTCACCTGGGATGCTCGTGACGAAGATGATGATCATATTATACGAATTTTTGGCAAGACGAACAAGGGTGAATCCGTCTGTGTCACGACAAAGTTTGTACCTTATTTTTTTGTCAAAGTGCCGGGAACTATGACACCAAATTCGGTGATCCAATATGTTAAACGGACATGTCCGGACATTGTTAACATGGATGTTGTCGAAGCTAAAGACATGGAAGGGTTTCAGAATGGAGCGAAGAGTTTTTTCCTGCAAATTCATTGTCAAAATCTTGTATCAAGGCGTAATATCAGTAATCGTTTGCGTAAAAATATAACCGGACTGTCTAATAAACTAAAAATTTTCGAGGCTAATGTCGACCCTGTACTACGTCTCATGCATCGTACTGGTATTCAATCGACTGGATGGATTGATACGACCGATGTATGCGAACGCGCATACCATACAAAGGTGCAGATCGACTTACAATGCAATGATTGGAGACAACTAAAACCACATGATACGACTGATATTGCACCATTCGTAATCGCATCCGTTGATATCGAGTGTTATAGTTCTACCGGTAAGTTCCCAAGTCCCTCTGTACCTGGTGATGCCTGCTTTCAGATCGCTATTTCACTTTTACGGTTCGGCGAAGACGAACCGTATGAGAAGACGTGCTTATGCTACAAGGAGACTGACAAGAATATCGATGGATGTTCTATCGTAAGTTATAAGTCTGAGCGTGATCTCCTGATGGGGTTTAGTGAGTATATCAATGAACATGATATAGATATCATAACGGGTTGGAACATCTTTGGATTTGATTTAGAATACATTATGGAACGTGGCATGGTAAATAACTGCCCTCTCGCGTTTTATCGAATGAGTAAACTCAGGGATTATACATGCACACTCAGTCGTAAAAAATTGTCATCAAGTGCACTTGGAGATAACGAACTGAAACTCGTACCCATGCCCGGGCGATTTATTTTTGATTTGTTCCACGAAGTTAAGCGAGAGTATAAGTTAGACTCATATAAACTTAACAACGTTTCACAGATTTATTTGGGGGATCAGAAAATAGATATGGCTCCAAAGGAAATGTTCGCACGATTTATTCGAGAAGATCCAGTGGAATTACGTGAAGTTGCAGAGTATTGTATCAAAGATACACTACTGCCTCATAGGCTGATCGCCAAACTTTCAACCCTGATGAATTTACTGGAAATGGCTAAGGCTACGTGGGTTCCATTGAGTTATCTGGTTGAGAGAGGTCAGCAGATCAAGGTGTTCAGTCAGTTAACAAAAAAGGCACGTGAAATGGGGTTCAAAGTTCCCGCATATGAATATGGACATGTCGATAATACTGGTTATATTGGAGCTACTGTACTAGAGGCACAGTCAGGTGCATATTACACACCAATCACGGCCCTAGATTTCGAGGGTCTGTATCCATCTATTATGATGGCACACAATTTATGTTATTCGACGCTGGTTCGTGACAAGAAATACGACAATTTACCCGGTGTGGAATATGAACGTTTCGGTGAACATACATTCGCACAGAATGTACCAAGTATTTTACCGAGCATTCTTTCTGAGTTGAAACTGTTCAGAAAGCAGGCTAAAAAGGATATGGCGAATTCAACGGGTGCTACGAAGCAGATGTATAACGGTAAACAGCTCGCGTATAAAATTTCTATGAATTCCGTGTACGGATTTACAGGTGCCTCTAAGGGTATTCTTCCATGTGTAGCTATTGCGTCTACTACGACGATGAAAGGTCGCAACATGATTGACGATACAAAGAAATACGTTGAAACGCATTATCCCGGATCCAAAGTGAGATATGGTGACACTGACAGTGTTATGATTGAATTTGATGTAGGAAACCGTACCGGTAAGGATGCCATTGAATACAGCTGGGAATTGGGTGAAAAGGCTGCGGAAGAATGTACGAAATTATTCAAAGCTCCTAACAATCTAGAGCTTGAAAAGGTATACTGTCCTTATTTCCTATATTCGAAGAAGCGGTACGCTGCTAAACTGTGGACGAAGGGGAAGAATGGTGAGATGAACATGGATTATATTGATGTTAAGGGTTTGCAACTCGTGAGACGTGATAACACACCTCATCTCAGAGAGGTTTGTAAGGAACTTCTAGATGTCGTTCTAGATAGTAGTGATACTACAGCTCCACAAGCACTTGCCCGGAAACGGGCACTTGAATTACTTGAAGGTGACGTACCAAATGATAAGTTGATTTTAAGTCAGGGGTTGTCAGACACCTACAAAGTGAAAGGTGAAAGTGTTTCCGTGTTAAGTGAAGAGATTGGAAATATTAATCAAGCACATGTTCAGGTTGTGAGAAAAATGCGCGAAAGGCAACCTGGTTCCGAACCTCAGTCCGGTGACAGGGTACCATATATACTAATCAAGACGGATGACCCCAAGGCGCGCGCGTTTGAGAAATCCGAAGATCCTATATATGCACGGGAACATAATTTACCGATCGATTATCCTTACTATTTTCTTAACAAATTCCTTAACCCAGTATGCGACTTACTCGAACCGCTATTCGAAAACGTAAAGGATGACATCTTCGGAGAATTGCTTCTGAGGGCTAAACCACCAAAGAAAAAGGGAAAGGTCGTGACAAAGCCTGGTAATGAACAATTACTACTGAGTGATATATTTAAAAAAAAGACACCATGATAATACATGGTAGGCAGTATTACTGAGCAGATTGAAAGTCTGATACAGAAAGAAGCCCGGCGTCAGATCAATGAACGTGAGAAGGAAATTCGTGAACAGACGAAAGAACAGTCACGTGAGCAAAAGGAACAGTTTTCTGAGCGACTAAAAGAAGCTGTACATGATCACAAAGAACAGCATATCCGTACGATTCGAGAAACCGTTGACAAGTACAAAGAACAGATGAATATGTTAAAAAGTGAACATAAATCTATCGTCGCGAAACTGGAACAAGAGAAACATGACTACGTTTGTAAAGTTGTAGAAAGGGTGTCATCGTTGTACTCAATCCCGATTAAAAGCGTTCGACGCGACCTTGCACCTGAAAATGATAAGCGTTGTCTAGGTATACGTAAAAATGGTAAGTTGTGTACGAATAAGGCAATTCGTGATGGTTACTGTTGTCTCCATGTAGATGATCCGCGACCATCTACTCCTATACTTATGCCAAGAGGTCCACTAAGACATACACATCCGTTTCCATCTGGATTTGTTCAGGGATGTCCGGCATGTGAAAAAAGAGATGTTGCAAATGAATTTAGAGATTTGCCTTCTATATTTTAATATGGATAAATCAACTATTCTATTATCATCTATAAATAATTTTTACACTGTACCAGAAAATAGAGCTACGCTAATCGAACTTTTGAACAAGAGTGGAGGTATTTCTCTACGAAATCTAGAATGGTTTATTACCAATTACTCTAAGAAGCATAACCTATCATACGAAACAAATGACGGTCGGATTTTTAGTGTACACTGCGCTTATAAATCAAGTTTAGACGGGTACAGCAAAAAATTATTCGACCCGTTTTGTCGTGCAGACAAGATCGTGTACAACGTGCCGGGTACAACTGATGAAATACATACGACTGTAGCACAGTTGAACTTCATCAGGTGGTGTATCAGAAACAAGATTGTCGATTACATTCGTGTACATCACGATAGGCTTTTCAATAAGCAAGTGACATAAACCCGTTATTAAATTCAAACGTTTGATACCCAACATAATACAGGTGAAGGTTATAGACATCTGTTAATCCAGGTTTTAATTGCACATCTAGTAATGTGCGATCTGAGTTCAATTTACTAAAGTCCAAGCTTCCCGATGGTTCCACATTAATCGGATTCATCGAGAATGCATACGTGTAAATATTCCTATTAGGTCTAGATAGCCTTGTGTTGTATGGGACGATATACTTGAAATAATTGTGATCAGCGACTGGTATATTGGGTAAGTCTTGACCATTTATATAGAGTTTAGCAGTGTCTAAAACTGCCGACGAAAATGAGTTGCCGATCGAGTAGGATGTTGCAGATGAAAAATTAAACCTGTTCGACATTTGACGAGTTCTTATATTCGGGTCGGGGCGACCAGGACTTCCATGTGTATTTTCATCTTCATATGCCTGTTTTCGTAGAAACCAGAATAATGATTTGACGGGTATATCTGGGACGAGTTGTAGTTTCACCGCATTTTTACCTATGACAGTTTCCTCTGTAGGGTGTTTCTTCACTATGTCAGTGACGAATATTTGTTTATTTGTCATCAAGTATGTCCGTTCCTGTGGACTTAATGTGATTTCTTCAGTGATGATATCAAATGTATCGAGTGACAATGCATAGGAAGAATTGGTAAAAAACGTCTTTGGTCTAAACTTAATTTCAAATTCTATCTTCTGTTTGTGAATCGCGCACGTTGGAAAGTATGGCCTGTTAGGGGAATTCGACCCGTATTCATCACCTTCATATTTGCGAGAAAAGAAGAATGGAATGGGAATCATCAATGTCGACTTATACCTAGATAACGAATTATCGTTTGCGTGTGATACGTTGTCTGCCTGATTTCTGTTTATCATATACCGCTTAGTGCGTTTTTCGGATGCATCCAGATACATCTCATCGTAAATGACACCCCAATCATCGTGATATTTATCGACCTCTGTCTCATCTACACGCATAGAAATACTCTCTATAACGTGTCGACCAATCTGATCGGCTATATTAGAGTTTGATTCAACGGCTGGAAATGTCATATGTATGTACATATTTGATAACAAGTCTCCCATATTCTGGGGGTTTAGTGTAACTTTAACACTTTCACCGAACGGCCACGTGGGAGAAGACGAAGATGGTTTAGAAATTGTGACACTCTTATGATATTTTGTAAAGTTTGAATGTTGCTTCGCTGTATAATTAAAGAAGGACTGTTCAGGATCGGAGTTCAATAGGTATGTATCCTGTTGACCTATGGCATTTAGGGATAATACGGCACCTTGATCCGGACCCTGTAATCCCATACTTATCTATTGTCTATATATTTTTAATATCATTTTCCCACATTTGAAGAGGTGACGTAGACATTGTCAAATTAAGTTCGTCCCTGGAATGTTTGACTTCCATAAGCAGTGCAGCTACTCGCTCTTCCGTATAGTCAACTGTCTTGGTGTTTAGTAAATAGTCATAACTCCCATCAACTTTCGGAAACGTGTGTGATAACTCTTCTTCGAGATCTCTCTTCTTACGTCTGAAAACTACCAACGTTCCATTGATGACCATGGTAACAAATTTTGCGCGGTGATTATACATCTCAACCTTTTTCTTGAGAACATTAACCACATGGGATTTGCGTTTATTGTAGTACTCATTTCGAAGTTTGATAAAGTCCATTAGGATCATTTCAGCACTCTCATATTTGTGAATTCCCTTAGTCGGATGAAACAGATGCATGTTCGAAGTTCTGACTGTTTTTTGTAATTTCAGGTCCTTGATAAGATCTTTACCCGTGTACCCCTGAATAACAAAGTCGACATTTTCGGTTGTGCTATTATTGGTATATGAGCTGATAGTCTTCTTTTCAGTGAGTGTATCGAGATGTTCTTTATAATCCTGTGTCCAACGCCCGGGTGGAAGTTCTGTGACCCTGATAGTTTGACCGATCATGTTCCAGATACCCTCTGTGACCCACGTTTCATTTTCGTAGAATACACGACCCTTAAACCCCCTGAACCATGGCTTCATTTTTTGAATTCCTTTTCCATTAATGAAGTTGAGTATATTCGTTGAGATATCTTTGGGGTTGAACGGGGGTACATAACAACTGAAACCCGTGCCAATACCTTCTGTACCATTCACAAGAACCATCGGCAATGCTGGTACGTAAAACTCTGGTTCAATAGATCGACCGTCATCATCTAGATAATTAAGTATGGGGTCATCCTTAGGGTCGAATATCTTTCGAGCTGCACTGGTCAGTCTCGTGAAGATATACCTCGTTTGAGATGCATCTTTACCTCCCATAAGTCTCGTACCAAATTGACCACACGGTTCGAGAAGGTTGACGTTGTTCGAACCTGTATAGTCGTTCGCCAACTTGACGATCGTTTCCGCGAGAGAAACTTCGCCGTGATGGTAAGAACTCTTTTCAGCGACATACGCGGCCAGTTGTGCCACTTTCATTTCGGTGGTTAGGTTCTTCTGAAAACATGAGAACATAACTTTCCGCTGTGAAGGTTTAAGTCCGTCAGCCATATGTGCGATAGACCGCTTCAAGTCAGCGAGGCTGAAATTGACGAGATCCTTGTGTACAAAGTCGGTTATGGCCAGGTTCTTGACATGACCATACGGTACTTCAAGATCACCAGAATTCTTCGCGGTACTTTCGAGAAGCCATGTCTTCCTGTCATCCGCTTTTTTCTTATCGAATGCGAGTACGATCGATTTATCGGTCATCACATCCACATCAAACTTCACCGTGAGTTCTTGAATTTTTTTGAAATATTCACGAGCCTCTACAGATGTAGAAGTACCGAGACCCTTGTAATATTTGATGCGCCACCCATGTTTACCGTCCCCATACCAGTTTCGAAATGCTGAATCGGTGTAGAAAGATTTCGTTTCTGATCCCTTGGAAGCCTTGATGATGGGTGTCACCATACTCACCACATAGTTCAACTTTAGAAGGCTGGGCCAGAAGTAGTGGATCATGTTAAGAATGAGACCCTTGATATGACTTCCATCATTATCGGCATCTGTCATGATCATTAGACGTCCATACCGAAGTTCGGAAACGTCGGTATACTCCTTACCTTGTTGAAGTCCGAGGATCTTCTTGAGATCATTGAACTCCTGGTTAGATGTAAGTTGTGCGACTGAAACATCGCGCACATTCTTACACTTGCCTCGAAGAGGAAACACGCCATAATGATCACGGCCAACAACAGAGAGACCTGCAACTGCGAGGGTCTTTGCCGAGTCACCCTCAGTCACGATGAGTGTACACTTCCCAGATTGAGCCGTACCAGCCTTATTCGCGTCATCTAATTTAGGGATACCGGTAATCTTAGACTTTCGAGCTCCATCTGTCTTCTTGAGTTCTTTCATCTCCTTGAACTTTGAGAGTGCTGTGAGTTCATCAGCGATACCAGTCTTGAGAGCATTCTTAACGAATGTCTTGGGTAGTTCAAACTTACTCCCGAAATGTTGGGATTTAGTTGTACATTCAGACTTTACCTGACTGGAAAAGTTCGGGTTTTCGAGTGTGGCCTTTACAAAGATCGTAAAAGCATTCTTAACTTGTGGAGGTTTCAGTTTAATCTTCTTCGCCATGTCATCAATGATACCATTAGCGACAATGTTCGCCACGTGATCGACATGAGTGCCACCTTTCGTAGTGCAGATACCATTCACGAATGAAACCTGTTCCATCCCATTCTCTGCTGGCCCGATGCATACCGACCAACGGTCAGTGGTGACAGATGCAACCTGATCAACACCTTCATGCATTTTAGCATAAGCCTCAAAGTTTTGTTTTGGAAGAACTTCGCCATTGAATTTCACCTTACAGTTCTGTGTCGTACAAATGTTCGCATCCCAAACTCGTTTCTGGAAAATCTTGTAGATGGTATCTTCCATTTTGGACATTCCGAAACGTTTCCATTCAGGGGTAAAAGTAATGGCGACGGATGACGTAGCACCCGAATGTTTTTTGATTTTTGGTGGGTCGCACACAGTCATATTCTTTGACCAAGATTGGGTGTACATCTGCTTTGTCTCGTGATCCTTGATGACCACGGAGAAACCACTAGAGTAAATATTTGCCAACTTGGCACCGTAACCGTTGCGGCCACCGACAATTCTTTTTTGTGTATCGTCGTAGTTCGTACTCGTGAGGAGGTGTCCAAATACAAGTTCAGGGTTCCATAGACCCTCTTTCTCATGCATTTTTACGGAAATCCCACCAAGTGGTCCATTATTCTCGATGGTCACTGAACCCACATTCTTATCAATCGATACGGAGATTGAATTGACCTGTTTGGGATGGAGAGAGTTACGATCGATAGCATTGACGAGGATTTCGTCGAATATTTTCAAGAGGGCTGGGGAGTATTTCAAGTTCTTCTTAGTGAACTTTTGGCCATCAAGGATCCAGTAAGGTTCGGTTCCTAGATCAACTGGACCGACGTATGAGTCAGGTCTTTTGAGAATGTGTTCTATATGTGTGAGTTTTTGGACACTCTCCATACTTTCTTAGTTTTATTACAATTCAAAGCTCTAACTTAGGTTCTTTTTCTGAAAAAGTAGTCACCAAATCCAACATATACGAAATAGCACTGTCACTTGGAACGATGAGTTTGAAATCTTCTTTTGCCACGTCTTCCACAGCCCCCCCTTTCGAACCATTTATGAGCATTTTATACCTATTCGTGTCAACTCCGAGTTTTCTGGCGTGGTTATTGTCGCGAATTAACAGTTGTGTGTTTTTATGATGGAAGACTTTTGCTAGGAAATAAGCAATTTCATAGTGGGTTTTCAAATCCTTGCCTTCACACCGAGGATATATCTCATCAATCACCATACCTTCTCTCTCCAATTCCAGATAACTCTTCTCCATATACGAAGAATTTATCAACCCACCGAATGTTCTTCTGAAATTGTCTTCCAGGTTTCGGTGATAATCTTCTACAGATGTCAAACCTACAACCATTTTCAAGTAATAAGTATCTCCCCTGATTTTAGTGGTTCTGTCTGTTAACGCATAGGAAGATAACCTTCTCCAATAAGTGTCGTTGCGGTGGAGGGGGCATGTACAGTCAGGTCTCTGTGTTACACCACAAATCCCATACGCTTTTTTATTTTTATTGGAAGGCTCACAGCACAAGGTACGTTGGTGACCCCCCTTATCGCGAATCGAAAAGGTCCAGTTCGGGTGGTGACAGTTTGACATTTTATATTCGATTTCTTCCGTCATTTCGCGAGATTTACATAAGTCCATAGTCTTCGGGGCTTTCGGGGCTTTCGGGGCTTTCGGGGCTTTCGAGGCTTTCGGGGCTTTCGGGGCTTTCGGGGCTTTCGGGGCTTTCGGGGCTTTCGGGGCTTTCGGCACCAATGGTTCCCTGAATTCC